AGAGCACAGCTTTCTAAAGAAAGACTTGAAGCTGATGTAAAGACAATTATTGAACAGCCTTTCAGAATTCTTGAAGATGCTGCTCAGAAGGTTTATGACGCTTGGGACGCAAACCTAAGAACAATAAACCAAACACAAGGTTACACAAAATCGGATCTTCAAGATCTGATGGCTTCATATGCTGAAAGACTGAGACAAGAGGGTCTATCAAAATATGTAAGCGGTTCTGATATAACAACAAACCTAACAAAAGTTCTTGAGTCTGGACTAAGCGGTAAAGTAGCAGAAGAGTTTGCATATCTAGCAACAAAGCTAAATGCTGCTATACCTACAGAAGACTTCTTCCAGTATTCATCAACATATGCTTCTCTTGCAGCTAATGCAATAAAGAATGGAAAGTCTGAAACAGAAGCAATATCTTATGCAACATCTGAGCTAGAAAACTTTGCAAGTAATCTACTTTACTCTAGTAGACAGCTTGCAGGAGGATTTAGTACTGGATTAAAGAATGCTTCGTCTCTATTTGAAGAAGCAGTAAAGATTACAACAGCAGCTAAACAAGGAGACGCAGGTCAGTTGTCATCTGTGCTGACCGCAGTATCTGCTGTAACAGGTGCAATTGCTCCTGACCTTGCATCTTCAATGACTGATGCAATAGTAAAAGCAGCGACAGGTGGTAATTCTTCTCAAATTGTTGCATTAAGATCGCTTGCAGGAATCAACGCAGGAAATACTGAGTTCCTAAAAGCTCTAGTAAATAACCCTCAACAAGTATTCTCAACACTCTTCACTAACTTAGCGAAGATGCAGAATATGTCCAATGACAACTTCATGGAGGTTGCAGAAGGACTTTCAGATGTATTCGGAGTATCAATGGATGCTTTCGCAAGAGTTGATTTCAACTATCTTGCAAAAGCAATCACAAACATGAATACATCAAGTGCTGCTCTTGATGAGAACATTTCTAATCTTCAATCTGGTCAGTCTACAACTAATGCTGATATACTAAAGAACCAGCAGATAAACCAGTACATGATAGAAAACGGTCTATCACTTGTAATGGACAATGAAGCTGCAAGAGCTATTCAGCAGCATATGTGGGATGAACAGATTGCTCAGCAGCTTCAGGAAACTACTTATGGAGTAGAAATCCAAGGTTCAGCATTAGAGTTCTTAGCTGGTATCAAAAATACTATCAAGAACATAATGAACATACTGAACCCAGTAAGGTGGTTAGTAACTACTGTATCAAATGTAGTAACATCTACTAAAGAAGGAAATGCTCTAAAGGATGATGTTGCAAAGGTTCTAGCACTTGGCAAAGTAGGCCAAGGTAATGCTCAATCCTTCTATAATCTTACAACAAGAGGGAAGGAACTTAATTTAACTCCTAATCTTGTTCAACTTCTAGGCGGAGAGTCATCATACTATACACAGCAGGCTAAAGGCAGAGCATGGTATGCTGCGGCAGATTTATCTTCGGCATTGTTTGCGCCTGGAGCATACTTAAGCCAGCTTGCAACACAAGGCATAGCAAGCTTTCTTCTTTCTAGAACGGATAGCAAGAATCCAAACAAATATGGAGTAGGCGGTAAATCTTCGTCGTATGGTCCATCAAGCAATTATCAGTGGGGCACAGTAGGAAAGAGTCAAGGTTACGGTCTTAAAGTAAAGAATACAGCAATGTCTGTATCTTCTGGAAGTTCTACTTCTTCTAATGAACAATCAGCAGAAGAAAGAAACAAGCAGATTCTTCAATCAAACTTCGATAGAATGATGAACACTATCGACAGTTTCGTTGACCAAGGTAAGACATATGATGAGTGGGCAGCAACTGCAAGAAACTTTGGGATATCTGACTATCAAAAAGCGCTTGATACTTTAGGATATTCAGAAGCAGACCTTCAGGGATACTTTGAAGCAAAAGAAGGAGTTAAGGGCGGACAAGAACAAGCAAGAAAAGCAAAGAAAGAAGAAACCTTCTGGGACAAAGGTCTAGAATACTTTGATACATTCTCATTGAACTCAGACAGTCAAATGAAAAGTATGATAGATCTAACTACAGCAGGAAACGATCTAATTTCTAAGATACTTGCTAAGAACACAGAGTTCAAACAAGCATTTGATGATTACTTCGTTAATCATATTCTATACAGTAAATCGTATGATCATGCAGCTGTAACTAAGATACAGAATGATGAGAAGTATAAATCTTCTGATGCTATATACGCACTTGCAGATGCATTGACAGCTGCAACAGACCTGACTGATCCTACATTGCAAACAAATGCAATACTGAGCCAGATTCTAATCGTTGTTCAGAGCATAATGCAGCAGAATAACACATCTGGCAGGCTTACACTTCCCGATGCAATAGCAGCAATGGCAACAGGTACATTTAATTATGAATCCACTTGATAGGAGAGTGCGATAAATGAATTTCATAAGATTCTCAACAGGAACAACAAACATATTCCCATTAGCTAACTCTAAGACAGGCGGTCAGCTAATGACTGAATTCAACCTTCGTTCTAGAGAAAGTGTTGAAGTAGGCCCTATTCAGAGTAATAAGCGAATCCATTATATGGTTGGTCAGTCTTTTGTTAATTCAGAAGATGATTTTAAGCTGGTTGGAACTACAACAAGCTCTGGACAGATAGCTTCCGGTGACAGCCAAGTTCTAATGATAACAGAAGGTAGAGCTGTCATCAACGGTCACTACTTTGAATCACTTGTACCTGTAAAGATTGATATAGGTGAAGCAAATCAGAAGCTAAGAAAGAATTCTATGCAACCTCTTCTAGGAGAGCTCTCTGTTGGTCTTCGTGCAATGTATAGCACAACAGAAACAATGGCCGGAGCAATGATTGCAGAAGAGAAAAACTACTTTGAAGGAGTTCAGGTAGTTATTCTGCCTAAATCAGAATTCAAACTTCCTATTGACTGCAAAGATGATCAAGGGCAAGTTACAGCTCACATTAAGCTAGGTGACATCATTTATCAGAATGGTAGAATAACAAACATATCTCAGAATTATCCTGATAAGTGTAGATATCTAGATGCTGATAGAATTACAAATATCAGTAAGCTTATGTCTGATAACTATATCAATCGAGATGGATTGAATCCGGGATACATATACGGATTCTCTGGTAAGGGTTCATCAACAAAGGACACCTGGTGCAACATAACAGATAGCTTGATTGTATGGGATAAGAGTTACAACAAGGCTACAACCGAAAAGCCTTCTGTAACTAATGCAAACTTTGGAACTGACACAAGCGGAAATGTAGTTCTAGCTCTTCCTCATAAACAAATTGATGGAATGATGAATACAGACGGTAAACAGCTTTACTATCAGCCAAGAATAATGAAGTTGCCTAAAGCCGATTACTCATCTGGATCTTCAGGTACTGTTGATCATGATTACACTCAGAAGATAAAAGATGCTTTTGAAAAGATTCATACAAAGATTCTAGAGGGAAAACAAAGGGCATATATTGATACTATAACTGATGAAAAACGAAAAGAGCTTCCCCCTATAAGTTCTAGCTGGAGCATTGGCGATTATATAGTAGTAGGAACGGATAACTCAGTTGTTGCTTCTTCTGATTCAACTAGATCTCCTTCTACATTGTACATAATCATTGATGGAATTGTTACACAATTTAAGTTTAATACAAGTAACAAGACTGGAGATGTTCCTTCTGGGCTTGATCTACAAATAACTAAGTTTGAATGGTCGTCTGATAAAAACGATCCAATTCCAGAAACAGGTTCTTCTGATGAAGCTGTACAAACTTATAACAATCAGCTTCAAGTAGCTACAAGCAACTACAGAGGAGCAATTGGAACATCTTACATCGTGATAAAATATGACCAGGTAGACAAGGATACACAGGCAGTAGATACAACATATTATTTCTACACTGTTTCAGCAAAGAATGCAGATAAGATGTATTCAGATCCTATTTGGTTAACTGGCGAAATCAATCTAGCAACTGAAGAATCCATTGGCGGGTTCTTAAATGTACCTGACACGAAACTAGATGGTGGATATGTTTATAGAGATGAGAATGGCAATCTTAGATTGCTAGACTATGCTTTACTCCGTACAGGCACGCTCGCCTATCAGCTTGGCGCAGATCAAGAGTTTGGAAATGGGCTTACAACAGAGTCCATTCAAGAACAACTTGATGAGTACGTAAACGATCGTGTCGCATTTCCTACTTCTGATACATTGAACGATAGTAGGTATAACGGTATGATAAATATCACCTTGGAGCTACCTAAAGAAGATGAAGCGTCAATAGTTACTATTCGAAACATTGACAGCAGATTCGGAACTGGTGTAAATATAAATCTTTCAGGTGAAGCAGATTCAAATACAATTATCAATATCGTAAATTGCGAGAAGATAAAGATAAATTCTACATTAGCTCTTAGCAAGGATAAAGGTCCAGCTATAAATTTGTCTAATTGTAGTCTTTGGTACGATTCAGAAGTAATTGAGAATCTAACATACATTGATGGATTGAAGCTATGGTACAAACAGTTTGATGAATCAGATAACAACTTAACTGTTTCAGGCATGACTGTTATGTCTCTTGATTCAATATCGCAAACAAATGACATAGACTACTGGAACGAAGCGGTAGATAACGACATACATTATCTGTACGCTCTTCAAAGTTTAACATTTAATACAGATGGAACTATTCTAGGAGCTGGAATTCTAGTAAAGAATAGAACTACTGGAAATGTGTCAAATGGTAAATCAATAATTGTTTCAAGTTTCAACTTACCAAACAACTCGTTACTTCAGTATCCTAAGAATAGATTGACAAAGCAAGTGAAGATAGATGGTCAATTCATTTCTGCTTATGCGTCAGATGAACCTGAAGGATATATAGTAATAGACACAAAATTCACAGCTTTATCACAGAAATGGAATACAAATGATGAGGATGTTGGGCCTGGAACAATTTCATTCCTCGCAAATGTCGAGCACATTACAAATGTTGTTGGTGTAAGCTATGGTACAGAGATTGATGGTTGGGCAACTGAATCCTTCCATCCTTTTGAAGGGAAGATAATCGGATGAGTTTAGTTCACGACTACATCAAGATAAAGTATACTCGGGAAGGTTATCTTCCCGACTATCCTTATCATATGATATCAGACGATGAAATGATAGAAGCATTCATGAAATCTGATTCCGATGAGGGATTCTTCTTTGACAACTACTATGTTAAAGATGAATCACTTAAAGAGCAATATGCAACCCTTGTCCAGACAATACGATTTCATATTGACATCTTCAAGAAATCTAAAGAAGATAAGAGGGTTCTACCAGATTGGGTGTATTCATATATGCTCGGTGTAGTTGTTTCAGAACATTCTTCAGATATTGACAGACACGACCTTTTGGTCTTGTTAGATTTGGATAATGTGGATGATGACTTCACTGAACAAGCTAAGAAGAAATGCTTATCTATCAGCAAGCAATGGATAAAGAAAATAACAGAAGACAATAGATATGTTAAAATCCTTAATCCGAACGGAACATATTCTAGATATGACGGAAGACCTGCAACCATGTTTGGAGAACCTCATGTTATAAAGAGTTTGAGACTTGAATCAGCAGGTGTTTAAGAAGGTGAAATTGCATGAAGTATCTACAACTTACCAATGATACAAAACTAAAGGATGTTGCATCCATTGTTGGAGATTCAAATGTAGAAAGATTGCTAGTTGCAAACGATATTGAAAGAACTCCGAATATAGGAAAGTCTTTTATCGCTAAATGCAACCGGACAATTTCTGATACCAATAAGTCAATAACTTGGCAAAGAAAATCAACAATACTCAATGGCATGACGAGTGATTCTGATGTATTTGAAAAAGCATCTATTCAGAGTGAAGATGATTGGAAAGTTCTAGATACTTTAGGAACATTCCCTGGAATGCTGAAAATTCCTGATTCAATGGAAGTTCCTACATCTTACAGCATATTAGGAAATAACGAAGGGGTAAAGAAAACAGTATACAATAAAGCAATGACGATGCTTTCTAATCCTCCACATTACATTGATCCTTCAATATTCAACGAAGTAAGTAACATACGGAATTCTAAAATAGTTAGCGGATACAGATCTAACGGTAGCAATACACAGTTCTTCAATTTACCTTGGGGAGATATAACATTGTATTCTTCTCTTGAGCCTACTGGAATTGATATTCCAGCTTATCCTGAAGAATATAATGATAGCAGGAAAGCTAACTATACTCAGATGCCTGACATGCTTTATCAATATGAACCATGGCAGCTATATGAAAGTTCTGGCCCGAGAACAAATCAGTTTGAATTCCAACTTCATAGAGATATGTGGACAACAGACCATAGAGACAGTAAAGCAAATGATTTGATAAGATATTGTCAATCAAATTGCTATCCTGATTTCAATGGGTCTGCTGTAAATTGCCCAATAGTTTCCTTATATATTATGGGCAAATGCTTAATACGAGGAGTAATGACAGATTGCTCTGTTAGCTGGAATGGTCCAATTGGGTTAGACGGCTGGTATCTTGCTTTTAAGCTTTCCTTCAACATAACAGAAGTTTCTGAAATTGCTCTAAATCACAGCGTTATTAGAAACAAACCATTGATTGGATAATATCAAATCGTATGTTTATAAGCTTGTTTCGTATAATTATTTGAGAAAGTGTTTTTCTCGCATATGCGAAACAAAAACAAATCTAGAAATAAATAATATTTATACGAAACAGGTGATTTGATGTACATACAAAATACATTGATACCTTATCAGGTTATAGAAAAAAGAGGAATAGAATACAGTGTATGTAAAGACTACAGTCATGTATCTAGATACAGAGGACTAAGACAAGTTATTCATCTTCCTACATCAAACGATAGAATAACAACTCTTGAAACCCCAAATGCTTTTGTAACTAATTTGAATGTAAAGTACTATGAAGTACCTAATAAGTATGAAAATAGATTAGACCTCATTGCAAGAGATACATTGGGGTCAGCTGAATACTCATGGGTCATTTCATACTTCAATAGGATAGAAGACGGCTTTACAGTCAAAGAAGGACAAAAATTGATGATACCTGCATCATTTTACGATTTGTTCAAAACAGGCGAAATCCTTCAGTCTATTCCCGCAACTTCATTGAATCTAGGACAGGAGTAACTATACATGGCTAAACATCCTTTCTGCAACTTTTTTCTTGCAGGCGTTGCGCTCACAGACTTCGGGCTAGTAATACCTTCCCCATTTACATCATTATCCTTGAGTAACAGTGAGATATCATCAATGACTCAATGGACACTTGAATGTATTGTCGGAGGAGATGATAAAAGAAGAATAAACATATCAGCTTTTGAAGCTCTTTTATACACATCAGCACAGAATGCAAGCAACTATTCAAATTCATCTGGAATACCTGTTTCCTTCCTTTTCGGATGGTTAGATGATAATGGAAGTGTACTAGAATCTCTATCATATCAGGGCTTTACGCTAACTTTCAAAGTTTCTACATCTGGTAGATACATGAAATATTCAATTACAGGTTATGCTTCGCTTGCTATACAAACAAGTTTACCTGTATTAAGAGTTCCAGAACTATCTGGTATAGTACAACCATCAGCAGTTGTTGAAGGGCTAGCAGTAGCAGTAAAAGCAACTAACTATTATGATCTAGATATTGATCATTGCGATCAACCTACACTCGTTAATCACGGAGCAATGACAACATCATTCAATAGTTATGTTAGAGGAACCTATTCAGGAAAAGACGATTATGAAACTTTTCCAGGTCTACTTAAACTATCTAAATCTTACAATGCTTCTAGAGATTCTGCAGGTCTTGATAGTTACAAAGTTAGAAAACTGAGTCAAGCTATTAACAACAGAAGAGTGAGCCCTCTATCAAATTACTTGAAAACAAGTTTCACAGATACAAAGCCGCAAAGTTCATCTTTCTCATATTGGGTAGACGAACCAACCATGACAAGCAGAGGTTGCATACATTACAAGAGCAACGCAGGTCTCTTGGGCACATACAAAAAAGATACTCTTGAGTATGGTACAGCTAACACAAATGTTCTTACACTATCAGGTTCATATAATGGTGTCGCGTATAACATGACTGATATGAACTATACACAAGTTGGATTCAATGTTGATGGCAGCGGTAACACTATTGCTCAAGATTATCAAGTTGTCAATAGCTGGAGCAGTACACTTGCAGATGTATTTCAATCTGCTAATATCATAAATGATGTGAATGCAATTGCTTCACAATTCAGTGGAGATTTCACAGTTACTATTCCTGGTAGCACTAAAAAATATAATATTGCTCAGCCTATATCTTTACTTGTAATGTCTGGAAACACAATATCTCCTATAACCGGAGTATACAACATAATTTCTGTTTCGCATGATATTAGTTCGACATTCGTTACAACATTGAAGCTCCAAAGACTCGTTATGAGCTCAGCTAATCAAGTTGCAGCACAGCAAGGAATATTGATAAGAGGAAGTTCATCATATCCTAAACTTTCATACACAAAGACAAAAAACATAATCTCTACTTCAAAAGTTGATTTTGGTACAATTTATCCTGACTTCACATACATGTCAGGGACATATATCTAATGGTGGCAAAAATGAAAATACTAAACTGCATTCTTACAAACACTGATATAGAATATCCTGAAGTAGGAACAAAGTATGGATTTGGAAAAAATGGATATGATATTCACACAGGAGTAAACATAAAGTGTAAAAATGTTTTCTCTATATGCGACGGTGTTGTTATTGATTCAGCAAAGTATACAAACGGAAACCTGGTTTTGATTCAATATGACAATACAATTTGTCTGTTGTACAGTATGCTTCGAGAGTCGTTTGTTGTTCCTGGGCAACTTATCCGAAAGGGTACAATTTTAGGAACAACAGACGACTTTGTCCATTTTGAGTATTTGAGAACAGATAAAAATCCTCTTAGTACAACATTCATATACAAATCAATATCACTACATCCTAATGAACCTAAAGAAGTTCTTGACGGCTCATATAATTTCTATTCATCAACAGGGACAAAATACAGCAACTATGCTCTAGAAGGGGATTACTCTACTGAAATTGTTACAGATTTTAGCAAGCTTCCTCCTTCATTTTTGGCAGAAACTGCAAGCATGGGAGAGGGTGAGTAAGGTTGCCTAGTTACTCAAATAGTAGTTTAGCTACAGTGAAGATACTAACAAAAAATTATGGAAGCAGAACAGATAGCAGATTCAATAATCCATCTGGAGTAATTGATCACATTGTTATTCACCACATGGCTGGTGTAATGTCTGCAGAAAGTTGCGGTAACTGGTTCAAGTCTGGTACTGATGGAGCATCATCAAATTATGGAATAGGAAGAGATGGAGATATTGGACTATATGTAGAAGAAAAGAATAGGTCATGGGCAACATCGAGTGGAAAGATTGATTGCAGAGCAGTAACAATAGAAGTTTCAAATAGCGTTGCCGGTGGGGAATGGCCTGTAAGCGATTCTTCATACAAATCGTTGATAAGGCTTGTTGCTGATATTTGCAAGAGAAACGGAATAAAAAGATTGAACTATACAGGTGATAAATCTGGAAACTTACATATGCACAAATGGTATTCTGCTACAGGATGCCCTGGACCGTATTTAGAGGCAAGATTTCCGGATATAGCTAATCAGGTAAATAAGATTCTATCGAATCCTTCATACAATCCTACTAGATCACCATCGTCGGTAAACATAAGCATAGACTCAAGCATGCCTGCTGACACAACAACTGCTTATGCCTTAGCTGTAAATGGAGGAATACTTCCATCACCCGAACAAATAGATCCATATGTAATAACAATAAATAGAAAAGTAAAATCAATCGACTTCAAGAAGATAAAAGAAATTGGAGTAATAGGAGTAGTTGTTGAATTAGGTTCTTTATTTGATTCAACGCATTCAAAAGTTGAATTCAGAAATCCTAATTTGATAGATCAAATACAGATGATTCAAGACGAAAATCTTCTATACGGTATGTACTTCAATGGAAGAGCAAGAACATTACAAGAAGCTAAAGAAGAAATGTATGAAGTATATCTTGCTGTAAAATCATTTCATCCGAATTTAGGGTTCTGGATAGTTCCGTCATTTACATTCAACAAAACAAAAAATGATGAAATACTAAAGTTTTACAAACAAACATTAGAAGAACTTGGACTTAAGGGTCAGATAGGTCTATACACTAAACGTGAAGAATTAAAGAAGATAGACTGGGAAAAGGATTCGGAAGATTGGTTGCTTTGGATTGATGATCATATTGATGCTTTTAACAACATAACTGAAATTCTTACACCTATGTTCTTTGCATACAATAATCAATGAGGTGATTATTTATGGCCTTCAAGCCTAGAACGACTGCACCAAATAAGGGAGACTACTATTGGTACGGAGGTAGTCCATTCTATCCTTCATATGGTATGCCAAACTGTACAACATATGCTTGGGGCAGGTTCTGGGAGATATTAGGAGAAAGACCTAAACTTTGTACAGGTAATGCCGGAACATGGTACAGTTACACTCAGGATGGATATAAAAGGGGAAGTAAACCTGCATTAGGCGCTGTAGCTTGTTGGGCAAAACCAGGAGCGGCAGGTCATGTAGCAATAGTCGAGAAAATGAACTCAGATGGTTCTATTGTTACTTCTGAAAGTGGTTGGAAATCGTCTACCTTTTGGTGGACATCTACAAGGTCACCGAATAATTATGCAAGTAACGCATACACATTTCAAGGATTCATATACAATCCAGCTGTAAGCTCATCATCTAACTCAGAAGATAATGTACTGGCGAAATTCTTACAAGTTGCTAGATCAAAGATAGGCCAAGATGGAACATGGGCATGGAATACATCTGGGTTATCAAAACCTCAACCATGGTGCGCAGCATTTGTTGTAGCTTGTGCAAAATCAGTAGGAGTACTAGGAAAAATAATCCCTACTGACTATGGCGCAGGAAGTTTATGTAGAACTGGTGTAGCAAATGGTTGGGGAAAGTTCTACACAGGTCCTTGGCATGGAACAAATTTCAAACCTCAGCCTGGGGACATGATCGTTTATAGATGGGACAGTAGGTCATCCTATTCAGGACATGACAAATACTATTCAGATCATATAGGTATTGTAGAGTCATTTGACGGATCCGTTGTGCATACAATAGAAGGAAACTCGGGGCCTGGAGGAAGCAATGAAAAGAGAAAAGTTGTTAAGCATAATTATGATTATACATATAGTTGTATAAACGGATATTACAGACCTGATTGGGAAAAAGTAGGAGGGTTTGTTGGCGGGCTAGGCAGTGGATCATCTGGGTACATTGGTCCTCTATATGATTACGAAAACACAAAGCAAGATTCAATAATACGAGAGATAGGGTACTTGAATTCAACTTCAGAACCTTCTATAAAAACATCCGATATCAAATTATCTGTAGTGAACTATACATCGTTGTTCACTGCAATGTATAATGCTGCTGCTCCTAGTGTTTTAGGTTCGTCTAGCTACATTGTTTCTTTAGATTTAGATCTAAGCAATGTTGAATCTGTTGCAAGAGAGATAGTTAAATTCTGTATGACAAAGGGTCTCCCAGCTTCATCAGGAATAGGTATTGTAGCTAACATATACGCAGAATGCTCATTGAACATATCTTCAGGTCCAATAATAGACAGTAACGGTCAGTATTCCGGTGGTATGTGTATGTGGAACGGAGCTAACTGGAAAGCTTTCTTACAATTTGTTGGAAGCGACTGGAAGACAGATTTATCAGGACAATGCGAATTCTTGTTTCATTACATTGATCAAAACTATTCTTGGTACAAGAGTCTTGTAAATCTGTACTACGGATCAAATCTTGGATTAGTTGAGTATCTTTCTCAGATTCCAAATACAGAAGAAGGTGCTAAGAAAGCTGCGGATGTCTTTGTAAGATGCTATGAAAGACCTGCAAACATGGATTATCAATCTTCTAAGCGTCAAGGCTTTGCATCAGACTTCTGGAAGAAATTGACACCAATATTGAGGTAGATGAATTATGATAGTATACGGATACGCAATGAACTATCAATATACAAATGAAGGAACTATGCTCATTCAAGTAAGGATTCCTGCTATACATGGTCCTATGAATAAGAAAGAGTACAAGGGTTCTAACATACGAAATTATGTTACTGAGGAAAACCTTCCTTGGTATCAATCATTGCTATTACCTAACACTCCACTAAGAGGTCAAGTAGTTGCTTTATCATCATTAAATGATACCCCAAATGATTTTCTCGTTCTAGGGTTAACTGGTGGGCAGTATTCACCTGCAGGATTGAATACTATTGATTGAGGTGAATTAAAATGTATACAAATTCATTAGCTTGGCCGTCAATGTTTGATGTTGCTAGAAATAAAGTTTCTGTTATAGAAGATAATCAATCAGTTGTAAATAGGTCAAAGCTTCTAATATTAACTGATCCAACTGAATTATATATGAATCCAAATTTTGGAGTAGGATTGAAAAAGTACTTATGGCAGTATAACACAGCTAATCAGAAAGAAAGAATAAAAGACGATGTAGTTTCTCAGCTTAGACTGCATGAACCTTGTTCAATTCCTGACGAAACTCAGATTTCAGATGGATTACTATTTACAGGAACATCTGATGTAGAAACAACAAAAGATACTCAGCAGTCACTGAAGATGACTTTAGCAATAAAAACAACATATGGATCTACACTAAATATTGATACAGCTGATTTGCAATCAATCGTAGATTATTTCAATTCGTTGACCTAACGAAGGAGGATACATCAAATGGCAGAAAATGGGCTCATAAGTTACACATCAAGAGATTATAATTCTCTTGTAAATGAATTTTGGTCTTTGGTTCCAAAACTAACAGAACTTTGGAAACCTGAAGCTGATGCAGATCCAGGTGTTGTGCTTGGAAAGTATCTCGCTTCTGTTGCTGATATGCTTGGTGTCAATCTAGACTTCATGGCGAATGAAGTATTTGCTCCTTCAGTTTCTCAACGAAAAAACGCTGAGAAACTTTTCAGTTTGATTGGATATGAATTAGGATTCTATACAGCTGCAAGAACAGAAGTAACTTTCACAAATACTTCTAATGAAACAATGACAATTGATTTCGGATTCAACGGAAGTAACTTCTGCACTCTTAACGCTTACACAGATATTACAAATCAATCCAGAGTAATAACATACAATATTCTTCCACTTACAAATAAGTATGGTACAAAGGAAACCAGAAGTCAAAGAACTGTACTTACTGAAAACATAAATGTGTTTGTCGATTCAGATATTGTTCATCTTGATCCAGGCGAAAGCTGCACAAGAGTAGCGATAGAGGGAGAGCTTCGTAGTTATAGTGTTTCTGTAGAAAAGATAAAGTCAAGTAACTACATAATAAAGCTTCCGTCGCAGCATATTGATACAACAGCTATTTGGGTGAAAGCAAAGACGAGCCAGAATGCAGATGATTTCTTGTCTACTCAGTGGATTCAATGCAACAGCCCTGCAGAATTTATTCAGCCCGAACCTAGATTCTCAGTAACATATGATAATTATTCAAATGCACAGATTCAATTCTCAAATTATCTTAACCAGCTTGAGAACTATGATAAAAACTGGATAACTATTTATTGGATTGACTGCTCAGGTGTAATTGGATGCGTAGGTGAGAATGTTTTACAAGATTTCATGCCTGCAAAATCTGGGCAATCTATTGATAGCGACTCGGGTGAATTCTCTATATCAAACTTATCAAATACTGTTGAGCTTCCTCATAGCTATACAGTAACAGGTAAGAGCCCCGAAACAGCTCGTGAAGCGTATTTCAACAGCAGAAACTATATTAACACTTTTGACAGCTTAGTAACACTTCCCGACTTCAACAGATTTCTTAATAGAGAGCCTGGAGTAGACTGCGGAGTTGTCATTGACTGTCAGAAAGCGCTTGAAATAAATCTTGCTATATACAACGATAAGAATCTAACGGATTCACAGAAGTCTAAGATGTATCTCACAAAGTATGATTTCCCTGAAGGAGATCCCACACTTGATTGGAATTCAGTACTAGGGCTTGGATTTGACCCATCTGATCCAAACAAGTTTGTTTTTTCTACAAATTTCAAAAGATACACAGCAATGTGCTTTGCAATACATAATGATTTCTTATCAAGCAATTATGGTTCAGGTCAGATGAATAACTCTCAAATAAAGAGAAAGACAAACTTTATTCAGTATAAACCGCCTATTCAGTTCATTGATAATGTTGTAAGAGATTACAAACCATTACAAGCAATGACAGTTGATCTTCAATTTGGTTGGTTAAGAATATTTAATTTCTACATTGTTGGAACAATAACACCTAAGAAGTCTCTTGATAAGGACACAGCAGCTGTTATCATCAACAAGGTCAAAGAGAACCTTGCAATTTACTTCTCTCCAGCAAATAGAAATATCGGAGTCAAACCTACACTAATGGAAATTATAGATGTAGTTGAAAACAGCGATTCTAGAATAAGACATTTTGATCCAGGCAGTGCAAAAACATTAGGTATTGTTTGGTCTGATTGCGACATTGAATATTTTAACTACATCAGCTTTGCTAGATATACACCGGATTTATCATCTGCAATGGCAATAAGGATAAATCCTGAGTATCTCAGTAATTAAGGAGGAATTTATATATGGACATGAAAAATGTTTCTGTCCCTGAAGTTTATAAGTCCAGTCAGGACTTCAGATTCTTCCTAGATTGGTTTGAAAAAGCACTAGGTCAGATAAAGTATGATACAGAAAATCTAATTGACTGTTTTGACCCACTAAGATGCAAAGAGGATCTCTTGTGGCTACTTGGTGACACAATGGGATTCAAATATGATGATAGACTATCAGCAGCATATAACCGTCTTGTTATGCTTTATTTCATGTCTATGATAAAAAATAAAGGATCTAAAGATGGATTAACATTAGCGGCGGAAGTCAATCTTGCACAATTTAGTGTAATAAACTATGGTAAGGAGAAGGATATTCTTCAAAATAGACTTGAAGACACTTCTATTCCTGTAAATGCTGTTTATGTATCTAGCGATGTAGAAAATGGGTTCATTGACATAGTTTATTTTACATCAAACGATGTTCCAATTGACGCTTGTATAGAGTATGTAAGGCCATTAGGTATGTACTGCTTCCAGCATTCAGGTGTTAGATTTGACGGAAGAACAAAGATATCAATTGATGCAAGACTTACAAATGAGAATGAGAAAAGCGAAATTCCAAACTTTGTTACTCATATAGGACATTACAGTAGAAATGATTACGCAAGAATGCAGAAGATGAAAAACGAATATCTTCACCAAATTAACAAAGACGATAAAAGAAGATACGCATGGTACCGAAATTCTGATATTGAAGACAGACCAGATGAAGAAATTGATCCAGGATACAGATCTCTTTATTCTCTTCAAATGTCAAACAACGAACACATAGTTAGATCCCTTATTGATCCTATATTTGGTCTAGGTAAGGAACCTATCAAAGTAGAAACTACTGTACCTGATAACTATGTTATGAGCAATGAGGAACCTACTTACAATCTAAGATATGATAAAGATAAAGAAGAATCAGTTTCAATGGATGTTTATACAATTGACCAAGATCGATCTGAAAATATCCTCAATCCTCGTCCTGCTGTAAGTCCTATAATGTCTGAGCTTGGTTCGGCAGTTTTCTTAGACGATGGAAAGACATATCTTGTTAGAGATGAAAACGGAAACATAATTAAGAAAACACTTCCAGAAGAATGATGAGAACCTTGTATCTTTATGAATCTTAAAGGATGTGATTTCATTGGCTGAAGATATCAAACGGATGGGAAATGGTCCGTGGACGGAAGCTTCAGATGAAGATGTAGCTAAAGACGAAAAAGGATTTACAATGCCAAATCTTCACAGAAGATTGGATCCTCAACAGCCTACATCTTCATATGAAGTAGCCCCTAGAGAATATCAAATAGGTGTATACGAAAAAGATTCATATAGAACAACAAAAATAAATACTCATGATGAAGAATCTGAGTATGATGAGATTCCATAAGGAGATGATTACTTGGATCAGCTTAAGAAAGTTGCAAAACAAATACCTATAAGACACAATGTATCTATCCGAGTAATTGATTCTACTTCTGGAAATGTTGTATCGGAACATACAGGGCACAATGCTGCAACTAATTCATTAGTTACCGGAATTGCTCACTACTTAAAAGGTGATGGTGTCCTTAACCAAGGGTATCATATGCTAAGTTCATATGTCCCGATGTACATATCATTAGGTACAATGGGATTGATAAATCAAGAATCGGATTCTGAAGGGCTTCCGTCCGGTCTAGGAGTTATAAGCTATAAAGATAAGTATCCAAATGATCCAGATCTAGAGGAAGCAAACAGATTTGTTGATTATCTAACACAGACTCCTGGATACGGTGCAGACGGATACGATCCTAATGAAAATAATGGTCGAGAATATCTAGGTCTAGGCCCTGTATTCGAAAAAAGGGTTCACAAAGAAATAAAACAAGAAATCCTACAGATTGGTGATATAAACTTTGATGGTAAAGTAGACTATCAAGATGTTATGCTACTGGTGGATTACAATTGCGGTGTTAAACAGCTTTCTGAGAAGCAACTTTTCGTTGCTCAAGCAGATGAAAACGGATCCGTATCTTGTGAAACTGTTCAGAAGGTAAAAGATTGTGCAGAAGGAAAGATACTTCCATCTGAACTAGGTACAGCTATTTATCAGCCTAAGAATGCTCCAACAGTAAATTGCGAACTGATATCTGAATCATTTCCAAGAGCTAAAATTGCATTTAGAGATATTGTACCTGAAACGGAAGCAGAATTTCCTCAAACAGTTGATGTTGTTTATAGTGCAATGATATCTACAGGAGCACTTTCGCAATTTAGAGAAACGGATAAAGATTATATCTACATTACAGAGGCAGGTCTTTGGTCTAAGCCCGATTGGTCAGACGGAGGCGACAACGGATTGCTTGCTGGATATAGAATATCTCCTCCTAACTCTAACAATTGGAAGATGGCTGAATGGGATACACAGAGACATGTTTATTTTGATTCACCAGAATGCAAAGAAAACAGACGAATTCTAAAACAAAATATAATAAAAGTTAAACGAAATCAAATAGTACAAGTTGTGTGGAAGATACAGATAGGCGGAATGGATCAGCTTGGAGGAATAATGAGCCTGTACCCGCACTACTCACCGACTCTTAAATGGATAAATTGGGAATAAGGAGTGATAGATTTGAAGAAGGTAATACATGCTGCTGAAGAAGAATACAGTCAGATTCTATTTACTCCTTCATCTCTAGTTGATTTCTTAGCTCAAGTAGACGAGCTTAAAGATGTCAACATAGGAGTAAATGATGACGGAGAAAATGTTTCAATCTCTATTGGAGATTCAACATATCAAATAAATCCTAAGTCGGTTACAAACATTGATGTATCTGATGATGATCTAGATCAAGCTTGTCAAGCAAACGAAAGCAACTATGACGAACTTGAAGAGTCAGGTTCAATTGAAGTGAATGATTCAGTTGAGTCTGGGATAATAAAACAGCTGTTAAAGACTTTAGCAATAGGCGGAATAGTACGTTTAGCTGCTAAGGAATTGAAAAAGTGAGGTATTGAAATATGAAAGATACCAGAAAGAAGATTGTATCTGATATAGAATCTGAAAAGCCTAAGAACTCAGTTATTGGAATATTTGAAGGTGAGTGTGCTGATTCAAACATTACAAATGAGAATGGACTAGATATAACTAGACCTGTATGGGAAAACATATTTAGTTCTGAATCGTATCAGCAGGCCATTGAACTTGGATGGTACATCGGTTTCCTAGGACATCCTGATGATCCTGGATGTATGGACTTCCGAAATGCTTGTATTGTAATGACAGAAGGACACATAGATGACAACGGAAAAGTATATGGTAAATTTAATCTGATTGATACTCCTGTTGGTAGGACAGTTAAAACATTCATAGACGCAGGCGTAACATTCGGAATTTCAGTAAGGGGTGCAGGAGACATTGTAAACAATTCTGTTGATCCTGATACATTTGTATTTAGAGGATTTGACCTTGTATCGTTTCCTGCATTTCCTGAAAGCATCCCTACTTTTACAGCCATTGCAGCTTCTAGCGATGTAGAGTCTCAGAAGAAGTACAAGGCAATTTGTGCAGCAGTTAAAGAAAATCTACCCAGCATTGATAGCTGCGAAGCTATTGATATTCTACAGTGTCAGTTTGCAGAACAGTCTGATGAATATAAAGCTTTAGAAGACAGAAAGAAAGAAATAAAAGGATGTAATTTAACTGACGATGATGTAAGTGAACGCGATGATATAGACATTACAAAAGATAAAGTAGAGTCAATGACAAAACTTTATCTAGAACAGGTAGAAGCAAACAACCGTCTGAAGAACGAAAATCAAATTCTTTCAAATAAACTAGCTTCAAACGAAATTGAAGCAAGACGGAAGATTTCTTCTATTAGTAGAATAACAGCAGATCAGATAAAATCTGCAACAGATGCAAAAAATGCTGCAGAGAAAAGATGCAAGCAATTAGTTGCCGCATCAATCAGAATGAAAGAGACGATTTCGCAAGAAAGATCAAACAACCTTAAATATCTACAGAAGATAAGCGAAAGCAAGAATATTGTTGATTCTAAGGATTCTTTAATTTCTTCTCTGAGAGTTAGACTCAATGAAACCGTCACTGCTTCTGCTAATGTAGAGAGAAGAACTTCAAACCTTGACGAACAGTTAAAGAAATCAAAAGCTGAAATAATAGCTTGCAAGAAGATGCTTAAAGATTATCAGGATGCTTATGCAGAACTGTATTCGCAAGCAGTTGGAGCTGATCTTCAGAAGGTTAAAGTAACTGCATCAACAAGTGTATCTTCACTTCGTTCTGCTATTACAAGCTCAATAAGTAGAAAACCATCCTCTATTAGAGAACCTGAAGAAATTGATGTAGATGATTGTTACTTTGACGATGACATTGTAACCATTTAATTACAAATTTTATATAGGAGAGTGTTTCAATATGATCACTAAGCGTTCCACTGCTCCTGCCCGCAGACCTATTACTGCCGGTCAGAGCATTACTTCCGGCGTTCGTAATCGTAACGCTTCCGCTATTAAGTCCTCAGTGAACCTGACTCCGTCACAGAGAATGTTCGCTAATCAGCTTGCTCGTAACTGCAGAAAGCCTGGCGCTATCATGGCAGCTACAAATACATCAAACATCATGGCTCGTCCTGACTTCCTGGATCTGCTGCCTGTGTTTGTTCAGAAGCTGATTGTAACTGATATCTTTGGTTCAGTTGCGATGCGTTCTCGTCAGCAGCTGGTTCCTTATTTCAAGTTCATTGCTGAAAACACTAAGGGCGAGACTAAGGCTGGCACCGTGATGTCTTCTCCGTTCGCTAACCACCAGGGTGTTGATCCTAACTTTACTGGTCGAGTAGTGAAGAACGAAGAGGTTGACGGTCAGCTGATGTATACTCCTGTTCTGCCTGGCACTGTTACCATTAAGAGTGCTCAGGGAGTGTTCGTTGATAAGGGTGACGGCAAGCTGTACAAAGCCGATACTCAGGCTGAGTCCGGAACCATTGATTATGCTACCGGCGAGATTGGCACACTGACAGGTGACATGACTGCTACTTATCAGTACGACAATGAGACTGTTGGTCCTGACACAAATGGTCAGTACGGTGCTAAGATGGGTAAGGGTTACCTGCAGCTAGATGAGTTCAATCTGGTCGCCGAGGCCAAAGAGCTCGCTTGCTACTGGAGTGTCTATTCTGCATTTGCTGCTCAGCAGGAATATGGTTCCAACATTGCTGACATGGCTAAGGAAGCCGCTGTTGGTGAGATCACTGCTGAGATCAACACCTCTTGCCTAGATATGCTGATGCAGGCAGCTTCTTACAAGCCTGCTTTCAACTGGGATGCTTCTCCTGTTCTGTCCGGTGCAGTTGTTCCTTCTGATTACCTGAACATGTTCAAGCTGAAGCTGGGTCAGGCTGCTGCTTCTATCTACCAGCAGACTCGCATGACTCGCCCGAACCGTCTAGTGGTAGGTACTACCGCAGCTGAGTACATCGGAATGATCAACGGCTTCAAGGGTGACAACATCGACGAAACCGTCGGTCCTTACAAGTTCGGTACTCTTGACCAGTTCGAGATATATGTCAATCCTTCTTACGATCCTGATTCTTGGGTCATGTGCTGCAAGAGTAACGACATTAGAAAGAACTCAGCACTCTTCGGCGAGTACATGCCTATCACCAACACTGATGTGGTTGGTCTTGCCAACATGTCCGCTCAGCAGGGCTACGCAACGATGTATGCGAGCAAAGTTGTCAACCCTGCAACTGTTGTTAAGGGTAAGATCCTTGGAACCTTCTAATCACTTCAGGATATAACTTCATCATTTATCACAGACCGGCTCCGAAAGGAGTCGGTCTTTTTGTGTTAAAAATTTAGCGAATCGTTATTGTATACATAAGGATGTGATAACTGATGTTTGTTAAAAGAATATGCCCTATATGTAAGACGTGGTTTCAGCCAAAATCATCTATGCAGAAGTATTGTAAGAGAGAAATAACTTTGAAATGTAAAGTATGCGGAAGAGAATACATTGGATACTGTCAGTCAGATAATAAAACTGTATGCGATAATGAATCGTGTAAAAAAGCATCAGGATCTGCGGGATGCAAAAATACAGACAGGTCAACTAAAATTTGCAGAACATGCGGAAGAGAGTTTACTCCAAATTATGCTAAACAACTAGACTGCAACCAAGATGTAACTCGAATATGCAAAGTTTGCGGAAAACAATTCATAACAAAGTGTAACAAGTACAACAATATTTCTACTTGTAGCGAAGAATGCAAGCATAAAGCTCAGGTTGAAGGTAAACTGCTGTTCTACAAGAATCAGAAGAGAAAATGCGAATTATGCGGGAATGATTTCGTACCTAAAACAAACACTCAAAAATATTGTGACAGCCAGCACTATAGAAAATGCGAAGTTTGTGGTAAATTGTTTCCATTTGACAGTAGACAACAAAAAGACAACTGGAGAAGAACTTGCTCTTCTAGTTGTGCATCTAAGCTTCATAGTATGAACAACGGTATGAAGAATTTAGATGTTCAAGACAGATTGCGAGAAGCAAGATACAACGGTTCATCTGAGCAGATGATAGAGTACAGAAAATTTTTATCTGATCCGATAAATTATCTTAATTCCTTAAGTGAAAAGAAAACCATTTTCCAATTGTCTAAATTGTTTGGTTTACATACAACTACTATGGGACATTATATAAATAAACTTAGTTTGCAGTCATTTGTTTCTTATGAAATGTCTAATATGGAGAATGATGTTGTTGATTTCTTAAAGACAATGGGAGTAGAATTTATAAGACACGATAGAAATGAAATAAAGCCTAAAGAACTTGATATATGGATTCCTGAAAATAAAATTGCAATTGAGTGTAATCCAACATCCAGTCACAACTCGTCAAAACCTATGTATGATAGCGGAGAGCCTATGAAATACAGCTATCATCAGATAAAGACAAATCTTTGTGAAGAAAAAGGAATCCGTCTTATCCACATATTTGGATATGAGTGGAATCATAAAAGAAGCATAATTGAATCTATAATTAGAAACGCTTTAGGAAAAACGGAAAATAGGATCTTTGCAAGAAATTGTGAATTGAGAGAAGTTTGTTATTCAGATGCAAAATCGTTCTTAGTCGATAATCATAGACAAGGATTCGCTAATTCTTCTGTCAGACTTGGACTTTATTTTGAAGATGAATTAGTGTCTTTGATGACATTTGGATCAGCTAGAAGAACTATTGGAGTTAATAAGAATACAGAATGCTGGGAACTTGTACGGTTCTGTAATAAACTAAATACTTCTGTGGTAGGAGGGGCGTCTAAGCTTTTCAAACGGTTTGTTGCCCAATTTGATCCTTCAGATATTATCTCCTTCTCTGACAGAGCACATACAACAGGAAATCTTTACACAACATTAGGATTCTCAGAAAGGGGAAGATCAGCTCCTGGATATGTTTGGGTCAATTCTAATATAGATATAGCATACAACAGAGTAAACGCTCAGAAAGCAAACTTGAAGAAGTTTCTTTCTGACGAATCAATAGATTTATCTAAAACTGAATCCGAAATAATGGAGGAGCACGGATTTGTGAAAGTTTACGATAGCGGTGTTATAACCTGGCAGTGGAATAGAGAACAATCGTTAAAATAAGTGTAAACAAAACATATCAAAATCGCATTATCATATCGAAAGGAAAATATCATTATGACAAGAGAAGAACAACTTTCTACTATTAAGCAGCTTCGTGATCTTACAGCAGATCTTGAATGGCAGCAGGATACACTTGATGAACTTGAATGGAGTAGTTTTGACCCTCCTGAAAAGCCTGTGTTGAAAACATACACAAAACCCGCATATCCGGAACCTGAATCCTCTATGCGGTTCAACTGGAGGGTGTTCAACTACTTTTGGGCTATTACAGCTCTTATTTTTCTTGGCATCTGTAAGCTATTTGATACACCTATTTTTCTTCTTCTTCACATAGCCATTACTATTGGATACGTCATGAAGTATCGTGAAATGAAAAAGGCAGATATTGAGCGAGTTAGGAACTCTGCTGAATTCAAAGCTAAGTTGAAGCAAATTGATGATGACTATGACAGTCTTGTTTCTGCAGCTAAAGAGAAATACGAAAAGGATATAGCTGAATGGAAGAATGACTTGATGCCTAGATACGAGATCAACAAGGTCAAGTACGAGGAAAAGAAGCGTGAAGATATTGCTAACTGCAAAGCAGCTATCACTCATGACAATCGAGAAATTTCTCGTATTTATGGTGAGACCAAGATCCTTCCTGCTGCTTATAGAACTCTTCCTATTCTGGAATACATTGAAGAATTCATGGCTTCTTCTAACTTCGATGTAGATAGAGCTATTGAAAACTATGACAGAGATCAGCAGAGAGCAATTGATGAAAAGAGATTTCAGCAGGAAGTTTACTACAATCAGCTTCAGGAGCAGATGGTAGATGCTCAGGAAAGAGCAAATGACATTGCAGATAGAGCTAGACGAGATGCTAACAGAGCTGAATTTGTTGCAGCGGTTCAGCGTCATAAAACTAATAAGCATTTGAAGAAGATGTCGGAGAAGTAAAATGAAGAAAGAAAAGCGTGTGGTTCATCATTGGGAGATAACTCTCGGAACTGAAACATTTCAATGCACAAACAGAGGAAGCTTACTATGGTATCTAAAACATGACTTCAGATTTCCTCCGCTTCATCCTACTCTTTATAATGCCTCTCTTGAGTCATGGATTGATGATATCAAAGAAGGTAGAACAGAAGATGTTCCTGACTGGCTGAGAGAAAATGTAAAGTTTGTAGAAAGCAAATCTTTTATTTGCGATGATTGCGGAAAAGCTGTTTACGAACCTAAGGAAGCAATCATCATTCCTGGGTACACATTGCGTTTCTGCTCGTACAAGTGTGCTTGTGATTATGGATTAGGTTGTTAAAAAATTTCTGTAAAAGATGCACTAGAACTTTGATAAGAATCGTTATATTAAGTACACAACATATCAAAGCTTGAAAACAAGAGGTTGCTAATATGACTACTTCATACTTTGAAGGAAAGAAATACAATACCTGCAAAGATTTAAGAAAAGCTGTATTCGAATGGTGTATTGAAAAAGACATTATTCTTCCTAGCGGATCCTCTATCGTAAATCTTTGGAAACACTGGAAGATAACAAACAAATATATAGATGTTCTATCTAGAATTGATATTGTAGATGATAGAGGTGAATTTAGACCCGATAGAATTAGGTATGTCATTGATGACAAATTCTTTGACAATACAAGCTCGCTGTATCGATATATTGATTTCTATCACAGAAGAGACATTGAGCGTGTTCGAGAAGAGAACATCAATATGTATCTTTTCAATTCTAGATTTGATACAAGCAAAATGAAGTTGAAGAACAAGGTTAAAGTAGTATTTCTTCCTAAAACATTTTGTCCTAAATGCAGAAGAAAAATCTTTCTAGGTGAAAATGTGTTTCACACAGATAAAATGTCTAACTATTGTTCGTATGACTGTTTACCTGAAGGTGAAAGATATATTCAGAGAACATTAACAATGGAGGATTTGCTCTATGTCCCAGCGGTCGTATGAATATAAAGGTGTAACAATCTATCTTTATTACTATGGGTGTTTTCTTTTCTACGCGGAAAAGGATAAATATGGGCTAAAGCACGGACCGTGGAAATGGACTGATTTTTGCAATACAGATGAAGCGGAACAATTCATAGACAAGCATATAAATACTTTCTGTTGGTGAACCTTATATTTTTATGTGATAGGCGGGAGATACTGTATCTTTCGTTGTATGATGAAGTTAATAAAAACAAAGATCACATAAATCATTTTGGAGGTTATCTAAATGAGTTACAAGATTACTATTAAGTTCACCAAGCCTGTTAAGGTTGAGGCGTCTATTCCTACTTATCCCATTGCTCCTGAATTTGTTCTGGGTCAGTCTTATGTGGATGAGAAGGCTTTCCGTGACCAGGCAGGCGATACCGCTTATTCCAAGAACATTTGGGAGAAGGGTGAGTTCCTGATGGCTCAGGACCTGGCTGAGTTCCTGGGTGAAGTTTCTGTCCATCCTGGTGTTCTTCTCGCTTGCAAGTCCGCTATTCTAGCTGCTAAGGCTGCCGAAGCTTCTTCTGGTGAGAATGCTGGTTATGAGTTCATCACTGATGACTACAAAGACAAGATGCTGTATGAAGAGATCGGTCGTGCTCTTGCCGGTCAGGGCTTCGAGGTAACTGTCGACCCTACGTAAAGGGTCAGGTTGATATTTCAGCTTCTGACGGAGAGGATGCTATTCAGAAAGCCATTTCAGCTAATCCGTCAGGAGCTTATATCAAGCTAGCCCAGAATGTCTACCAAGGTGGTATTCAGGCAGAAGCTGGATCAAACATCACTATTGATCTAAATGGACATGAGCTAAAATGCGTGCCTCCATTTGTCGGATCTGATAGTAGCTATTCAAACGGATTGAGATTCATGAAGGGTTCAAAAGTTCTAATTAAGAACGGAACTGTCAGGACGTCTTCTCCAGAATTAGCTATTCTTATTCAGAACTTTGCAGATGAGTTGATTCTAGACAATGTTACATTGTCTGGAGAGCTTTCTACTCAGTACATTCTATCAAATAACTTCGGAAATGTTGTTATGAAGAATGGAACTACTGTAAAAGCATCTAGTGGTCATGTAGCATTTGATGCTCATTACGGCTTATCTCCTGAATATGACGATGGTGTTACAGTAAATATTGCTGATGACACTGTCAAGATAATTGGGCTTGTAGAATACACTAAGCAGGAAGGGAAGTCAGACGAAGACTTCTTATCTAAGACACATATCTACATACCTGTTGGATATGACCTTACTGCTCCAGAGGGATACAAGTTCCAGTTAACAGAAGATAAAACAAGACAAGAACTAGTTAAAGCGTGATAGAGAGGAGGCCTAGTAAGATATGACGATGGATGAAGTAACTGCTCAAGTTGGATTCTTACTAGGCTTTCCTACTAACGAGAATGTAGAAGAGGTCGATCTAAGGCAAGCAGTATTGATTGCATTTAGAGAGCTGAAAAGATACATTCGTCAGTCAGTAGAAAAGACTGTCCCGTTTCAAACTAGAATAGACCTGCTCAAGCAAGATATCCATACAAACAAAGTTCTCAATGTTCAAGCTGCCTATCCTAGAATAGGTCTTACAATGAGTAACATAGACAGTGGTAATGTTTTCCAGGTTGCTGCCGCTGTAAATGCCTATAGCACGATAGGCAACACAAGTTCAATCAACATAGATCCTATAATGTCTGAACTTGCAATGGCTCAAGTCCGTAACACAATTTCTACTGATTTTCAATGGAAATATGATCCGTATAATCAAGTAGTTTATGTTACGCACAGAGATCCATTACCTGCAATGGTAACTATACGATATGTTCCAGATTTGCAGGATGTATCAGAGATTCAGGGAACAACCTGGATTGACTACTTAGTCCGGATGAGCCTAGCATTCGCAAAAATATCGTTAGGCAGATCTCGGTCAAAATATACAATTGAGGGCTCTAATGTAACACTTGACGGTGATACACTTATTCAAGAAGCTAACGCAGAGTTAGAAGCTATAAGAGGTGAACTTGAGCCTAAGAAAAGTAGACTTGTTGTTTTGAACTAAAATTTATGAAAAGGAGTTTCTTACATGTTTGTTTCTAAGAAAAACACTAAGAAGGTAACTGCTGGCGACGAACTGGATACCGAAATGATGGAGCCTGAAATGGATGAGGATGTTGTCGATGACACTCCTGATGCTGATGAAGATGTAAATGTTGCCCCTGAGGCAACTGATCTTCTGTTTGAAGCAGAGGATGTAGCGCAGCTGGTTGCAGAAGTGACTGGTCAGCCTGTCGATGTTGACACAGCTGAAGACGGTAACTCTGTTGAGTTCACTGTCGGTGAGGATGTTTTCACTGTTACTGCTGAAGGTGACGAGGAAGTTCTCGAAGCTGTTCGAAAGCCACTGAAGAAAAAGAAGCCTGTGTCTGCTTCTACTAATAGAAAGCCTGCTGGTAAGACCGTTCGCAAGCTGCCTAGCAAGAAGTAAGATAAATACTATGAACAAAGAGCTGGTCGTGTCTTATCAACATTGATCAGCTCTTTGATTTGTATGAAAGGATTGTTTGTATGGAAAATGTAGAAGCTGGAATCATCGCTAAGCTACTTAAAGCTCTTCCAAAGTATTTAGGCAATGGAATCAATGAGGTAGTTAAGCGAGGAATCAAAGTAGAAGAGTCTAAGCCAGTTGATGGCAAGAATTATGACAGCGGTATCATCTTCGTAGCTACAAGTGGAAAAGGAACTGTAATTAAGTGTAAGGTTGTACCCGTCCCTGAGAGAAAAGGTAGATTCAACATGTACATCAAGTCTAAAGATGGAAAGAAAGCATCGTATCCTTCTATCAGTCAAGACCAGATGGATGATAAGATCACTGAATTCTTTGATAAGTTTTATGGTGAAGCTTTTGAAGATGCAGATAACAATGAAGATGACTTCAACATGGAAGAATTTAATGAAGACGAAGATGCTAAGAATCAGTCAGCTGATTCAGATGATGCAAGTTCCGCTTCGAAGCTATTCATGAAGCTGTCTAAAGTTACATCCGGAACAGATTTTCATGTCAATCTAGAGTCTGTTATGGCGAACTATAACACAGTTTCAGCTCTTGCAGATATGACTGCAGTTGTGAACAACGATGACTTTGTTTCTCTTCTAAGCGAAACTCCTAAATGCTATGAAGTTACAACAGTTGATGGGCAACTAGAGGTAGCTGATAGCGAAGATATGCCAAGTTTCAACCCATTTGCTGAACTGCTTAAGGGATATTATGTAGCTACGCTGAATCTAGATTATCTTTCAACGAACTACTCTGATAATTCTATGAATAGATTAGATCCTTACTACATGTCGAGCGACATTAGATACTGGATTCATAACATTGTAACTATAGCGAAGGTGTCAGGTTGCTGCACACCTAATCCAATTGACCTTCTTCAAGGGCAAGTAGGAACTGTTTGCGGTCAAAATGAGCAAGGATCTTGCTGTATGAAATCTGTTCTAGAAACATTGCTTGCAACAATTGAGCTTTATTATGCGAATTTTTCTCATGACATACAATCTATTCTGGATGACAACATAATCCAGATTAAGACATATATCATGAATACAGGAGTTCTTTAATATGAAATAAGTAATTCGTTTATCTTGTAAAAGTATTTGAAAATTACCTCCTTGAATCGTTATTGTAATTGATATACAATAGCCTTCAAGGAGGTTAAACTATGGAAGTCAAAAATAGAACATACGGAAAACAATTTAGAACTTATCAAGAATCTGCTTGCGAAATCAATGATACTTCAATTCTTCATGAATACATCAACAATGGTTGCGGAGTAGTGACTCTTGAAAACCCTGAAACAAAAAAGTATAAAACATACGCATTTAATCTTCCTAGATACGATAAGTTTGATGAGCCTACCATCTTTGTTTACGCAAGGATGAGAGACGATTGCTGGCTATATGTAGGAATGATGCGAAACAATGTATTCAGAGAGACACGAAATTCTAACTTCGGTGTAGGCAATCCTGTTTATGAAGGAGCAAAGTACATCGTTCAAGTAGCTAACAATAGAAGAGCAAATAATAAAATGAAAATTTATCATTGTGGTGTCTGTTCTGTATGCGGAAGAAAACTTATTCAGCCTAAATCAATCAAATACGGTGTAGGCCCTAAATGTAGAAATAAGCTGAAGAATGAAAAATGAGCTTTTATGAAGATAACAAAAATTTCAGAGTTTGGGTTGAACGATGTAACGGAAATGTTTATAGAGCTGTTTATGAACTAGGTCAAGCTGCTGCAAAACGAGTAAAAGACTGTAATAACAAAATATCTAATGCAGAAGGAATTTCATGGGTATTAAATGGTCATAAACCTGATTATGAACATAGACGAGCATACTGGGATACAAAGAAAGCTATCATTGAAGAATATATTGATACAAATTTGGAGCTTATTGATGATAAACAAATTCGTAAATGTGTAAGGTCATCTGTTTGGAACAGCTTGAACCATAGATACCTTTTATATGATTACAAAGGTGTTGACGACGAATCACGTAGGGCAAGAATAAGAATTCTTACCAAGTTAATTTGGTATGAAATAAAACCAAACTATAGAGAGGATGCTAATGATGCCTGAAATCGAAAATCAAGCTACTGAAGTTAAGGAAAGAAAGAAACCGGGACCTAAGCCGAAATCTAAAATCGAATCAATTGATCTATCTGAAACGAAGACAAATCCTTTAATCAATGAGAATGTAGAAGATAATGTTGAAGTAAATAACGAGATTGATTCAACTACTGTTATTTCAGAACCTATCAAAGCTGAAGATGAATTGAAACCTATAGAAACTCCTCCTATCTACGAGAGACCTGTTGAACCGATTAGATACGAAATTATGTCTACATCTGGTAAAACAGTAATGGTCTATAGAAACAAGAATTTCAAAGGAGTTGCTATTAGGTACAAAGGCGTCCTAAAGGTCATGAATGAAGTAGAAGGCGGTTACAAAGTTAACTACATGAATTCAGGATTTGGTTATTGTATAGGTTATGTCAAAGAGTCAACCATCAACGCAATTAGATAATCTAATTGCGAATAATATATGGAGGTATTAAATATGGACGAAAAGATTATTGATCAAATCAATCCGGACACAACTGCTCCTGTGATTGAGAATGTTGATGACCTTCCCGAAAGTGCTGCTCAAGAGTTCACTGGAGGTAAGGGAGAAGAGGAGGCTGAGTAATATGCCTAATTACACAAATAGCTCATTAGTTAATTACACTAAAATCAGCCCTATGCAGAGTGGAAGCAGAGTAAATTCTAGATACAATCCTTCTGGTAAGATTACTGTTATCACTATTCATCATATGGCTGGTAACCTTTCTGTAGAAACTTGTGGAAATGTATTTCAGACAAGAGAAGCATCAGCGAACTATGGTATTGGTTCTGATGGTCGTGTAGGAATGGATGTAGAAGAAAAGGACAGAGCCTGGACTTCGTCCAGTCCTTCAAACGATTATAAGGCTGTTACAATCGAAGTAGCTAACTGTGCATACGGTGATCCCTGGCCTGTTTCTTCTTCTGCATATGAGAAGCTGATCCTCCTTTGCGCAGATATTTGCAAGCGTAATGGAATTGAGAAGCTGAACTACACTGGGGATACAACAGGCAACCTTACAATGCACTGCTGGTTTGCTGCTACCGCATGCCCTGGCCCTTATCTAAAGGCAAGATTCAGCGATATCGCAAATAGAGTAAACGCTATCTTAGATGCTTCAAAGCCTGGTCCAACTCCTGTACCGTCAGGTAATCTAGCTGTTGGAGATGTAGTTACCTTCGTAGGCGGTTCTCATTATTACAGCGCAGATGCTTCTTCTCCTGCGTCTACAGATCTTAAGCCCGGTGAGGCTAAGGTTACAGCTATTTACAAGAGCGGAAAGCATCCGTATCACCTTATTCACACAGATAGCTCAACTTCTGTATATGGTTGGGTGGATGCATCAGCAATTAGAGAGCTCGAGGAGAAGCCGTCTACTCCGTCAACAGGTTCTTATGATGTTGGAAATATTGTAAATTTCAAGGGTGGTAATCACTATTCAAGCGCAAATGCTTCTTCTCCTGCGTCTACCGGCCTAAGGGCAGGTCCTGCAAAGATCACTTATAAGGCCAACGGAGCACATCCGTATCACCTTGTTCACACAGATAATCAGACAACCGTATATGGTTGGGTTGATGCTTCTCAGATCGAAGGCGCTTCTTCGGCACCTTCTACCCCTTCTGTTGAAAAATTCAATAAGGGGGATAAAGTAAAGATCAAGTCGTCTACAACTAGATGGGTTGGCGGTGCGTCAATTCCTTCTTGGGTTAAGAATAGTCAGCTTTACATTTGTGGATTCAGAGATAGTGATCCTTGCGTCACAATCAATTCTGATCTATCAGGTGTAACAGGTGTTCTTAAGACTTCTGATCTTTATCACAACTAATTAGGAACATCTGATGATATAAAAGCAGGGCATCGAAAGATGCCCTGCTAATTTGTTATGAACCGTTATTATAAGTGTAGTAATTATTACTTACTGTATTTCAATAAATTAGGAGACAAATGATATGAAGAAAATGAGAATTTCAGCGTTTTTTGTATTTATCATTGGAATGATCGCTATTATTATTCATATGCTTACTTTGAACACATCTTCTAGGATGGAACCTAAAGATGTAACAGCTCCAACAGCAGATACGTTATCTACTGAAATAACTACTACTCCTGATAATGATTATCCAGTTGTGCAGCTTGTAAATAATGAAAGTAATTTTAATTATTCAGGAAATGAATCGAAGTCTGAGTCAGAAATTGATGATATCATTGAACCATTTATTCTACTTAACGAAGAAGAAAAGCGAGACTTTTCTGCACTAGTTTATCTAGAAGCTGGAGGAGAGTCTTATGAATGTATGAAAACTGTTGCAAGCGTCATTGTTAACCGAATGATAAACAATGATCTTTCTCTTTACGATGTTATATATGCTACTAATCAGTTTGAGCCTGCTGAAAATATTCCGTACACTGATCCTTCTGAAGAAGCAGTACAAGCAGTGAACGAAATTATTCAGAATGGTCCGTGCGTTCCTAAAAATGTAACTTTCTTCAGAGCAAGCTACTATCATAATTGGAGCGATCTTATTCAGCCTTACACCGTTATTGATAATACATATTTCTCTTACGATGTTAGAATTGAGGTGGATTGAGATTGTTGTTCACTGTAATTGGTCCGGATGGGAATCCTAAGATGGGAACAGAATATCGTGAATGTATATACGATATAGAACAGCTTGAGAGCATGGCTTCAGCAGGTTGTAAATTCAAGTTGAATGATAAGCTGATTTCTTTAAGTAATTTGAAGAAAGAGTTAGGATCTGCTTGTTATAGTATTGAACAGATTTGTACTAGTAGATCAATTATTCTTTGCTTAGAAACTGGAGATAAGTTCAATAAGCAATCAGAAGCTGCAAAAGCATTAGGAATTGATCCAGCAGCAGTATCAGATAGTTTGAAAACAGGGCGGAAAAGAGAAGGATACACATTCACTCGTGTTGAGGTGTAATATGATCAGCATTACTCAAGTAGGAAATCTTTACAACATTTCATTCAAATACGACCCAGAATTAGTAGATATGATCAAGAAGGTTCCTGGCAAGTCTTGGAATCCTGTTGAGAAATATTGGACAATTGAAAAAAGCAAACTTGGGTTCTTCATGAATCAGATCAAAGGTACTAGATTTGAAAATCAAGTGAACCTTCAAAGTAATGAAGACATTGGAAAGAATGACACTTTAGATAAAACTTCGCATATTCCAAATATTGATATTTCAAATGTCCCATTCTATGTTAAGAATGGGTCAAAACCTTATCAGCATCAGATTGACTTCATGAAATACGCTATTGATAGACAGCAGAGGGGATATAGAAGCGGATTTCTTTGTTCGGATGAGCCTGGACTAGGAAAAACAATAGAAAGCATTAACCTCGCTATGTTCAATAGAAATTACAATAATTTCAATCATTGCCTTATTATATGCAACATAAACACATCTAAATATAACTGGGAACAGGAAGTATCTGAGCACACAAACGGAAAAATGTTTGGATATCTTCTTGGATCTAGAATGAAGAAGAAAAGGGGCACAAAAAAGAAAAGAAGGGTTGTATGCGGTACAAAAGAGAAGTATGAAGACCTGATGACTTTGCACAGATATAGTGACGAGAACGAACCTGAACTTCCTTATTTTATCATAATGAATGTAGAAGCTCTTAGAATGAAAGAAGGAAAACGCTATCCTATTACAGAGAGACTGATTGAAATGATCAATTCAGGATTGATAAATATGATAGTGATTGACGAAATCCATAAGAATATGTCACCTACTTCTATTCAAGGAAAGCAGATTCTCAAAATAAAAGATAAAACAGGTTCTAGATGTATTTGGTTGCCACTTACAGGTACACCTATTGTTAACAAGCCTACTGATGTCTTCCTACCAATGAAGCTTGTAGACGCTCATAATTTTTCAAGCTACTACAAATGGTGCCAGGAATTTTGTGTTTACGGCGGATATGGTGATGTTGAAATAGTAGCTTACAAAAATATTCCAAGAATGAAGATCATGCTTCAGCAAAACATGATTAGGCGATTGAAGAAAGATGTACTAGACCTTCCTGATAAGATCCATTTTGATATATTTGTCGAGAACACAAAATATCAAGAGAAGCTTGCTGACGAAGTAACTGCTGAGCTATATGCACACGCAGGAGAAATTTCTAATTCACTGAACCCAATGGTGAAATTTTTGAAACTTCGTCAGGTGAATGGATCACCAGAATTAGTTGACCAGTCTTTGAAGGTGAACAGTCAGTATATCAAATATAATGCTAAACTTCAGAAGCTATTTGAATTGTTAGAAGAAATTCATGACCGTGGCGAAAAGGTAGTTATTTTTTCTAATTGGGTTGAACCTTTAAGGACCTTGTATAGATTTGTATCAACTAAATATAAAGTTTGTTGCTTTACAGGTACTATGTCTGAATCAGAGAGACAGAAGCACAAGAGAGTTTTCTTAACAAACCCTGAGTATACTGTAATGGTTGGAACTATCGGTGCATTAGGAACAACTCATACTTTAACTTCTGCAAACAACGTTATATTCTATGATGAGCCTTGGACTTACACAGACAAACTTCAAGCAGAAGATAGGTGTCACAGAGTAGGAACAAAATCATCTGTAAATATATATACTCTTCTTTCAAAAGATACAGTTGATGAAAGAGTTCATGATATTGTATATGGAAAGAAAGATGTTGCAGGATACATTGTTGATAACAAACTTGATTTTAGAAATAATCCGGATCTTGTTTACAGATTACTTGGAAAGGACAAGGAGTAGTGAAAAATGAAAATTACATGTACAAAACGAGATGATATTCTGAAGCGTAAATATGAATATGAAGATGATAGATCCAGCAGACAGTCTAAATATGATGCGCAGTATAGAAAATATTTAGAAGAAGACGGAAGACGCGAAGAAAAAATTAGAAATGATGTCATTGGAGCTATAGGAGAAACTTCACTTGATCTTGAAATTCGTGTTAGCGGAAGATTTGAGCACAAATACGAAATTAGTGTTTCTGACGAAAAAGACAAGTTTAATGAAGATAAGGCTCTTTCATGGGATTGGAAAGTATATATTGACAAAAATGGAGATGTTAAGAAAGAATCCTCTTCATGGTCTGGAATGAATGCAGTTACACCTAAGAACATAAGCAATCTGAAAGAGATTGTAAGAGTGCTTGAAATTCTGAATAAAATTGATTTCAAGATGCTTCTTGAGGAAATTACACCTCCTAGATATCAAGACTACATCACTGAGAGAAATCCTGAGTACGAAACAGCTCCTAATTTTGACAGAGAACTAATGGAAGCAGATATTGAAGATACTATTGGAACTCGTAAAGGTATCTTAGGAACGGGAAGCAAATTCTATCGTGGCAATGTTTATCATTTCATCATGAAAGAGACACCGTCCAGCTACACAATGTGGGATATTCCTGCATACTATGTAGAAAACAACGAGGGATCTCTGTCTGACCTTTATGAAAAGTACTCTGGTAGAAGAAATGAATATAAGTATAATATGCGAAAAGATAAATTCTTTGAAACAATTAAAAATCCTATCAATATTGTAGACTTTAGTTGAGGTGAACTATGAAGAAGCTAAGAAGAATTACAGCTGCTTCTGAAGATAAGATGTCAGAAGCATTAGACAATCAGATTGACTCACTAAAAGACGATTTCGATTATGCTATTGATGGCTTGAGCAAGCTAGGCAGAATGGGTGTCAATGCGTCAAACGATGCAATGGCAATTGCTGAAAATTTTCACAATGCTCTGCAAACTGTTATAAACGATATTGCTAATAAGGTGGTTGAGTAATATGGCTAAAAGAACACACGGCACTCCAGAGCAATTCTTAAACGCTCTTGAAAACAAGATAAACGAACTAGGCGGATATGAAGTAGACAGCGCAACTAATGTATCTAACATTCCAGCTGCTCCAGAAATGAAGAATGTAAAGTCATCTGAAATGAACATTGACAAAGAGAGATATCTTCATAATCTGATCGGAGATCTAGAACTAGATCTTGAAGATTTAGTACAAGGATTTACAGCTGATTACGAAGACGATAACCTTTATGTTACTGTTGAAACATTCGACGGAAATACTAGAGAGTACAAAGTTCCGTTCTCCGATCTTAATTGGGATTTCAACTCCATGGATACAGATGTTGCATATATTTCTGATCACATTGCAGAAGACTTAGACCTTGACCCTACTTCTGAATTAGATTATGACGAGGACGAAGATATAGAAGCTGAAGGGTCTACTTGGGATGAATTCATAAGAAATCTAGAAGAAAACAATGAAGTTAAAGTAGACGCAGCATATAAGTATAAGTACACCGGAGACAAAATCATTTTTTACAGAAATAGCCAATCATTTGAAGGCGAAGTAACTAAATATTTCAACGGAGACTATGAACTTAATAAGTACAATGTTCACAAGATTAGATCTATAGAGAATTCTACTTCTGTAAACTCGTCAAAAAAAGCTAAATTTGAATATGAAGATAGAAGAGGGTATAAGTATACTGAGAAAGAACTTCGAAGAATTCTTGAAGATCAGCGTGACTTGTATCCAGGTGTTTCATACGAAAACTGGATAAAGATTAACATAGATGAGGGACAGTTGTTCCCAATAAAAGAAGCTATTAGCTTTGAAGAAAATGATGATGAAGTTATCTCCTCTCAAGATTACTTCATTAAACGAAATAATGATTACGAAAGAATTGAAGACAAAGTAGAGGCAGATGTAATAAAGAAGCTGGAATCTCAAGGAGTAGACACAGATTCAACTGAAGCAGGATTCTTCCTAGATCGTGCTGTTGATCTGATAATGCAGCAGGATAACCCAGATGTTGAGTATTGGTGGAAGAAATTGATGAAGGAGTATAAGGAAGACGTTGATGAACTTCCTCATAGAAACAATAAGAAGAATTCCACTAATCATGATGATAGAAAATATTTAGATCAAGCTGGTGAAGAATATACACTGTCTGAGTTGAAAGAAATGTTCAAAAATGAGTATCATGCTGGTTTGACATTTAATGAATGGCTTAAAGAGTCAATCGAAAATGGCTACTTGTCTAATTCATAAATAATGGGAAATGACGGACTTGGTAAAAAAGCTGAACAAAAGCTTCGTGATTGGTTAGATAAACCAGAAGACGGGTTCAGCTTTGAAAGACTTCCAGATCAGCTTTCAGGATTCTACGGAAGTAAAAATAAATGCGATTTCATAATTTTCAAATCTCCATATATGATTTATCTAGAAAGCAAAAGTACTTGGGAAGACAGATTTGATTTTTCAATGATATCTGATTATCAATATGAAAGCCTGTTAGATAGATCGAAAATAGAAAATGTTTTTGGATATGTAGCAATATTATTTGCTACATACAAGAGATGCTTTCTTATTGATGTTAATCAAATAGCTAAGCTAAAAATCGAAGGAAAAAAGTCTATCAACATAAATAAGATAGATAAATGGAATTTCAAATATTCTGAGATTCCTACATTACCAAGCAAAAAGCAGCTACTTGATTATGTGGGAAACATAGTAGATTTGATCACTTGAACCTTATATCGTATTACAAATAAGTATGTAAGGAGACGATTCAAATGGGTTTTGAATTTGCAACATTCGCAGCAATTACAGTTCTTGCTTATCTTGTTGGTATTGCCGTAAAGGCTTCTTCCCTCGACAGCAAGTGGATTCCTGTAATTGTAGGTGCTTTCGGTCTTATCGTTGGTGTATCTGCTTTCTACATTGGAACTCCTGAGTTCCCTGCAAACGATCCGATTACTGCTGCTGCAGTTGGTGTCGCTTCTGGTCTTGCTGCAACTGGTATCAACCAGGCGGTTAAGCAGCTATCAAGCAAGGAATAAGCTGATACCATAGCGCCCAGTGGTGTCAGCCAGGCGTGTTCATGGTTTTCATAAAGTACCTCCTTTCTTTAGGGTAGGCAGGATGCCGCAATCCTGCCTATTCCTATGTTTTGATTAGAATCGTTATTATAATCATAAGAATAGGAGGTATTCATAATGGCAGCAATTTACAAGCCCTTTTCAGAATTCAAATATTGGTTCGTGAGAGAGAACGAGGAAACAGTAAATGTTTTAAGAGCTTCTGATAATAAGAAAATTGGATTTATGACAATTGAGCCTTCAGACGTAGATTGTCTTATGACAAAAGATAACAAATGGTTCCTTGCTTATCATGAAGCAGTGTCTGATAGGATCTCGGAAGAAGAAGTTGTTTGTTCTTATAATGACTGGACTAATCGTCCGGAATATTTTGTAGGCTGTTATAATCAGCCTATCATTGACGGAATGAGCAACTATTCTAGACGAGAGGCATACATCAATATCTTAAGAGGGTGCTGCTACATTAGAGCTTACAAAAATGGAAGAGACCCAGACACCTGTCAAGATGCTGTAGATAGAATTGTAGCTTGGCTTGACGAAACAGATTTCTTTACAGCACCTGCATCTACTCGATTCCACGAATCGTTTGAAGGTGGTCTTCTTTATCACACTTTGAAAGTATACAATCAAATTGTTGATCTTATGAAAGTAACCAAGTTCAGCAAAGTTGGTGTTGCAAGTGCTTCTCTTGTAGCTCTTGTTCACGACTGGTGTAAGATCAACCTTTACTCTCCATATAAGAAGAATGTAAAGAATCAAGAAACCGGTCAGTGGGAACAGGTAGATGCATATAATAGGGGAAGTTACGAATTTCCTCATGGTCAGCAGTCTCTTGAAGTAGCAAGATGTTTCTTCAAGTTTACTCAAGAAGAAAAGCTTGCAATTACTCATCATATGGGACACTGGTATTGTCACCCCTCAGAAGAAAGCTGTTTGCAAACATCAAATGAAAGATATCCACTTGTTCACATGCTACAGTTTGCTGATCAGCTAGCAATTACATCTTACTAAAGGATGATATAGATGACAGACGCCCAGGAGAAGCTAATAGTTGATAATTATCAACTTGTACATTGGTTTGTTCATAAGTATGGCCAATCATTTGGTCATGAGTATGATGAATCTGTACAGATAGCTTCTCTTGGGCTTTGTTATGCAGCTCTAAAGTATGATGAAACAAAGTCAAAGTTTTCAACTTATGCTTATGAATGTATGATGAGAGAATTCTTGAAATTAGATAGATTTAAGAAAGCAAAGCGGAGAGACTTCTCAACTATTTCAATTCAAACTCCTATTCAAAATGTAGAAGGCGAAGAGTCTGGTTGCCTTGAGGACATTATCTCATATGATGAATTAGGATTTCAAGAAATAGAACTAAAGGATCAAATAGAATACGCACTGTCTAAATTCAGTGGAAAACAAATAGAAATAGTTAAATATTTCATAGAAAAAGGAAAATGTAATCAAAAGACTGTAGCTAAATTATTTGGAGTATCTCAATCATACATATCTAGAGTACTTAGCAGGTTCAAAAAGCTAATAGAATCTTAATGAGAACCTTGTATACTCATGAGTTAAGCTCTTGAAATGAGGAGGTATATTTATGACCCTTTCTGAGGACATGAAGAAAATAGCCCAAGACGATATAGAAGAAATTATTGGTTGGCTTGAAGATGATGGATACAAAGCCAGTTTAGTTTCAATAGAACTTGATCCTGATGAAATTGAAATGGATTTGATTCAAAATGTAAAAGCTGTTTTCAATGTAAACGGCAAACAAGTTCCTCTCGATTTTTATTACTCAATCAAGACAGAGGCAAAAGATATCTATATAAACAAGCCAGATGATGAGCTTGCAAACGAGTTGAAGAAAGCATCTAGAAATGTATCAGAATCTACTAGAGTTAAATCAAAACCAGTTACTGCTGCTAAGATAACTGCTGCGGATGAAGATTTTGAAAGCGACGAATTTGACGAGTCTTTTGACGATGCTCCTGAAGACGAAGGTGAAGACAGCTTAGCTGATAGCATTGATAGCATTTCCGATAAAGTTGACGATATGCAAGATACTATTGACGATGCTGAAGTGGAAGACGACATTGACATAGACATAGAAAACAACATAGACAATCATTACATTGCTGAGTGCGAAAGATGCCATGGTATCTTTATTTCATCTGTTGTTGAATCCGATCAGCAGCTTGAAAAAATTCATGGAACTTGTCCTCTTTGCGATAGAGATACCGATCAGTATCTAAAATGGACTGTCAAGAAGGTAGAAAAATGAAGAGTAAAAAGAAAGGATTTTTAACTTGTGATATATGTGGAAAAGACTTCATAAAGGTTCATGATAGCATATATCAGTTTCCTTTCAAAGGTAAAATGTGTCACTTCTGCTCATATACATGTTATAGAGTTGGGCAAGCGACTAAGGAGAGATTGAAAAATGAAAAAGATGGTTAGATCATTCCGACGTGATGTCAAAGCTTCTTCAATGAATACAAAGATTACTCAAACTAATAAAATTAGAGTAGGTGGACATAATTTTAGAGTGCATACAACAGAATACAATGATGCACCCGATGCAGATGTCATTCAGTTATACAACGATTTCTGCGCATCTATTTCCATGATTGCACCCTACGATGATGCAGATTACTTCTGGGCAACAATTACAAGAGGAACAATCAAGTATATTCGAGATGGTAAAGTCAAAGAAATTGACTACTACATGAATGCAGATGATATGGACATTGAAAACAATGAATGGGCAAACGAAATAATTGAACAGGTTTGTGTTAGACTGAATCAGTTAAATAAAAACATTGAACCTAGAATTATTCACAATTGAGGCGAAATTTATGAAGATCAGAAAAAAGAGAATATGCTGCTCGTTTACAGGTGAGCCTGATCCTTCAGGTATTTCTGAAGGGTTATTGAGAGATGCACAGAAAGCAAAAACATGGCAGGAAGTTTACAAATTGTTTGATAAAATTGTAGACAAATATATGCCTGATGCTGAAAAGATTGAAAAAGAAGTTTACAATCTCTATTCAAAGAATAAAGGCTTAAAACAGTATCAAGAAGCATACGACCATTGGATGGATGAAGCTGATTTATCTATCGAAAATAATGAAGAAGACGAAATAGAGAGCTCTGTTGATGTTGATGAAGAAACAGAAGATCCTAAATGGATATGTCTTGATATTAAGCATGTAAGAGATAGCGACGGAATGCTGACTGATTACGCTCTTTACACTACCAAAGACGAAGATAAATACATCTGTATGTTCGGAGATGCGGATGTATACGCTCCAGATGAGATGTATGCAGATGCTGAGTTTGATACAGAAGATGAAGCGCTTGAATGGTTTGAAAACTACGTTGGGCCTGGAGATGAAGATGAAGATGATATCTACTCTTCAGAGGAAACAGATGCTGACGAAGATAATGATGATCTAGATCATCCTGATCAAGAGTTTGATTCTGCAGATACTTCAATTAACTCTTCTAAACTTCCAGCTGTATATAAGCTTATTTCTATTCCTGAAGGTACAGTAGGTGTGGACTTCGGTGGTGGAAGATTCAACAATGCGGTAGAGCATATCCGAGATTTAGGTGCCACACTTTGTGTATACGACCCATATAACAGAACTGCTCAGCACAACAGAGAAATGCTTAGAACGCTGAAAGCAAACGGAGGAGCTGATTGGGCTGTAAACTCAAATGTTCTGAATGTTATCAAAGAGCAAGAAGCAAGACAAAGTGTTCTAAGAAACATTTCTAAGATAACTAAATCTGGCGCCCCTATTTATATTACAGTCTACGAAGGTAGAGGAGACGCAAAGGAAGGTCCAACAAAATCTGGTTACCAGCTTAACAGAAAGACTCAAGATTATCTAGAAGAAATTCAAGAAGTCTTCCCAGATGCAAAGAGAAAAGGCAAGCTGATTGTTGCACACAATGTTAAGTCAGCAAGTTCTTCTACAAATGTTAATTCGTCTGAAAACATTCGCCCTATCGATGAATTAAATGATGTAACAGATCAACTTAGAGACGACCTGATTCAGAAACTTATTGATGTGATGACAGGACCAAATTTCGGATTTCCAAGAAATGATGTTCTTGATTATTCAAGAGTAGATATTGGATTTGACGACGATGAAAACAGGATTGAAGTTGCAGTAGGTGCAGAAGTTAGTTATGATGGTCTAATGCAGATTGCACAAGAACTTGATCCTATAATCCAATCATATGATCAGGATGCTTATTTTGATGCAGAAGATGCAGGACTTCTTGTTGCAGTTATTCCTTATGACTCATTGAGAAAGCATATGAATGTTAATTCAGCTGTTGACATTCCAGAACCTTCATTAGATCCTCCTGAATACGATGATCCTGAGGAAGGTGAAGAAACAGTTGAAGTTGAATGTGACATCAATCAACTTGAAATAAAAGTTGACGAAGACGGATTATGGGAGTATCAAAGAGATGATTTCCTCGACGAAATGCTTACTGCTGAAGATGAAGTTACTTCTGAAGATTATGATGTATACATTCGAGACAGAAACGGCTTGATTGAAGACTTTGATTCAATTGTAGAACCTAACATACCTGGAGTACCTGGAACTTATTTAATTTCCTGTTATGTGAAGATGGTTTATGATGTAACAGGAGTAGAAATTGTAAGTGAATATCAAGGTAAAGACGAAGACGGTGACCCTATAATTGATGAGGATTACTACACCGGAAATGCTGATGTAGAGTTCAACAGAAATGAAAGCTACATCACAAACTTCTATTCAGAAGAGATATAAATAGATAAGAATCGTTATAATCAGTGAAGGAGAAATTCTTCACTGATTATTTTTTACGGAGGACATATCAAAATGAAAAAATTCAGATCGGTACTTTCTGTAATCTTTGGAGTTATCTGTGCATTCAGTTTCTTTATCTGCATCAGTATCAATGCAGATCATCCTGATTGGTTCAAATATCTCATGATTGGGTTTATTACCTTTGTAGTGTCTTTCTTCCTTGCAAGTTTCTTCTATGATCCTTATAGATACATTCGTCATTTTTACGCTTCTTTCATGACAATTGCAACTAGGATTCAAATTCGTCGTAGACCTAATAGCAAACTTGCTGTAGGTGTTAGAGCAAAATTTTCCTCCAGGTATGGTGGTCGTTATAATAAGAAAATCAACTACAAGAAGTTCTATCGTTATGCTCTTAGCTACTATGATAGAGATCATTTTCAGGAGGTATGAAAAAGTTGAATCTTAATGAAGAACAGAAGCGAGCAGTTGAGTGCGATGATGATCTAATTCTATGCATGGCTGGAGCAGGGTCTGGCAAAACAACTGTCCTCATTGAAAGAATAAGCAGACTTTGTGAAAAAGAAGATCCAAAGAGTATTCTTGCTCTTACATTTACAAATGCCGCAGCATTTGAAATGAAGGACAGATATATAAGACGAAATCCTGGAAAGCTTGTACCAGAATTTAGAACATTCCACAGTTTCTGCTACTCTGTTCTTTGCACAGATTATGAAATCCGAAATAAACTTGGATATCATTCTGTTCCGAGCATATGCGACGAAGCAAAGATGAAGCGTATTCAGAATACTGTTTATCTTGAATTAGGTCTACATCTTTCTAAAGATGAATTAAATGGTAAGGTTAAATTAAGTCCAAAGCATAAGCAAGAATTTATTTTATACAAAAAGCGAATTAAAAAAGTAATGAAAGACGAAAACATTATCACTTTTGATGAATTGTCTTCGTCTATTTGTGATTTGTTCTTCAACGAAGACCAATTGACCAATAAATACAAAGATCGATTCAAGTATCTTCTTATTGATGAATTTCAGGATACAAGTCCTGAACAGTGGAAATTTGCAACTTCGTTCAAACATTCTAAAATTTTTCTTGTCGGCGATGAGAAACAGGCAATTTATTCCTTCAGAGGCGCTGACAGCTCTATCATAAAGATGCTTTCTGAACTTGATAATTGGACTCATATATATCTTCCTAGAAATTATAGATCAACAACGCAAATATGCAGTTTCGCAAATAAAGTTGTTCGTCAGTCTGGCAGCAAACTGAAGATAGAACTGATTTCTGATAGGTCAGGACCTAGCGTTACTGTTCTTCCTTCTACATCAAACAGATACTCTGAACCTATTGGAATAGATGATTTTGCTACTTTCTGCGAAATGAATAGAGAGCTTGAAGGAACAACAGCAATTCTATGTAGATCAAACTCAGAAGTAGCAGAAGTTTGCAGAATGCTGGATTGTGCAGGACTAAACTATCTTACAGGTAAGAAGAACACAGACTACAAGTATATTCTTAAATCTGTAAAGGATAACGAATATCTAGCAGACTGGCTTGCTTCTTACTTGAATGCAGATAAATACGCTGATTTTATTCGTATTCAGTCAATTGAAAATATGAGCAGAATCGATGTAATTGTAAATTACTTTTCAAATGTAAAGAAGATTCAAGATAGACTTAGAAAAGTGGTAACTATTAGAAAAGCGTTGAAAGACCCTTCTAGGTCAAGGATGTCTATGGCAGTCGATATATTGACTATCTGTGGATTCAATCCCTTAGATAATCAAATTGAAGTAGACGAAAATTGTTCGTCTGACGAACTTTTTGAAGCAATTACAGCAGTGATTGAAGAGAAGATTGTATCAGATCTATATGTAGGAACAATTCACAGCTCTAAGGGGCTTGAATATGACAATGTATTTCTTTTCAATGTGAACGACTATTCATTCAAATTGAACAAAGAGGATCAGTGGAATCTTTATTATGTAGGTGTTACAAGGGCAAAGACTAATCTTGTTATATTCAAAGGAGGCGCATACTAATGAATAACCCAACCGAAGATTTCTTGGCAACAATATCAAAGAGATTATCATCTAGATCAGATTGTAAAAATGTTATGTATGTTGTTAGAATCAAAAGTAACAAAGTGACAATGTTTCCAGATATCTATGTATACAGAAGCAAGCACAACAGAAGGCCTGAAGATAAAATGAACATACTATGTTATGTTCAGAATGTAGTTAAGGGACTTCATGTAAATTTAGATGTAGACGGTGGAATCGTTATTGATGATGTAAATTTACAGGATGGTGAATACATATATCAATCTTCTTTTGATAACAAGAGAAGAAAATGGAGAAGACTTGTCTGACACCTTAGGAGGAAAATATGAAAATTAAATCAGTTGAAATCTGGGGAATGCACAATGTGTTGCATAAGAAGTATGACTTCAGTAATGTAAACTATTTCTTCGGAAAGAATGGTTCTGGAAAAACAACTGTGCTGCAGGCTGTGCAGCTGGCGCTTCTCGGGTACATTCCTGGAACCAATAAGAAGGCACAGGATATCTTTACACATAGCTGCGCGCCAGAGATGAAAGTTTCTCTGGTATTTGACAATGGATACAATATCACTCGAAGTTATAAGAAAAATGGTCAGTCTGTCAAATCAGAAACAAAATTCGTCCCTGATGAATTTGATCCTTCTGATATTGTAAAGGATCTAGAGCTGCCTGTTTTTAACTTTAGCACTTTTCTTGCAATGTCTCCAAACGCTATGAAGGATTGGTTCATCAAATTCTTACCATCTTCTGAAAATGAAGTAAATTGGAAGGAAATTTTAGACGGATCTGAAGTAAGCTATGTAAACGATTCTCTTTATCAAGATGTTCTTAATTATGCATCAGAGCTGACTCCTGATATTGAAGGTGTTATTAAGCTAAATGAATACATGAAATCTTTGCTTTCATTTAAGCAGGCAGAGCAGAAGCGATATCAGTCTACGTTTTCTTCATTGGTTTACTATCAGGACTATGATGGTCCAAACAATGAAAACGAAATTACTGCTAGAATTGCTTCTCTTCGTCTTACTAAACAGAAGTATTTGAATGATGTTTCTGCCTATCAGTCTCAGCAATTCACTGAAAAGTGCCTTTCAGAATATTCAGATCTTAAAGATAACATTCATAATGACGAAAATTTTATTTCATGTCAGTCTTCTGTACCTGATCTTGAAACTAAACTTAGAGATATTGATTCTGAAAAGTTTGAAATTGAAAGAGAACTGAATTCAAAGCGCCATGAATATGATGAAGTAAACAAAGTTGTATCAACTGGTGGAATTTGTTCTTACACAAACGAAGTTTGCTCGTCTATTCAGCCAATGATAAACGGAATGAAAGAGCGTGCAGTAAGGTTGAAAGAAAGCATTTCTAATCTAAAAATTCAGTTAGAATCTATTTCTTACTCTAGAGTGTCTGTATGTAAAACTTTGAATGAAACAAAACAGAAAGTTGCGGCCATTATCAAGCGTTATGATGAAAGAGATACTATTCTTAAAAGTTATAATCCTGTAAGTAAGCCCGAAGATCTGGATATTTCTTTCATTGATAATGAAATTGCAAGACTTGAGGAATGTATTGTTCAGTTGCGAGCAAACCTTCAATATGATAGAATTTCCGAAAATGTTAGCAGAGAAAAGATGGTCATGGAACAGGACATTGGCACACTAAAGAATTGGATCAATGCTACCGGGCCAAATGGAATTCAGGCAAGCTTGTCTGAAAAGCCATTCCATGATATGGAAATCATTCTGAATGATTTCCTCCATACAATGTATGATACAAACATCTCCTTCAAGTTTATTCTTGACAGCAAGAACAATAGTTTCGGATTTGGAATCATTCGTGATAAACGATTCATAAAATTTGATACTCTGTCAAGTGGTGAGAAATGCATTGTATCTATTGTACTTGCTACTGGGTTGATTAGCTGCAACAAATCTCAAATTCATATTATGCTTGTCGACGATGCTCTTGATCATCTTGATGACGAAAAAGCAGATATGTTCTTTAGCACTCTTGCGAAATTTAGAGATACTCAGTTTATCCTTGCAGGTGTTAAGAAATGCAGTGTTAGTAACAGTGATAACTTCAAAATCACTGAAATAATTTAACAAGGAGAATATACTAAATGGGTCTAGAAATTGGTAAATTTGTTGATGTCGAAGTAATTCGTATCATTGACAAGGGAGCAGTTGTTCGTCTAGAAGACGGACATACCGAGCTCATTCATCTATCTAAAATTTCTAACAAGTTCGTTAGAGATGTAAACGACTATCTTTCTGTAGGCGACAGACTTAAAGCAGAGGTAGTCAAAGGTACATATAAAGAATCTGAGCTGTCAATCAAATATCTAGATCTGTCTCCTAAAAAGAAGGAAGAAAAAACTAACCAAAAGCCTGTTGAAAATGCTAAGCCTCAGAAATCATATAATCAAGCTAAAAAGGAGTCATTTCCTCAGATGAGCCTCGATGACATGATAAAGCAAAGCAACAAGCAGTTCGACGATAAGTTCAGAGGTAAGCGAGAGTTCACAAAGAAGAACAAGAACTATCGAAAGAACAAAAGACCTCACGAAGATGATTGAGACCATATTTCTTCCTGATGGAAATATTAGATACACAAATAGCTGTTCAAACAAATTGTATAACAGTTATTCTGATGCTAAAATAAACGAAGAAGAAATGAAGCAAATAGATATCAGGCTGAGGAGACAATCCTCAGCCAATATCTATATCAACAAAACATTTGTCAAGAAAACAAGAGGTGTATGATGTTTAATAAGTATCCTGAATTGCGAATTGCATATGAAAATGAGTGCAGACGACAGGAACAAAACATAGAGCTCATTGCTTCAGAAAATTTTGTAAGTATTGATATATTATCAGCACTAGGAAGTGTATTTACAAACAAATACAGCGAGGGTTATCCAAAGTACAGAACTGAAGATAAGGGAAACAAAGGAAGGTACTACGGAGGGTGTCAATACATTGACGAAGTAGAAGATTTATGTATTGAGCAATGGAAGAAAGTATTTCATTTAGATCATAAGATATCTGGATTGAATAAAACAAGTTATCATGTCAATGTTCAGCCTCATTCTGGTTCGCAAGCTAATATGGCTTCGTACATGAGTGTACTTAATCCTGGTGACACTATTCTGTCAATGAACCTAAACAACGGAGGGCATCTTACACACGGATCCTCTGTTAATTTCTCTGGAAAACTTTATAATGTTGTTTTCTATGATGTAGATGAAAGAGGATACATTGATTATCTTGACATTGAAAAGAAAATAAAAGAGTTCAAACCTAAACTTGTTTTAGCAGGAGCAAGCGCATATTCTAGAACAATTGATTTTGAAAGGATATACAACATAATAAATATCTGTTCAAATCATGATTATAGACCTTATTTCATGGTAGATATGAGTCATGTAGCAGGATTAGTTGCTACAGGTAACCATCCTTCTCCTTTTGGTTATGCAGATATTGTAACTACTACAACACACAAGACATTAAGAGGGCCTAGAGGTGGTATCATATTTTGTGTAAATGACCTTGCAAAGAAAGTAGACAGTTCAGTATTTCCTGGTTGTCAAGGTGGTCCACTTCAGAATGTAATTCTTGCAAAGGCAGTATGCGCTTGTGAAGATCGCCAACCGGAATATTACAAATACATTGATAGAGTTGTTAAGAACGCAAATGCAATGGCAACTAGATTCAAACAACTTGGTTATGACATAGTAACAGGTGGAACCGATAATCACATGTTCTTGATTGACTTGTCTAAAACTCATCCTAATTTATCCGGTAGAGATGTTCAGGAATATTTAGACAAATTTAATATAACCGTTAATAAGAATTGTGTACCAAATGAAAAACGAGGTCCTCAGCAAGCTTCAGGAATACGGATTGGTACACCTGCAATGACAACTAAGGGATGGTCAGAAACAGATTTCATAATTTGCGCTGAGAAGATTGACGAGCTTATTAAACAACTAAATAAGAATCGTTAATAAGTATGTAAGCAGACAACATCTGCTTACAACCAGAAGAGAAGGGTCGCGACCTTCGGGAAGTGCTAATTTTGGGACGAGCACTCAGGCAAGTTGGTGGGTAGCCTTGTCAGTTAAAACTCATTCGTATCAAATCAGAAATCATTGTATTTTGACTTATCTAAAAGCTAAAGCTTTACGCACTAGAAAGAGGTATAATGATATTGAAGTCTGAGTCAAATAAATACTACGATCAGATTGATAAAGCTATCAAGTCGTATGAACAGTTTAGACCTTGTCATCCTATGGGTCCTGATAAAATATGTGATAAGATTGATTGGTGCTGGAAATGGAGAAAAATTTCTGAAAAGCAAATGCACATCCTTGTCGATAGAATAGTTTATCTTATGGACAATAACTTAGTTTGAGCTTATTTTAATATTGGGGCGTAGCCAAGCGGAAAGGCAGTAGACTTTGACTCTATTATTCGCTGGTTCGAATCCAGCCGTCCCAGCCAGTGGTCAATTAGCTATTGACTGATGTCAGAGTAATCAGCTAACCTGACAAAGAATGAAAATGATCGCTGAAAACTGCTACTAAAGGATGCGTCCTCGTTATTTACCTTAAGATAGGGGCTAGTTATTTGCGGATTACTAGTTGATGATGAATAGCGTGACAATATAAGCGGTAAGCTGATGAGTTAGTGTAGGAGGTAGTTATCTTGAAATTTAGAAAAGAACCTATTTTAGGAATGGCTAACTTATATCCTAAACGAACTCATCTCCCTGTTGTAATATGGGTGGATAACCTAGGCTCTGCTAGAAAAGGAAAACATAATGAACCCAGAATCAAGGTTCAAAATGTAAAAGGTGACAAAGCTGTAGACGACACTTTTAGCTTGTCAATAAGCAAGAATCCTGAAATTCTTGCAGGAAAGCGTAAATTATCAAATGATGACTATAAAGAGATTGTAAAATTTGTTTCTGATAACTACGATGTTTTGATGAAACATTGGAATCAAGAAATTGATGAGGATGAATTAAAGGAAATAATTTACAATCGTTATTAAAAATGACCAAATTAGTCAAACCTTCAAAGAGGTGTGTGGATTGAAATACAATCGTTATTAAGTATGTAGCAGCTAGTAAGCTGTAACATAAGGAGCTCACAATCCTGCCGAAATATCTTCTAGAATATTTCCGCACCAAATAGAAAAGAGTGAGTGGCAAGGAATATGCCAGGAATGATTCTAAGCTTGACAAGCAAGCATGACCGGGTGAAAAACTAGTCCCGGTACATATTGTCAATTAGTTTATTAGGTAAAACATCATAGCTTAAGATATGATAAGTAGGTTCAAATCCTGCATTGACAGCCATCGGTCATTGTTGACTGACGCCCTACCGAATATGCTATCTTAGATCATCAGTAGCATATGCAGTTTTCAACTCTTTTTCTGTTCATCGAGTGTGTTGAAAATAAAAGAGTCATATATGGCGCGATACCGAAGTGGTCATAACGGAGCGGTCTTGAAAACCGTAGGCGGTGATGAGCCGTCCGTGGGTTCGAATCCCACTCGCGCCGCCATGCCTTTTCATATGCTGACATTAGATTGTCAAGTTGATGAAAGTGAAACCAACTATGCTGGCAGGTTGTCGACGGGTTGAAGAGCCGTAGAGTCTAAACTATTCTCCTCTATTCTAGAAAGAGTCGGAAAGCTATGTCCCGTAGTAGCAGCCGAAAAGTATCCTAAAACGATAGGCGTTAAAACATGTTTTATAGGTGACAGCTCGGAAAGACGAGCATTCTCATCTGCTAGAACAATGGTAGTTCAGATAAGTTTATGCTTATTCCGTGTCTGTTGGTCAATCAGACATTATCTCGGTTCGAATCCGAGGCAGGTGGTAATTGTCTACTGGTCACCATCTACATACGACAATCAAAACTGCATAGGAGATGGAATGGGCAACGGCAGCCCTGATAAGTGAAGCGATGTTCGAGTCATAAACCTGATCCTGTTCGACTCAGGCAGGGCATGGTGCAAAACTTATCAAGAGGAACTAAGTACCTGCCTCGCTTCGGATAGCAAAGAAGGCGTTAGTAGTAATCGAAAAACTACTAGCGGTTACAGGGAGGGAGCGGCTTTATAGGTAAACCTCCTAGGTGTTCTGCTATCGTGCACCTTAGAAAGGCGAAGCTTTTCAGTTAGGACTAATCCGGCCAGATAGCAAAATATGCGGATATAGTGTAACGGTAACATGCGACTCTTCCAAAGTCGTGTTGCGGGTTCGAGTCCCGTTATCCGCTCCATAGAAGAAGGTGACAAATATGTCTGTTTATAAATGCCCAATTTGCGGAGGAAGAGGATTTGTTCCTTGCGGATTCTATTCAAGTCAAACATACGATGGAAGCTCAATAACTAATTCTACTTCAACTGAAGTTTGTAGAAGCTGCCATGGTAGAGGAATCGTATTTGATGAATTCCTAGGATCAACTTCAAATAGTATCAATAGATGTTGCAGTAATTGTGAAATGAACGATGGTTTGGTTTATACATCTTATCCTCCTAAATACAGATGTACTTTATCAGGTAATTTCAATGAAGGAACGCATAAATGCAATCTAGATGATATTTTGTTGAAGGAAAATAACCAATCTGAATAAGTTGATACTCGGTAGGGCGCTGGCGTGTGCTTGTCCGAATCTTTCCGTCCAGGTATTGGAGCACCTGGACGGCTTTTTATGAAGTAGATTAAATTATTAACGAATGATTAAGACTATTGACTTTCTACAACAATCGTCATATAATATGTACATAAGTCAACCAACATATCAAAAAGCTTCAAAGCTAAGGAGGACAAAATGAACGGATACATTATCAAAGCTACATACCTCACAGGTCCGCACAAAGGACGTTTCTATTTCCTTCAAAAAGGCGGATATGTAACATCCGATCCAGATGACCAGTGGTCAGACAACTGCTACAATACAGAAAACATCTGCAAGTCAATTTGCATGAAGGTTGAAAGAAGCAACATGCTTGAATACGTCTTAGAGAAAAGATATAGAGAGTATCAATCTAAAAACGGGTACAATGTATCCGAATACATGATCAACGAATTGATGAAATACACACCGTATTTCGTCAAAACTATTCACAATTCGGATGTTCACTGAGGAGGTATTCATAATGATCATCAGTTCTCGTTTATAAGCAAGAAAGTCTGTTAAAGATAACTTCGATCTCGCTTGTAAATTCCAGATGGCAGTCATCAATGTCTTTCATAAGGACTTGATTACAGGTGAAATTGTTCTCACTGATATGTTCAGCCACGATAGTATTCAAGCCGTTACATGGAGGGACAATTATCTTGAATCGTTAAAGAAGCTAGAGGTACCTTACATTTGCTATGTGGGAGATCATTTCACAGAAGCATCTGGCTACTTAGACTTTGAGGAGTGACAATCATGGATAGAAAAGTTTTTGAAGCTTTATCTTCTGCAAATAAATTGATCAACCATCAACTTGATTGTCAAAAGGCCGCTATTCCTGATATAAAAAAGCTATTGAAGAAACAGCGAAAGCTTTCAATATCACTTACAAACAAGGCCGCAGTGAAGGATTTGAATCCGAAACTATTGATGATATAGCAGAAATTTACGGATATCTAATCGGAGCTAAAGGTGCAATTGAAGCGGGCATATCTAAGTTAGAAGAAGCTAAGAATATGATGCCCAATTTTGATAAAGGAATGAATACATGAAACGAATAATCAAGAAATCGGCTGTAATCGGGATGGCTAAAGAACCGTCAAGAGGTGTTTTTTGGATCGTTGATGGAAAAGTCCTGTCATTTCCTTTTTACAATGACATAACTTCTCCCGGCGTTGCTAAATCCGGATTGACTTACAACCACAAAAATTTGTGGCCTGATGTTAAACCCAAAGGATGCAATAAACCGTATAATTACTACCCTCGTGGACGAGTGGAGCTAGGAAAGAAAAATCCTATCATATATGTAAATCCTAACTTCGATAAATATGATTTAGCAGAAGTTAGAAAGGATTTTGGACTTATCAATGAGCCTAAAGTAGTATTTGATAATTCAGATCATTACAAATGTTATCTAGATGACGGATGGAAGCCAGATAAATAACAATCGTTATATAAAATGTAGTAATCAAATTTGCTGGTGTGGTGGAACTGGTAAGACACTTTAGACTTAAAATCTAACGCATTAAGTTGTGTACGGGTTCGAATCCCGTCACCAGCACCAAATGAGGGTTTGTCCTCAAGTAATGCTACTGAAAGTGCATCCTTACGGTGGAGGTATTGGTTAACCGTTATTAGATTATTGTAAAATACAATAGAAAATAAAAGCGAGGTTCAATTCGACAGTAGTTCAATTTTTTAGATGAATTACTTTTGATGGTCCGGTACGATTCCGGAGGGATTGTCTTCATTCCTAACGCTTAGACCTATCTTTTTCTATATAGCTGGCCACTATTCTGCCAATCGACGGATTGGATGAGGTTTCGACCATCAGATAAACGGCTGAAAATGTATAGGCGTTTACTGCTTAACGAAATGAAGCGGGCTGTTTTTCATCTCAGGACAAGAAGATGGCGTGCCAGCCGACATTGTTAGCCTATTTCGGTAGGTATTCGGTTAGAATAAGGAATGCTACTTATTCGGGAGCTAAATTGAATGTGCATCCTTCTGAAGTTGGAGTCTCGAAGATAACGGTTCTGAGAGATAGATGTTAAGTTAGTACTTAGCATTGAGGTTAAACTTGTCAGCTCCTAAAAGTTAATATCGAGCAAACTCACCATAAAGTGTTCTAGCTGCTAATCTAAAAGAGAATGAGATGATTAGAAGGATTGAGCGAATCTAGATGCTCGTTATTATATTTGCCATCTGCAAGTCCTACATTGCAGTGAGGTTGGTAGGACAACCAAAAGTCAAGCGAACGACGGAAATAGCGCCGGACACCTCGCCCGTTGAGGAGGGAATTTGAACAAAAAGGTAAGATATGTTCACACCAGAACATAAGGGCATATGGAATGGTGAAAATGCTTACTAAACCAAGCTGCTAGGTTATCTGACAAGAAGTCAGGATTTGAGGCAGATAAGTGATAGAATGCAGTACTCTCGTTTGACTTTGAGAAGAAACTTTCATATTATCACTTAATGAGTTCTATGCGTTGCAAACACTTCTCTCATTCGGGAAAGAAAAGAAGGGTTAGACATGGCGCCTTGGTCAAGTGGTTAAGACACGGCCCTTTCACGGCTGTAACATGGGTTCGAGTCCCGTAGGCGTCACCATCACATCATATAAGATGTGTTAAGTGTGATATATGGTAACAGATTCCGACCTAAGCGCACGGGTCTTCTAGAGGCCTTCGGAATCGAATATCCGGGTGTAGCTCAGATGGTAGAGCGCGTGGTTTGGGACCACGATGCCGCTGGTTCGAATCCAGTCACTCGGACCATTTTTCATTCAATTTTTATTCATCGTTATATAACATGTAGGCGGCATCCATCTCGGATACAATACTACAACGTAGATAGAGAAAACATTTTCTCTTTAATGAGAGGTAAGATACTCTTGAAGTCGCATAAAACAAATAAATTAGCATCGTTATATATCATGTAGCATCAAATATGCTGGATTAGCTCAGTTGGCAGAGCGCGTGATTTGTAATCTCGAGGTCAAGGGTTCGAGTCCCTTATCCAGCTCCATCGCCACAATCTATTAGATTGTTTGGATTGAAACCATCTCATCTCCTTCCTGATCCAGTTTCTGGTCTGGATAAACAAAACCAGATAAATATCCTGCCTTAGCATAACGGTAGTGCAACCGGCCTATACCCGGCATAAGGCTCTAGATTGGGGCAAGATCTCGGTTCGAATCCGAGGGGCAGGACCATTAGCGCCCATACAAGCTTAAAAGTATGGTGAGGAATCAAGTTATTCAAGTTAGGTCAGCTTGATGTCCAATATTGAGGGACCTACGACAGGTGAGAATGACGGATTAGTCCTTTCTTGAATAAACAGAACCTGACCCATCGGCGCCAAGGGTGAACGCTGCTTGAAGGTAAAGAAAGGCAATAAAACTTCAAATGGGAGCATAGCTCAGTTGGTTAGAGCGCATGACTGTTAATCATGATGTCGAAGGTTCAAGTCCTTCTGTTCCCGCCAGCGCCTATATCAGTCTAGGTCTTGAAATGATATAGAGACCAATGCATTGTCTTTTTAGAAAGGTAGTGTATCTGATGAAAAAGAGATCATCAACTCTCGGCGAATTATAACTTGACGAATGTTTCTGTTGAAACAAAGAAGTAGCAGGTTCGTCTCTGCGCTTAATCTACTGAACTGCAATGTTGATGTAAGCGGTAATTAGGTTCCCAAACCAATTCAGGGAGATTAAGAAAAAGTTTGCTTATTTAGTAGAAAGAGGGTTGGAGTGGCACAGCAAGTAGAATAAAAGGACCTATCCAGTATGCCAGGATTGACACCATAAAATGCTGTCAATGAGAGCATCAGTATTAGACCACGGTGAAGCGATGTGATGATGATAGGAATTGGGACTATCTAATTTCATCTAATGCCGGTATACATCTGGTTGTGTAGGTAGGCAACAAATTTGAAAGCTAGTACAGGATGTGCCAAGGAGTAGAAGTAATCACCTCTGTCTACTGTGTATTTCTGCTAAATAAGTTCAACTTTTTATTAAGGAGTTTGAAAAAATGAAAACAATCACTTTTATCAGTTATGATAAATATCCAAAAACAACCAAAAGGTTTCACATTTTTAAGAAACGCTTTTCTTCATTAGCAGATGTTGTTAAATTTCTGAAAGCTTCAAATAAAATCTATTTGAACAATCCGATGAACGAGTTGTCTAAAGACGAACTAATAATTCTTTCAATGAAAGTTCGATCGTTAAATAAAATGAAGGTGTAGCTCAGTAGGTAGAGCACCTGCCTTTTAAGCAGGCTGTCAAGAGTTCGAATCTCTTCACCTTCACCAAAATATGCACCTGTGGTGGAACTGGCAGACACGCTTGACTTAGGATCAAGTGCCTTCAGGTTTAAGGGTTCGAGCCCCTTCAGGTGCACCATATATGGAGGATTAGCTCAGCTGGTTAGAGCGCTTGCTTTACACGCAAGAAGTCGCAAGTTCGAATCTTGCATTCTCCACCATTATTTGGCCAAGTAGTTCAGTTGGTTAGAACGCCAGCCTGTCACGCTGGAGGTCGTGGGTTCGAGCCCCATCTTGGTCGCCATATTTGGGTCCGTATTTCAATGGGAGAAAGCTTCTTTTGCACGGAAGAGGTTGCGTGTTCGAATCACGTCGGATCCACCATTTGAGACTTAAGCCAAGTTGGCTAGAAAGTCGTATTAAATGACATACAATGAGACGATACCAAGATTTTAGTTCGTTACAGAGTGGTGACTGAATGTCAAATCCCTTATGTCATTTATCTGGGCCTTTAGCTCAGTTGGTTAGAGCCTCCGGCTCATAACCGGATCGTCCCGGGTTCGAATCCCCGAAGGCCCACCATAATTGGTACAACACGACTGTAACGGCTCCCGCGGTTTAGAGTTGTATCCCGTTTCTTAGTTGAAGCGTGTAGTGTCAAGAGAGCCTGCCCGACGAGCCATATGGGCACCACCTAGCGGTGAAAAGATATGATAAGCTCGTCAATCATTAAATACCTCAGTAGCTCAGTTGGATAGAGCAACTGCCTTCTAAGCAGTAGGCCACAGGTTCGAATCCTGTTTGAGGTGCCAGAAAGCACATTAAATAACGTGGAATAAAAATAGAGGTTGTGCTGGGACGTTGAGCCTCTTGTAAAAACAATAAGATGCTTTACGCCAGTAGGTAGACGGCTCTTGTACAGAGAAGCCGCTGGTTCGATTCCAGCAAGCATCAAAAGCTGCTCTGATTGGGTCCATGCTTAATCAAAAGTTGCAGGAAGATAAAAGCCTGCACGCTAATCTTCATCACCCAGAGAAGAGAAAGGACAGCAGTAACAATCTGTCAAAGATCAGATAAGACAGAAAACTCCATCGAGCAAGTAGAGATAGCGCTGTCTTGAAAGCTCAAAAATATCCTATCTGCAGTAGGATATTAAATCTAGCCCTCCGTGACAACACGGAGGGCTTCACTATGAATCGTTATAGTACATATATCGATACAGGAGTGATATCAATATGGATCAACAAGAATCAACTATTCAGAATAACATAAGGACACAATCAAAACTTATTCAAGACTACATAGAAAAAGTAAGACAGCAAAAGAAAGAAATTGAAATGCTTCAATCCGAAATAGATAGGCTTACCTTTATCATTCAAGACTATCAATGTATGATGATTGTTAATAAGAGGTGAAATAAATGAGTTTCAATGCACTTGAAAAGAAAATAAAGGAGAATGCGCAGAAATACTATACAGATGGGTCTCAGTCAATGACAGACTCAGAATTTGATTCTGCAGTAAGCGAACTTAAGAAGTCAAAACCCAATTCAGAATTATTTACAACAGGTTGGGGATATGATCCAAATGAAAACAATTCCGGAAAGAAGTTCAAACATAGATACGGACTAGTTGGATCATTAGATAAAGTTCATAATTGGGGCGAACTCCAGAAAGATCTTAGAGACAGAGAAGTAATTGCATCATTGAAGCTTGATGGTCTAAGTGTAGTTTTATATTATATTGACGGTAAACTTGATCAAGCTCTTACCCGTGGCGACGGAAAAATTGGAATTGACATCACTGACAAGGTCTTGTTCATCAATTCTAAACTGAAGCAAATTGATAAGACATTTACAGGAGGCGTTAGAGGAGAAATCCTTATGTCCTACCCTGCGTTTGAAAACTACGCTAAAGATCATGAAGACGCTAAGAATCCTAGAAACACTACTGCAGGCCTCATAAATGCAAAAGAAATTTCATCAGATTTGAGACTTCTCGATATTGTTTTCTATAAAGTAGTTGGATGTAGTGAAGACAGATTCGATAACTATGTTGATATGCTGAACTACATTGAATCTCAGTTCTATCCTTATGTTGTAGATTATGAGAATGTTTCTCTATTTGAGAAAGAAATCATTTACAAGATGAACGATCTAAGATCTATATGGTATGGTCATTATCCTGCAGATGGAATTGTGCTTGCAAGAAATGATTTAGGCAGACTTACTCAAAATGAAACTGGAAATATGAATAGCGATGAAACAAACGAAACAATCTATACATTTGTTTCACAAGCATTCAAATTTCCTGCTGAAACAAAGGAAGCAAAAGTAGAATGTGTTGAATGGTCTTTGAGTAAAACAAAATATCTAATTCCAAAAGTGAAGATTGAACCTACACAGCTTTCAGGAACAACTGTCCAGTATACAGCAGGATTTAATGCTGAGTATATTATGAACAACAAGATAGGTCCGGGATCTGTAGTTGAAATATGCAAGTCAGGAGAAATAATCCCTGATATTCAAAGTGTTGTAAAAATTTCCGATGAATTTAAACTGCCTACAATTTGTCCATTCTGCGGAGAATATCTTGAATGGAAAGGTGTGCACTTATTCTGCCCTAATATTGATTGCGGGCATTCTAAGATGACTGATTTGCTTATTTGGTGTTCAAAACTTGTTCCAATTGATGGGCTTGGAGATAAAATAAGAGAAAAATTCTTCACAGAAATTTATGGAGAAGAATACTGCACTGTCGATCAAATAATGAAATATCCTGTATTGACCCGTGCAAAGGTACCTGATATTGACAAAGGAAAGCAGTATCAGCTATTTAGAGATTCTCTACTAGCGCTTTTCAGAAATAAATTCAATATCGTTAATGTTCTTGAAGCTCTTAATATTCCAAGACTTGGACATGAAACAGCAAAGAAACTGTCAAAGTATCCGGATGTTATTAAGAAACTTGCAAACAATGATGAAAATACCTTCATGAACCTTCATTCATTCATTGGAAATGCAAACGCAGATTCTATCAATGAGCATAGAGAAAAGTTCATGCGTATCAATTTCCTTTTAGATAGAGATGGAATTGATTGGAATGTGACAGAATCTTCTAATATAAGAGTTGCAATAACAGGTAAACTATCATGTAAGCGAGCGGATTTTGAGAAAGAGCTTGAATCAATTGGAATCTCAGTTGGTTCAATAAATAATGAAACAAAATACTTGATTACTGATGACCCTAATAGTTCTTCAGAAAAGAATAGAAAGGCAGACAAATTAGGAATTAAAAAGATAACAGAGGCAGAATTTAGAAAAATTTTCAGAATTTAAGGAGGATTATTTAATGGAACTTATTGAGCCTAATGTAGAAATGATTACAGAAAGAGATATCTACAAACGAATTGAACTTGCAGGGAGAACCTGCTATAAGTCAGAAGACAAAATTAAAGAAGACTCGGCAAAAAAGTTTGTTAAAGCTATGATCAAGAGTAATCATACTGCTATGCTTGAGCATGCGTCTCTTGTATTTCAAGTTGATTCATATTTTGTTTGGGAAACAATTAAGAGATCTAATAGAAGATATCTGAATCTAACTGAATGCTACGTTCCTACAGGATACAACAACCAAGAAAGACGGCTTCTTGTTTCCGGTAACATTAGAGCTATCAACGAATCCGAAAATCCTTGTATGCTTCAAGCTATGGTGAATGCAGGATACAGTGACGCAGTATATGGTGACCATACAGTAGAAAAAGATAAGGAATACGATGTAGATGCTCGAGTTGTTAATCTAGTTGATCTTGAAAATATTCAGAAAGAAGAGATTTTGAATCATTACTATCCTTCTTTCAGATGCACTACAGATAGGGCAGTAACTCATGAGATGGTTCGTCATCGTCCCGCAAGTTTTGCTCAAGAATCTCAGAGATATGTAAACTATGAAAAGAAGGGTGGAGTTCAGTTCATTAAACCTTATTGGTTTGATTCAGCATCTGCTGACGAAAAGATTTCTTTCAAATTTTCTTTACAGAATTCTGAAGGAATCTACAAAAAACTGATTGAGGCGGGTTTGAAGCCTCAAGAAGCAAGAGGAGTTCTACCTAATGCTACAAAGGCAGAAATTGTAATGACAGCTCCTATGTATGAGTGGCAGCATTTTCTGAATCTTAGATATTTTGGAACAACTGGAGCACCTCATCCTGATATCAAGAACATTGCAAAATACATTCATGACTACTTGAAAGACGATATGATTGTAAGTAAATACGGTGCAATTGTTCTATAATCACAACTAAATTGTAAACAGAAAATCACCTTCTGAACCTTGTATACATCCGAACCAGGTCAGGAGGTGATTTCTATGTGTAACAATTGTTTTCTTGAAATTCCAGATACATGTATGAAAATTTTTGAAGGATCAAAAGTTCGATTAGGTAGATTTGAAACTCAAGTTTGGGTTTTGCATCATGGATGGTATACATGTAATGGAAATAGACCACACTGTGGATGGTATTTTGTTAACTTAGATAACCCTTCAATGATAAAACCTGTATCATTGCCTGATTTATACGATATATATTTAGTAGAAAACTAAACCTTGAAAGGGGTGAACGAATTGAACTACATTTCCGTTCCTGGTACCGGAACAAAACTTTTTGATGGTACAGTAGTTGCTTTAGCAAAATATCCAGGAACAAAATGGATTGTTCGACAAGGATGGTTCTCTTATCAAGGACAACAACGAAATGGATGGTATTTCTGTTCAATTTCTACTCAGACGACGATACCTGTTAGCAACGAAGACCTTTTGGCGGTGACGGTTATTTCATCTGACGGATGCGGATGTTGTCCACCTACTCCATGCCCTCCGACACCATTTCCTCCTGGTCCTCCAGGTCCGCCACCAATGGGAAATCAATTCAGCGATAAGGATAAGTTCCAAGTAGATAGATCATTTATATCTGTTGACACAATCGCTGAACGTGATTATCTTCTTCAAAATCAGCTTATTCCAGATGGTAAAATTGTCAAAGTTAATCAGACCAAGCAAGGAACAATGTACTTCACCTGGAATCAAGTTATGTCCCAATGGGAAGAAGAAACCTTTGGTATTAACACAGATAAATTCGTAACCAATGAAGGGCTTGAAACAAATATTACTGAAACAATTAAGTCAAGCGACGAAGTTAAAAAAGTAATAAAAGAAGTTTCTCAAGCAGATATTCAATGGAATCAATTAAATTAAGGAGTGAAGGATAAATGGCCAAAGTTCTATTTAGTTATGGCGTAAAAGCTAACTATCTAGCTCTATCTGCCAAGGATGAAAATACACTATATTTCATCACAGACAGCCAGGAAATCTTCAAAGGTAATCAGCTTGTAGCAGATAAAACAAAGCTGAATGTTTCCTTTGTAGATGCTATTCCTACCGCTGAAACATCCGTTCCTAATGTCCTTTATGTAGCTACTGTTGACGGTAAGACTACAATGTGGATCAAGAGCGGCGATTCAATTGTTCAGACAGGCGGTGGAGAAGCTACTGAAATTGCCGACGGCGTAATCACTATTAGTAAGTTCGCTGACGGAACAGTTGCTAAGACTCTTGATGCAGCATCTGATACTACTATTCCTACTTCTAAAGCAGTTGCAGATGCTATTGCAAATGCTGTAAAGGGGCTTGACGGTGCTTTTGTTGATGTATCAGCAGAAGCTGCTCCAGAGGGAAGCACAGGAACAGTTATAAAGTTTACTGCTAAAGACGGATATACTAAACAAGTAACTGTTGCAGATATCTTCCTTGCAAGCGCAACTTACGACAATGCTACTCACAAGCTGAAGCTTACTCTAAATGACGCAGCTTCTTCTATTGTAGAAGTAGATCTTTCAGATATAATTGGAAATTCTCTTTCTGATGTAGTTGTAGGACAGGATGAAGCATTTACAGTAGAACTAGGACCAGGAGGAACTCTTGGCGGATTTAAGACAGGCGACAAAGTATCAACAGATATGACAGCTGAAAATATTGTCAAGAAGCTTCTTATGAAGCAAGTACCTCCTACTTATACACAGCCTTCTGTTTCTATTTCAAACAACGGCGGTTCTTCTGCTGGTGCATATGAGATTGGTTCTACTGTAACTCCTAAGCTTAGAGCTACATTTACAAAGAATGATGCAGGCGATCTTACTTCTATTCAGTTTAAGAAAGCCGGAACAGATGTTGGCGATGCAGCAACCGCTTCTCCCGCTGATTACACAGAAGCTGCATTTAATCTTAGCTCTGCTATTTCTTATTCTGCAACTGTTTCTTATGGAGAAGGCGCAATTAAGAAAGATAACCTGGGAGACGATTATCCAACAGGTCACATCGAAGCAGGCTCTAAGAATACAAGTAACTTTACATTTACTCCTTACCGTCAAGGTTACTTCTGCGGTTATACAGTTGACACCGCTACGCTTACTTCTGACGGTATCAGAAACCTTCAGCAGAATAAGGGCGGAGCTTATTCAGCAGTTACTGTAAAAGTAACTGTAAAGGCAGGAGCAAAACGAGTTGTAATTGCTGCTCCTCTTGCAAATAAGGGAATGACAAAGGTTCTGAACGAATCCGCGCTAAATGCTGATGTTACTTCTACCTTTGTTAAATCTACTGTTGATGTTGAAGGCGCAAATAACTACGAAGCAGCTACTTACAATGTTTGGACTTTCATACCAGATGTAGCTTATGGCCAGGATGCTATCCTCGCTGTAACCTTCGGTTAATCTAAGAAAGGAGTGAAATTGAATTATGGCAGTTATCAAAAAAGATAATTCCTACATGGAGTTTCCTCTTCAGATAAGCCGGCAGTACGGTGGCCCTATTGATAGATACTCAGTATTTTATTCAATGGAGGACGCTACTAACTATGCTACTACCAGCCCTCTGTCTTATGTAGGTCAGATCATTTCTGTTGTAGACGAATCTGCTCAAACTTCTACAGCTTATCAGATTTCAAATACAGCAGGTGACCTTGTCGAAGTAGGTAAAGGAGCTAATAAGCCTATGCTATTCGTTGCTGACGAATCTGCTATGCTTGCCCTGCAAGACATTGAAGTAGGTCAGCAGGTTTATCGTGAGGATAAGAAAACCATTTGGATCTTCAAAGGTGGAGACGCTTCCCAGCTTTCTAATTGGGTAGAATCTGCTGCACAGAATGATACAGTTTGGAACGGCACAACCAACAAAGTTGTATTTTACTCACTGACTCAGCAACAGTATGATGCAATTGGCTCAAAGGACGCAAATACACTATACTTTGTCTCTGATTCTGGTAAGGTTTACAAAGGCACAGCAGATATGACAAAGTCAGTAATTGTTACTGATTCTGTTCCTGCTGTCGCTGATGCTATTCTAGACAAGCTTTACATCGATTCTGCTTCCTTCGAAGCTAAGATTACAGTTGATGGAAGCAACTGGATTATCCTTTCTCCAGGTTATCTGACAGACGGAGCTAACTGGGCAAGTGCAGATTCTAAGAAGTTTGCAACAATTGGTCTGATTAAGAAAGGTATCAGCTCAGCTATTGAAGCTATTTCACTTAATACTACGTTTGATAGCACTTCTGGTACTATCAAAGTTGGTGAAGGTCAAGGAGCTACTCTTACAGGAATTGCCCATGGTATAGCTTATGACTCTTCTCTTTTGAAGATCACAATTCCTCAGTACGGCAGTGAAGATATTGTCATCAATATTCCTAAAGATAAGTTCGTTACTACTGGTAAGTACTATGAAAACTATCCTGAAACAGATCCTACTCATCACAAGGTAATTGTCCTTACAATTGACAACCAAGATGAACCAGTTATCATTCCTGCTGAAGCGCTTGTAAACATTTACACTGCTGATAATACTGCAAAGAACCTTGTTGTTACTATCTCCGATGATAACAAGATTTCTGCTCAGTTAATCATTGATCCAGCAAGCGGAAATGCTTTGAGATACAGCGATGCAGGATTCATGGTTGACATTTCTGGTAAGCTCGACAAGCTTTCAGGTGCTCTTGGCCAAAAGCTGCTTATCAGTAATACCGATGGTACAATCACTGAAAGTGGATATGGTATCCAATCAGAAGGAAATCTAACAGACTCTACTTCTGATCTAGCTGTAAACAAAGTTATCTATGACGCAATTGCTAAGAAACTTGATGCTGTTGCAGGAACTGAAAACAACATTGTTGTATTTGGTGTAGGTAAAACAATCAAAGATTCAGCAAAGGCTGTTGGTGGAGACAAGCTTAAGGCAACAGTTGATGCTAACACAGTTGCTACTGAGGCTGCTGTTAAAGCTGCAATTGACGAAGCTCTTGAGTGGTCAACCATCGGATAATATTTTCATTATCAACCCTCCGCTTCGGCGGAGGGTAGATATACAATTAACTTAAATTTTTAGGAGTGATTTTATGCCCGCAATTAAAGGTGTTGTAGATTTTAAGTATGGTCTGCAATCAGCTTACTCTGGCCTGGCAGCCAAAGATGTAAATACTCTTTATTTTACTACTGATACTCAGAGACTATTCGTTGGTGAAACTGAGTACACTCGTCCTGTAGGTCATGGTACTTCTCTTCCCGGAGATTTCATGCCGCCAGACTCTCTATTCGTTGTGGAGAATGGTACTGCTCGTTCCCTTTACTACAGTAAGGATGGTGAATCTTGGGACCTGATTTCTCGTCTGCCTGCTTCTATTACTGCTGGTGTAGTAGGTGCTAACGCTGGCGGTCAGCTTGATTTTGGAGCAACTATCAAGATTCCTAAGGTAACTTATGATGATAGAGGCAATGTAACGGCTGCTGAAGATGTAACTGTTAAGCTGCCTGCTAAGCCTTCAGATATTAAGAACACAGTTACTGTTAGTGGCACCGGAAACGCTGTAACGGCTGCTGAATTTGATAAAGCTGGTCATGCCCTGACACTTACAAAGGGTGAGACTTTTGCTACAAAGAAAGAGCTGACAGACGCCATCGGTTCAATCACATCTTTTGAGATTGATTCTAATGGTGGTAATGGCTATGCCTCACTTGCAGCTCTGAAACAGGCGCATGCAACCGGTACTGCTGGAGTGTTTTATCTAGTTGTCAATCCAGATGCAACTGATAGTAACGCATTTGTCGAGTACTTCTGGACTGGTAAAGCTTATGAAATGGCTGGCAAGTTCGGAGAAGTTGATCACAGCTCACTTGCTACAAAGAAAGAGCTGACTGGCGGCCTTGCTGAGAAAGTTGACAAGACAACTACTGTCAATGGTCAAGCACTTAGCGGCAATGTTCAAATTGACGACATTACTGGCAATGCCGGAACAGCTACTAAGCTGAAGACCGCTAGAACAATAAACGGCGTAAGCTTCGACGGTAGTGAGGATATCACAATTGATGTTGGTCCTAACACTCTTGCCGGTCAGACTGATGTCAATATCGCTACTCCTGGTGATGGTCAGTCTCTTGTATATGATGCTACTTCAAAGAAGTGGATCAACAAGAAGCTTGCTAAGGCAGATGTTGGTCTTGGCAACGTCAATAACACAGCAGATAGCGAAAAGGTAGTTAAGTCTGCTGGTACGCTAACAAATGCTCGTACTATCGCCCTTTCCGGTGATGCTACTGGTTCAGTAAGTTTCGATGGTTCCAAAGATGTTACAATCGAAGTTACTGGCGTTAAAGCTGCTGCTGATGGTGCAGGTAACAACATTGTTGCTACTTATGCTACTAAGGAAGAAGCAGCTGCTGCTGTCCTGACTTGGCAGTCAATCTAACCAACTAAGATAGGCGGAGTCAATTGAAATAAGTAAATTGGCTCCGCCTTATTTCTAGAATCCTTATATAACAATGAGAGGTGATTGTAGTGGCCAATAAAACGGAAGATGTAATTTTTAGAAGAGGTCCGGCGGCTACAATGCCCCAGGAAAAACACTCCGGAACTCTTCTAGTTGAATCAGACACAGGTAATGTATTTGTAGACGATTCTGATGAAGTCAGAGTTCAGCTAACCGATACATCAAAAATATCAAGACACGGTGACAAGTTCGACAATGATGTTGAGCTTGATTTCCCTTCAGAAACTGAAGGGAAATCTTCTAAGTTATCAAGTGATAACATAAATTTCAAAAATGGTGAAAACTTTGCTAAATTCGACAGTAACGGACTTGATGGTAGCGAAAAAGTCATTGATAATATACGAAAAAAGTTAGATGTTCCTAATCATTTCGTTTGGGAATCTATCTAATCAAAATATGAAAGGATTGATTCTTAAATGGATCATGTTATTGATTTAGATATAGTGATTTATATTTGCACGTTGATCGCTTCTATTTCTGGAGCATCTATAGTAATTGGAAAAGCGATAAAGAAATCAGTATCATCTGCAGCAAAAGAAATAATAGATGAAAGACTGAAGAAGTCAGATGAAGAGCACAAAAAGTCTATAGACGAAATGGAAGATAGAATGAACAAGAAAATCAGTTATCTTCAGAATTCTGTAGACAAACAAATATCCGAAATTCGTAAACAGCTTGATCAGCTAACAAAGTCACAAAATGATGTTAACAATAAAATGAAATCAGCGCTACTTGCTAGTACACGAGATAGAATAAATCAAGCTCATGACTATTATATGCGAAAAGATTTCATTGGAACTCACTCGTTGTACATAATTGAACAGCTATACGAATCTTACAAAGAGCTTGGAGGAAATAGCTTCATTTCTGACCAGATGAAGGACATCCATGGCTTAGAAGTAAGAAGTGCTGAAATGAATATTAAAGAGTAAGTCTTTGAGAGGAGATATTTCATATGCCCACTGCAAAGAATGAAGTTAAAATTAAATTTGGTACTAAGGCTGAGTATGCATCAGCTACAAAAAATGAAGACACAGTATATTTCATTACTGATACTAACCAGATATATATAGGAAAAAAATTAGTATCTTCAAAGGCATATTCTGGTTCGTCTGTCCCTATGGCTCAGCAGTATGATAAAGGTGATATATACCTTTACATACCTGCTGATGGAGACCCGGGGATATATGTTCATAATGGTGTAGCATTTAGTATTGTAGCTATTCCTATTACAGACATAACAGCAAATACAAATGCAAGACATTCGCATACAAATAAGGAGACGCTTGATGCTATATCAGGAACTCCTGTTCAGGTAACATCTCAGACGCTTACAGACGCCCAGAAAACGCAAGCAAGAACAAATATTGGAGCACTTGGAACAGTTGTACCTAATCCTACCAACGACAACGATGCTGCAAACAAAGCATATGTCGATTCAAAGATAGCGTCAGGAGGAGTTACTGTTGATACATCACTTTCTGACACATCCACTAATCCTGTTCAAAATAAAGTTGTAAAAGCTGCAGTTGACGGAAAATCTTCAGTAACAATAAAATCATGGACTGCTGATGATGTGGGGGGGGAGGGTTGATGTAACCCTTGCTTCTGGAACTACTTATATCATTGACAGCCAAAGCTTGCAAGCAATTGCAAAAAATATAGAAGCACCGGATGGAAAAATTATAATTGAACTTCCGTCAGCAATACTAGCCGACGACGCCGGTAACATTATTACACAAGAACCTACAAAGCTATATTTAGGATATGGTTATAATGCTATCGGAAATAGAATGATATATGTGTCTAAATTTAATCCAACTAATTTACTGGGATCAGAAATAATATCAGTTGAATTTACCTACCCATATATAGAATATACTAAAGGAGATATTTCTGGAACTGGTGAAAGAATGAAAGTTCAAAATACAATTAACTCAAATTCAACTATAAATTACGCACAAGTCCAAATACTTTCAAATGTAACAGTATCAAGTAAGCAAAAACAGATGCTTTTCGAAGCATAAATAAAGTAAAAGCTCGGTGCAGAAGTGCACCGGGCTTTTCATTTCATAATATCATTTCTAACTACTTGTTGAATGAATATTAACTATAAAATTATAGTTAAAGTTAAAGTTAAAGTTAATGTTGGTATTATTATCACGATTTTCCTATATTCCAAGAAGTATATTTCCATCCATTATTGTATATGAACGGAATTCCATATAAGAACTTGTTTCCGTTATAAATTCTAGCAGGTTCAATTAGCTTAGTTGAAACATGTGTTTGGCTAGCCGAAGTTCCTACTCGAAACTGACACTTATTAGTTGTTGCTGTTCCTCCTGTTGAATCGTCAACAACACAATAGACGTAAGTATTGTCATAAGCACTATGGAAAAGTTTTCCCGTCAAATTCTTAGAGGTTCCAACAATATTAGCTCCTTTATACCATTTATAAGTATATCCAGTTCCGCCTGATGGATTACAAGTTAGCGTAAAACCATCTCCATCATAGCCAGCTATGAATTCTGGAATAGGCTGAACGGATATAATATTTACGCTTGGAGGAGGTGGGGCAATTTGAGGAAATGTTATTGTTCCTGACACTGAAAGAGAATATGGAGTATACGTTGTCTCATTTTCAGAACACCACATAGCAGATACATTAAGAGAAGTAGCAGAAGTATCGTGTACTTTTACAGTTCTACTTCCAATAGTGTACCAACCAGCTGAGCTAAAGTTATATGTCTGATAAGCTTTTTCTCCTTGAATAATATAATAAGAGCTATTCGTATTTCCATTGTAAGAATACCCTGTTGCATCATATACTTTTAAGGTTAAAGTAATTGTAGTAGCAGAGGTTGATTGACTATATGAATATTCAAGCCTTGCATACCAATTTTTTGAGGATTTTGGACCATCAAAATAAGCCATTTACTCACCCCTTACGCAGTTCTCTTCCAGATATATATACTTAGATAAGGAGGCATATTGTTGTGAGAACTTCCTCCACCAGTAGTACCGGTCAAAGAGTTACGGCTGATGTCAAAGGCCACTGGGGCATAGGGATAGTACCGACCGCTGCCGCTCTGAACGCCCATATCACCCACTTCAAACGCTTTGTTGCTATTGGTGATGAAGCCATAATATCCTGACTGATTGGACGGGTTGTGCCCGTGGCTAGGCATCTCATCTGTCGTCAAGGTGTGGCTGGCTTCACCACCTTGACTACCTGCAGGATAACTACTACTCATTCCAAGTAAGAACTTGCCTTGAATCTGCTCCCAGGTCCCCCCAAAAAGTGTTCTGGGATTAGTACTATTTACATTCATGTAAATAGAACCGACAGGATAAACATTATCTAATACAAAATTAGTCCCAACTGTCTGGAAAAACAACTGATTAGTATCTGGGCTACTAGGTAAAGTATTACCATAATCTGTACCCGAAGTAAGCTTTATACCTTTGGTAGTAAGAGCACCTGTCATAGTTCCACCAGAAAGCTGTAAGTAATTAGCTGAATCATCCTCTTCAACTAAATATATCTCGTCATCGTTTATCAATCCTTGTGTTTTCATCTTTTCAAAAATTGATTTAGTAGGAACTTTATTTATGACAAAATTGATAACATGTTTTTCTGTAGGCATGAAAATACCTCCAATTTTCATTAAGATTATCAATCATATGTAAGGTCGACCTTGTATTTATTTGTAATCAGTAATTGACGCTATCTTAGCGATATTTTGATAAATTGGAGGTAACAAAATGCCGACTTCAAAGAAAATTACAGACTTTGTTATCAACAAAGTCCCAACAAAAGCAATTTTCAATAAAATGAAAGAACAAGGTCTAATTAACAATGACGAGATTTATTTGGTTGAGGAATATGATTCCGATAACAAATATGTTTCGTATGAATCTCAATCACTAACTGCTACACAGATGAAACAAGCAAGAAATAATATTGGCGCTTTAGGTTCTACTGATATTGTGTCTATTAACCATGGCGGTACTGGTGCATCAACTGCTGCCAATGCTAGAGCTAATATAGGAATTCAATATGGAACAAGTTACCCAACTTCGACTCCTGTTACAGGTACAGGATCTCTTTATTTTGTACAGCAGGAGAATGTAGTAACTCCTATTTCAGAAGGGGGTACAGGTGGTACAACACAAGATGCTGCAAGGACCAATCTAGGATTACCTACACAGGACAAAAGGGTAGTAAATATTTGTAACGGCACAAAGCTTGTAACAGGATCTAACATAACAATAACATTAGATCCCACTGAAGCCAAGAAATATAGTGCAATTCTTATTCTTCTTGGCACCTATCTTGGGGGGAATTATGGCAACATGTATGATTCATTTGTTTTTCCGCTTATTCCAGATACTTGGTCATTTAGATTCTTCAAATATACTCTAGAAGGAGAAAATTGGCAGTGTGCAAAAGCAAATTTAAGTAGCGACTGGGCAACTTTTACTATTACTTCTGTTTCAGGAGACACTAATAATCCATGCTGGTGTTACTTAATGTAAGGAAGTGATAATATGGCGTATACAACTGTGTTATCAAGCAAAAAATCTACAGTAGGCTCACCATATGTAATATACACTGTTCAATTTCAATCATCGTCTAGAACTTCTTCAACTGTAAACATTGATTGTATAGTCACTTTGCACCTTTTAAATAGTGATTCTTATCTTGGAACAGGACATGTGCTAACAGGATACATAAAAATAAATGATCAAACATTTAGTATTGACCTAAAAGGTTGGAATGAATCTTGGCATGGTACAACAAATCATACTGCAACAAACTCTTTTCAAGTAACCGGCTTATCTTCTAATACAACATCTTTGTCTTCTACATTTTCAGTTTCAAATTCTGGAGGCAGCCCAGGAACTTTGAACGAAACAGCAATGTCATCAATTTCAATTGGTTCCGGTAATTCAGCAAGCGTATTCAAAATACAATCTGATATATATGTAGGAGATAAAATAACAGCTCACATTAAATCATTATCCAGCACAAACTATCATCATATTTCCATATCATATGAATCTAAATCAAACACCTTCACAACTAACGCATCATCAGATTTTGTATGCAATTTTTCATCATCATTATTTAATTCTTGGTTCAGCTCTACAGTAAAAATGATTGAAGCAACTATGACATGCACAACATATTCATCAACTGGTAGCAACTTAGGAACAGTTTCTCAAAAAGTTTATGTCCATTTACATGAATATCAATATAAACCGTATGGAGGATCTGGAAAGGTTTCATCTGAAACTAATACATCTTGCAGAATAGTTTTAACAACTCCAACATTTCAAAATTCTTCGTCATTTAGCAAATGGGAGATTTCGTGCTCATTAGGAAGCTGCTCTTCATTTAATAACACAATTAGTATAACAGGATTATCTGCATCTAATAATCAGACTGGAGTTTTAGTAGCAGTATGCGTTGATTCAAGAGGGTTTAGAAGTGATCCAATTTATATTCAGTACCACATAAGAAAAGCAGGTATTTGTGTATATAATGGAGATGTATATGTTCCAGCTACAAGTTACTTATATTTAAGTAAATGGGTCAAAGCAGATGGATACGCTTGGAATGGTTATAAATATTTGAAATAAAAAATGGCACACCAAAATAGGTGTGCCATTTTTGATTAAAGAAGATATATTTGAAAAGAGCAATAACCTTCATCTTTATAAAAATCTATCATATACGAAACTTACTGATTGTTCTATAATAATAGAAATGATTTTTGATTTTATAATAAATCGCCTCCTCAAGAATGAAATGAGGAGGTGATATTTTAGTTAATTTATAAATTAGCTATTTTGCACAAGCCAATATACAGATCCATTTTTGATCTTATCTGTTTTCATAACATATGCTCCTACAGTAGAAACGTCTTCACCAGAATAATGAACAGCGAAACTATTATCACCGCTAACAACATGATTATTTTCATCAATCATGAATTCTGGATACTCTTCTACAAATTGTTCCCATGTGTATATCTCTAATCCGTCATACGAAGTATCGCCTTGAGGTCCTCCTGTCATCGTAAAAGATATAGTATCATTATAAGTTAATACAAGTTGAATAGGTGTTAATACAAGACCATCCGTTTCAGTACCTAAAACAAAATATATTTCTGCGCTTTCTCTATATAAGTTAGGAGCATCTGAATTAGTACCATAATATTTGGTTCCGTTTATCTGGATATATCCCTCGGTTGCTAACCTTTCGGAAATAGATGCATCTTTCTGCAAGTAAGCAAATGATTGTATTTGTATTTCATCTTGACCTTGTTCACCTAGATTATAAGGAGTCAGATCAGGAGATCCTGCACTTTGAACTAATTCTTGACCGAACTTTTGCGGAATAACCGAAGGAATACCTCCGCATACCTCTTCAAACTGTTGCTTATCTGGTTGATACATTATAGTTAACTCGTGTACTGACGGATCCGAAGGGGGACCAGGTACTACGTAACTAACAGGATCTGAAGGCAAGCTGTCAGCATATCCTGATCCTTTAGCTACAACTGTTATGTTGTGCATTCCTATAGATAAATCTTTACTTGATAATGAATAGCTTCTTTTTGCCATTATTATTCACCTTTCGTCATATAGTGTCTAGTATATTTGTATCATTATCGTAAATTGCATAATTTGTTGCATTCGCTACCTCATCAAATGTCAATGTTCCATCTGATATGCTCAGATTAGTTGGTTTCATCAATCTTTGAAGTGATGATACTGAAACATTAACTGTAGATGTAGGATTTGATATTTTTAATGTTCCAGTACTAGGTTTCCATGAGTACTGACAGTTTGTTGCAGTTGCATTGTCAAAAACATATCCAGATGAAACTGTAAATTTTAGATCAACTGATCCACCTTCTTTTATTGTTAAAATGTTTGAAGTTGATTCAGTTACTCCATTTCCAAGTTGCCGTTTTATTTCATATGAAGATTGGGTATTTTGGGACAATATCGAAATTCCAAATATTTTTGTTTGCCCTATATAAAATCCCATTCTAGCACCTCCTTTTAAGTTTTCAACAATATTCAAGGTAAAGTTAATAACTAAAATGAGTCGAATATATCTAGTTAAATTAACATGAAAAATTAAATTTGAATTAAATGAAACTCATAATATTTTATCAATGATTGTAGTTATATTAAACAATCTATCATATTTACAAAGTTAATTGATACCATATGAAAAATTAAAAATAAAGTTAAGCTATGACATGAAAATACAAGAGATTTAGTTTAGGACCTTGTATACATTCAACATGATGAAATTTACCTTATTTAGGAGGTTGAAATAAATGCCTAGACAAATTTGGAATGAAGGTCGTGTACAAGGCTATTCTGCATACGAAATATATCTTAAACAAGCGCTTTCCGATGATCCTGATTTACAACCTGCTACTGAAAGAGAGTGGTTAGCTTCAAGTATAGCTTGCGGATCTTCTATGGTTGTTAAGATCCCAAAAACGAGCAACTATGCTGGATATTTAGATATCTCTCTTCCTGAAAATTCCAAGCTATGCGCAGCAAATGTAATATTTGCTAATTTATTTTTAGGTGATTGCGAATACGATATTAACAGTTATTTTGCAAAACGGGTAATTAACTATGGATTCTGCATAAGCAACACATTGAACTTTCACCCTGATACAAACGGAACGAAGATACCTACTACTGACGACGATATATCATTAGAAAGCGTTCTTTCCTATTCAGAGGCGTACAACAAGATAATTGATGGTGTAGTCATTCAACCAGGTAAATGGAAAGAAACAGGCGACGAAGCAGGGCAATATATGGACCTATCTCCGGATATGTCTAAATCGCCTTTCATAAGAATCTTCTATTCTGGAAAGATTGAATCTACTATACAGATAATGCTTACCGGGTTCACGATTAGATCTGTTATTTCGGGAGTTTGTGGACTAGACGGAAGCTACAATGCTACATCTCCTCAAGATGGTACATTCTTGGGCCCAGCTCAGTTTCCCTGGGCAGCTAAAATAATTTTTAGCCAAAGCACTGCAACATCAATCTCTTTAAATATGTCAAATTACATACGAAAAATAAAGGGGGAAAAAGCTGTTTCTAAATTAAGGGGTAAATCATTAGTTGATATGGAAACATGCGACCCAAGTATTTTCTATTCCTCAAAACAGCCTGATGCAAAAATTGATTTTGATTCTTGCAGTCTTGACTCTCCTGACGGAAAAGGAAATATTTTAACAATCCACTCAAAATCAGACAAGTATTCTCCTGCAATATATGCAACTAGATATGATCCAGATAAGGAAAAGTCATTATCTCCTTTCAATGTTGTAGGTAAGGGAGCTGTTCAGATGTTTGACAATTCTACATCTGACGCTGATATGAAAGGATATGAGAAGACATATCCAGGTACATTCGCACTAAGACGAAAGGATGACGGATCTGTTGAAACTCTAAATGAAAACAATGATGTGATACCTGTTGCTAGAATAGATCACAAGGAGCTTTCCTATACAAATCTAGTTACAGATGACAAAAAAGCAAAGGGAGTAGTTACATCAGTCGGAAACAAAAAATCATTATCTGTTTCTTTATCGGATGATGACACTGATAGTCAACTAACTATAGGTGATGACGGGACAAGCAACGTAAGCATTGGATCTACATCATTTAATAAGGGAGCAATGAATAAACTTTCTCCAAGTTCTTCAAATATCACACCGGCATACATCCTAGAAGCTATTGCAAATAACAAGTCAATTGATATACTAGGAGATAGAATGAAAGCTCTCAAGGCTGGATTAGCAAAAGAAACATCTGCAGGTAATGTAGGATACATTCAGTTACCTAATGGATTAAGATTATACATTTCAGCTACTAAACCAACTGCAACTGATGTTCCTATTGGATCTATTGGAATAGGCTGGACAGAGGAGTGATACAATGCCTCAGCTAAGTTATTCGTGGCATCAAGATGAGTGGTCTTACAGTGCAGAAGGTGTGCTAAAGAAAATAGGCACATTCACAAACAATACAAGCAAGAAGATAAAGATTTCTTCGGTTGAATTGTATCTTGGAACGCTTAGAGGCTATGTAAACTCTGGAACAGTATTTACAGGTAACGGAGGTTCAATAGGTACTTATATCCAACTCGGTGGCAATGAATCAGATACTAAAACTGTTTCAAACGTGTGCGGAACTGGAGGTAGTGGAGATAACATATGGGCAGATACAAACAGCTGTCAAAAATACACTTTTACTATTTCCCCAATAACATTATCAGTTGGGTCATCTGCTGATCTATATATAATGACTCCTTCTCTTTCTGAAGGGAGTACCGGAAAAGTTCTTGTTATGCAGAAGTCTACCGGTAGAGCAAACTATGAAGAAATACAAGATACATTTACTATAACATACAATGCTAATGGATATGGAACAGCGCCTTCGTCACAAACAGGGCAGCTACCTTTGACAATAAAGTCAGGTCCATCGGGTTATGACCCAGATTTGTATCTATTTAATTATTGGAACACAAAGTCAGATGGTACAGGTACAACATACAATGTTGGATCATCGTACAACGCTCAATCAAATATTACACTTTATGCAATATGGAGTTATGGGTCTTGTTATTTAGCGAACGGAGGAATAATTTATCAGTCCCCGGGGCTCCAATACCCTGAAGGAGCTTCGTTTGAAAAAGACATAACATGGTCAACCGCCTACACTAGAAAAGTCTTCATACCTTCAAATGATGTTTGGCAGGTAGATTTCAATCAAGAGGAAACAGGTGAAATTTTTCAGTACTGGGCAGATATGTCAGATGGATCTGGTAATAAGTACTATCCTGGAGATCAATATACTATAAGTGGTGGTCATAAGTTTTACGCTATATCAAATTTACCAAGTTACACTGTCAAATGGTTTGATGGATATACAGATAAAGTATTGAAAACTATGACAGTGAAGCAAGGAACTACAATACCAAAATCTGAATATCCTTCAGAACCTGTTAGACAAGGTTACAAATTTGCTGGATGGTACGGAGATACAACAAATATTAGAGGAAATTTGAATGTTATAGCTATGTGGGGAGATTCACCTGTTTGGATAATGACAACAGATGGATGGAAGAAATACATCCCAAAGGAGAAGAAGTGATTTTATGGGCTGGGAATACTACAATGGAAAACCACAATTCTATTCATATCCTAACTATGTATTCAACTCTGGAGCAACTAAAAAGTATGAAAAGAACGGAGTTGATCCTGGAGCTGGCTCACTTCATTATTGGTCATGGCAGACAGGTTCAATTTTCAAATGTCATGATATCGTTATAAAATATACAAACGATACAGAAGGCGCTATAAGATTAAAAAGTTACAGCATAAAGACAACAGCTTGTGATTCAGGTGGATTAAGCTACTGGGCTTGGGGAGGATTAGTTGAAACACCGTGTGTAGGATATGGAGGAACTTACTACACATATGTTAATGTAACAAATGACAACGGAAAGACATATCAAAGTTCATCTGTTGTGAATGTGAGTGTTCCAAATCTTTCAAAAACAAATATGAACTACAGAGGAAGCGATGCCACGCACAGTGCATCATTTGGAAACCCTCCTCAATATCCTGAAGGTCAACCTGGTGGCATGACAGGAAGAGTATTTGAATTAACTGATTGCCCTGCAATTCAGCCAGGCGGATACGCCTATGTTCACCTTGGAGTTGGGCATTTCAACGACCCTGCAACTGATCCAATATCTACGGTTATACGATTCAAGATGGATCCAGGTGAAATGGAAGTAATTGCAGAGCCTGCGGAAAATCCTGTTATCTGGAGATTTAGTGAAGACAAAGATTGGCACCTAGTTAAAACACTATTTAAGATGACTTCGTCAGGTTGGAAGCAGATAGATAATTGAGGTGATCAAATGAAAATAGAGTGTAAATCTAATCAACCATTATCAGCAAATCAACAAGTAAATAGATTAGGAAAATTTCTATATAAACATATTGATGGATCGTTTAACTACAAAAAATCATCTAACATGTATGATGTATACATGACAATTTTGTACCAGCTTCCTGTTGATAAACAAGATGAGGCAAAAGGAAAAGAATTCAACGACCTTCATGAAATGACATTAGATATTAACATAACAACCTATATGAAAAAGGTTAGAATAAACATAATTGAAATGACTCCTGAAGAGAAGACGATTGGATATGATTTATACGAACCTGAAAAACTTGAAGATTTAGTGAAAGCAAGCGAAACCATATTGAAAAAGATTCAAAAAAGAATATCTAGAGAATTCAGAGAATATAATTTCTTATTTTGATTGAATCGTTATTGTAATTGAAAGGAGGATGAGCATTGAAGAAATTGATAAGACATGACGATTCAATTCTATGCATGGCTAACGTTAGAGGAAAAGACATAGCGAACCCAGGACCATTGAACTTTTCTTTCTATTTCTCATCCGGAGCTGGATACCCTCATGAAATTAGAGTAAAACCCGTGTTTAACCCTGAAAAGCTTCTAAAGAGCAAAGTAGGTAACCTAAAATTATGTGACGATTGGGAGTATCTGCATGGCGTTGATGATGATCATGTAGATAACAAAGATATAAGAAAGATGATAGCCTTCTTCAAAAAGTACATTGTTCTTTTTTGCATGGTTTGGGATGAGCAGATGCAAGAAGTAACTTTGCAACATTACTTTGAAGGGCAAACTGATTTCAACGAATTGCTTGAAGATATTGATTTTTATCCTAAATACAAAAATAAGATGAATAATATTCATGACGTAGAGGAACTTGAGGCCTTCTGCAGAAAAAACAATCTGGTTAATTTCTACGGAAACTAAAACAACATGGCCAACACCATGATGATATATAATACATGTGTTTTGTAAATTTCCTGAAACCCACATGTAAAACAAAAATAAAGGAGTAGCATACATATGAATAAACTAAAAAATATCATTGTGACAGAAGCAAAGGACTACAAAATCCTTCTTAGAAACGCTCCAACTGTCACAATGATTTTCTTTACCCTCAGCGTAGTTCTGATGAACATTTTTGCATCAAAAGAACTGCTAAATATCGAATACCTTGCTCTTGACTGTGGATTCCTTCTGTCTTGGATGAGTTTCCTTTGCATGGATATGCTTACAAAGAGGTTTGGAGCAAGAGCAGCAATCAAGCTATCTCTTTTCGCTGTATTCATGAATCTTATTTGCTCTGGAATCTTCTTTTTTGTTTCTAGAATTGGAAACAACTGGAGTGTTTTCTATAACTTCAATGATAGCATCGCTAATGATGCAGTGAATGGAGTATTCGGTGGAACATGGTATGTACTAGTAGGATCTATGACTGCATTCATCGTTTCCGCTATTGTAAATGCTATCATAAACGATGGAATCGGAAAGCTTATAAAGAAGAAAAATTTCTTTGAATATGCAATGAGATCATATGTTTCTACAGCTATCGGTCAATTTGTAGACAACTTTGTTTTTGCTACAATTGTTTCCAAAGTTTTCTTTGGATGGACATGGACTCAAGTTGTGTTTTGCTCGATTGCAGGCGCAGCAGCTGAGCTTCTTTCCGAGGTTGTATTCAGCCCTGTAGGATTCAAAGTTTGCAAGCGATGGGAAAAGGAAGAAGTAGGAAAAGAATATATTGATTTTACTAAGGAGGCTTCTAAGACTTGATTGTAATTGTTACAGGTTCTTCTAACGGTATTGGTCGAGAAACAGCTAAGAAATTTCTTGACAGTGGAGACATTGTGCACGGAATTGACATTAGTCCTGAATATGATAAGGAGTATCTACAAACTAAAATAGGAAGATATTTCCATCATGTAGCAGATGTAGGAAAGTTTGAACAGCTTCCTACCCTCTATGATCCAGCTATTCTCGTCAATAACGCAGGTAGGCAAAATGGTCCGAATGATATTGAAACAAATTTGATTGGTGTTATGAACTGCACTAAGAAATATGCACTTTCAAACAGAAAGATTAAATCAGTTGTAAATCTTGCATCTGTATCAGCTCACAATGGATGCGAATTTCCTGAATACACTGCATCAAAGGGCGGAGTGATTTCTTACACAGTTTGGACAGCAAAACAGATCGCAAAGTATCAAGCAACTTGCAACAGCATCTCTTTTGGTGGTGTAGAAACTGAATTGAACGCACAAGTCATGAATGATAAAGAAAAATGGAAAGATATCATGAGCATGACTCCACTAAAGAAATGGGCGAGTGCAAAAGAAGCAGCAGAGTGGATCTACTTTGTTGCAAAAGTAAACAAGTCTATGTCAGGTCAAGATATCATTGTAGACAATCTTGAAATGCTTAATCATAGATTTGTATGGTGATGTATTCATAGAGAGTTTTGTATTCCTTTGAAACCCTCTCTGAAAATAAAAATAACAAGGAGTAATAAATCATGCCCGAATCAAAAAAGTCAAGAACAGTTGAAGAGATGTCAGGAGTAACTCTACTTGGTAATAATAATACTAAGTATAGCTGCGACTACAGTCCAGAAGTTTTAGAAACATTTGTAAACAAGCATCCTGACAACGATTATGTTGTTACATTTGATGCTTATGAGTTCACGAGCAAGTGCCCAAAGACAGGTCAGCCAGATTTCGCAAAAGTTGTAATCAGCTACATCCCTAACGAAAGAATGGTTGAAAGCAAATCTCTTAAGCTCTATCTTTTCTCTTTCCGAGAGCATGGTGATTTTCATGAAGACTGCATGAACATTATCATGAAAGACTTGATAAAGCTTATGGATCCAAAGTACATTGAAGTGAAGGGTATTTTCTCTCCCAGGGGTGGTATATCGATCTTTCCTTTCGTAAACTATGCAAATCCAAAATTCAATTATCAGGATTTTGCAAAATCTAGAATGCTTGATGCACTTAGAGATGCAAGCAACAGAAAAGTAAGATACGACATGTAATCATAGGAGGAGAATTTTATGAAGAAAGCACTTGTTTTGTCGTCCGGCGGTGTAGATTCTACCACTTGCGTAGGTATTGCTGTAAATGAAGTAGGTTCGGAAAATGTGAGCACTGTTTCTGTCTTTTATGGGCAGAAACACAACAAGGAACTTGAATGCGCTGAAAAAGTAGCAGAGTTCTATAATGTAAAGCATTATGTCCTTGACTTGTCAAATGTTCTACAGTATAGCAACTGTTCTCTAATGAAGAATAGCACAGAAGAAATCCCTATGATGAGTTATGCCGACCAGATAAAGAAAAATGGAAAACCATCAACAGAAGTTCCGTTGAGAAATGGAATTATGCTCATGTCAGTTGGCTCATTAGCTATGCAACTTTATCCTGAAGACGATGTCGATATTTACATTGGAGCACATGCCGATGATGCTGCAGGTAATGCTTATCCAGATTGCTCCGCAGAATTCATGCAAAACGTAAAAGAAGCGATATTGATTGGATCTAGACATAAAGTTAAATTGGTTTCTCCATTTGTGAACCATAACAAATCCGAAGTTGTTAAATTAGGGCTATCAATAGGTATTCCATATGAATTAACAAGTTCATGTTACAATGGCAGAGAGAAAGCTTGTGGATTGTGTGGAACCTGCAGAGACCGTATAGCCGCATTCAAGGCAAATAATGCAGTTGACCCAATTGAATATGAAATTGATGATCCATTCAAAGAAATGCGGTGATACCTAAATGGAAATATGGCGACCTGCTAAAGGGTATGAAGACAACTATGAAGTGAGCAATTTAGGACGAGTAAGAAATTCAAAGCATTATATTATGAAACCTCCTCTAAGAGAGGATGGATATCTTTGGATATACCTTGCGTCTAAAACTAGTCCTAACAACACATCAATTCATAGGTTAGTTGCTAAAACATTTATTCCGAACCCTGAATGTAAACCGCAAGTAAATCATCTGGATGGAAACAAGACGAATAATCTAGTTGAAAATCTAGAATGGGCTACAGGATCTGAAAACGTTAAGCATGCGTATTCGCATAATCTAATTGCAGATAAATCTCCTGAAGGCATCCGAAATATTGTATCAGCAGCTAGAAAATCCTTGAAAAAATATTGTAATGTTCCGATAATATGTGAAAACACAGGACAAGAATTTGAATCTATGCATCATGCTGCACTTTATTATGATGTAGATGATACTACTATTCAAAATATAGTAAGAAATGTAACAAAACGATCTAGAAAGCTACCTGGATTGAAATTTAGATTCAAATATTCCGATATTACTTGTAGATCACCTCATAGAAAGAAAAATCTAATTAAATAAATCGCTAAGGAGTAAAAATGTATACAGTAAAAACAAAAGTTTCATTTGAAGCTGCTCATCGTTTATACAATGTAGACACTTATTCATCCGAATGCAGAGATAATCTTCATGGCCATTCGTACAAAGTTGAAGTTCTTGTTGGTGTAAATGATTTGAATAACGCTGGAATGGTCATTGATTTCAAACTTCTGAAGAAGATAATCAAGGATGTAATTGAAGACAAATACGATCATTCTTGCATTCTTCGAAATAGCGACCCTATTGCAAAAGTGGTTAAAGAAAACTGTAAGAAGGTTATCATTGTTGACAACAGTCCTACAGCTGAATGGATGGCTAAAGAGTTCTATGAAATGATTCAATCTAGAATGAACACGTTTTCTTCTGATTTACATGTTATTTCAGTAGGAGTACAAGAAACAGAAAATAACATTGGATATTATCTTTCGGAGGAGTAAATATGAAAGTTGTTGAAATATTCAAAAGCATTGATGGTGAAGGTAAGCGGGCTGGTATTCCTGCAACCTTCATTCGACTTGCTTTCTGTAATCTTCGATGCAGTTACTGCGATACTTCATATGCATTTGACGATAAATGCGCTGAAGACATGACAGTTGATGAAATTGTCCATAAGTGTATTGAGATGGATTGTCCGTCTATTACACTTACAGGTGGAGAACCTCTCATTCACAAAGATGTCGAAATTCTGCTTGCTGAACTTGACAGAAACAACTTTGATGTAAATGTAGAAACAAATGGAACAATTGACACATCTTATTACCATAAGCTAAAGAATGTTTGGTTCACTATTGACTACAAGTCTCCGTCTAGTGGATGCGAAAATGCTATGAATCCTGAAGCATTCAAAAAGCTTCGTCCTCAAGATGTATTGAAATTTGTAGTTGGAAGTGATGAAGATCTTGAAGCAGCACTGAAAGCTATTCAAGAATACAGACCGTCTGCACAAGTGTATTTCAGCCCTGTATTTGGATATGATGCAAAGAACATTGTAAACTTTCTTCTTTTCAATAAGTTGAATAAATGCAAAATTCAACTTCAAATCCACAAGTACATCTGGCCTGTAGATATGAGAGGTGTATGATGGATAAAGAAAAAGTACAAGAAGCTGTAAGAAATCTTCTTATAGCTTTAGGAGAAGATGTTACAAGACCAGGTCTAGTAGAAACTCCTAAAAGAGTAGCAGGTTATTTGGAAGAACTTCTTGAAGGTGAAAACTACACTAACAAGGAAATAGCTGATATGTTCAGGAAGGACTTCCAAGTAAGCTATGATTCAATGGTCATCAAAGAAGGTGTAGTAGCATGAAAAATATTGATAAAAATAAAATTGAAGAGCTTACAAGAGAGTTCTTGATAGCTTTAGGCGATAATCCTGACAGAGAAGGATTGAAGAAGACTCCAAATCGAGTTGCAAGAATGTGCGATGAATTGTTTGAAGGTATGACTTATACAAATGAGGAAATTGCACATAAGTTTGATACATGCTTCGAAGATCTAGAAACAGGAGATCTTGTAGTTGAAAGTAACATCCCTATTCATAGTTTTTGTGAACATCATTTAATGTTGATGTATGACATGACTGTTGCAATTGGATACATTCCAAACGGAAGAGTAATTGGATTGAGCAAGCTAGCAAGAATTGCAGATATGGTGAGCAAGAGACTTCAGCTTCAAGAAAAAATTGGAACTGACATAGCAGAAATTCTGTCAATAATTTTAGGAACTAAAGATATAATTGTAGTTATTCAAGGGAAGCACGGATGCATGACAGCACGTGGCATAAGATCAAGAGAAGCAGTAACTAGAACTGCTACACTCCGAGGAAGATTTGAATCAGATTCAGATCTAAGGTCAGAGTTCTATTCGCTTATCAAATAAATTATTTATCACCTCGCTTTTATGTTTAACCTTTAATAGAAACATAACAGCGAGGTGATTATTTTGATTAAACTTAGTAAGCATGAATGGCTTGAATTGAAAAAATTCTTAGGTCATGATCCAAACAACGACGGAGAATGGTCTTTGATTCCATCGGATGGATGTAAATATGTAGTAAATTCTAAAGGTACATGTATAGTAAGACTTGCTTCCAGAGACAAGAGAGGATATTTTCTGAAATCAAGAAAGCTAAATTTCATGAAGGATGATCACAATTATGTATTATGCAACATAAATAATGAGTCAAGACGAGTTCATAGGGTTGTTGCACAAGCTTGGTTGTTTGATTATAGAGAGGATTTGACGGTCAATCACAAAGACGGAAAACATGATAATAATGATATATCCAATTTGGAGATGATGACTGGTCCTGAAAACACTAATCATTACCACACATCAAAAGCTCATGAAGAACAGCGAATAAGCGACTATTCGCATCACGGAGACACTATAAGAGGAAGGATACATATAACAAACGGGTATGACGGGAAGATGATACATGAAAATGAACCAATACCTGATGGATGGTATAGAGGAAGACCGCAATCAATGAAAGACAGTCTTTCAAGTTCAATGATTGGAAATGTTCCATTTAACAAAGGAAAAAAAATAATAACAAATGGAAAAATCAGCAAATACATATCTGAATCAGATGATATTCCTGAAGGATGGAAGAAAGGTTCACAACTTCATTTATCTGAAGCTCAGATAGAAAGGAAAAAAGAAATTATGTCAGGTAGGATATATGTTACTAAAGGGACTATTAACAAAAGGATATATCCAGATGAGATAGAAAAATATATTTCGGACGGTTGGAGAAAAGGGATGTATAGCAAGCGAAGTAAGAAAATAACTATATGAATATACCATCTTCATCTATCTGCTAAATATAGATAAATAGCTTGAATCGTTATTGTAGACGTACTAAACAATAGTGCGTCTACAATTTTTATAGGTGAAATATTATGAAAACGGTTAGAATCTATACAGATGGGTCGTGTTTAGGAAATCCAGGTCCAGGCGGTTGGGCAGCTTGTTTGAAGTGCGATAAACAATACAAAGAAATATCAGGTGGAACAAAAAATACAACTAATAATGCAATGGAGCTTACAGCTATTTTAGAGGCTCTCAAATGCTTGAAGAAATCTCCGCTGATTGTTGAAATCTATTCTGATTCAAAATATGCTGTTGATGCTTTCAGGAAAGACTGGATAAGTAATTGGAGAGCGAAAGGATTTCTAAGAAATCCTTTTGATCCAAATTCTGAATACATACCTAATGCCAAAATTTGGATAGAAATTCTAAAAGAAGTAGACAAACATGATGTTTATTTCAATTGGGTAAAAGGTCATTCGGAAGATGTAATGAATGAACGATGCGATCAGCTGGCCAAAGCTGCTGCACGGTGGTATCGTGATAATGGATAAGAGGTGAATGATATGAAAATATTTGCATTTGCAGATGAAAAAGATAATATAAAGAATAAATTGAAAGACAAATCAGATGAGCTAGTTTATCATTTAGTTAAGATATTTATCTTTCCTAATTGCGGAATAACATCTCATTGGTGTCAAGAAGTATATGGATTTATTCACTCTGTACCTAAAATGAAAAACAAAAATAAATTTCCAAAGAAGGAATTTATTTTTGACAACACTTTTGGAGTATGGGGTGACACAGTTGAATCCTGTATCATAACTGCCATAAAAGATTATCCTAATCTAGTTCCAATGTTTAACAAAGAAAATGGATTAGGTGTTTGTGAAGCAGCAGTTAGAAAGTATTTTAATTGGCTTTCAGAAGAACTTTCTAACATTGGAAGAGTTGCATCGTCCGATGTATACAAGAAAATTGATTCACTGATTGAGGAGGTCATTCAAGAACTAGACAACAATACGCCTACTTTATGAAAAAATAAAGAAAATGGAGGAACTACATATGTATGTTAAGGATTTTATGATTGGTTCTGCTGCTGAAGCGATTCAGACAATGACTAAGAAGTATGGTGGTCCGTTTGGTGCTGCTGTTGTAAAAAATGGAAAGGTAATAGCTATCTGCTCTAATACTGTACTGAGGGATCATGATCCAACTGCGCATGCAGAAGTCAACGCCATCCGAAAAGCATGCCAGGTGTTAAATACACATGACCTAAGCGGATGTGAGCTTTATGCAACTGGCTCACCTTGTCCTATGTGTCTTAGCGCAATCATCTGGGCAAATATTAAGACTGTTTACTATTCTGGTAAGTATGAAGATTGCAAAAATATCGGGTTCAGAGATGACCACATCTTCAAATTTATTCAAGAAGGCGCAAAGGATGAAAATGTAGTCAAGCTTGAACTTCACGATAATGATATTGCAAAAAGTATGTACAATATGTATTATGCAATGTCTGGAACAATCTACTAATTGAGGCGAAATTAAGTTATAAATTTAGATAGCTGTGATAATTGAATTTATCACAGCTAATCTTTGATTTTTAACTAATATTAAATTTATCGTTATTGATATTAAATTTAATGGAGGATATAAGCATGTATGATTTAATGACTTCAAAATTTGATGTAGATGAACATATCAAAAACTATCCTTTTTACACAGAGATTGTTATCTTTCCTGACGGACATGTTGAATATGCAATTCCTTCACATCAAGAAAAGCTCTGTCAAGTTTTAGGCGAAATGAAGAACTGGACAAGACAAGAAGTTATTGACAATACTCCAAAAGAATATTACTTTGATTGGATGACATGGCTGTTAAACGAAACTGGATGTATTTCTGTTTGGTATGATTTCATCTTGACACCAGAAGAAGTTACTGATGCACAGACAAAGACAATAGCAATGCTTATTCAGAAAAAGGCAATCAAAATCTCAAAAACATTTCAGTGAACCTCATATAATTGTAAATAAAAATGTAATGAGGTGAAATAATTTGAAAATCCTCATAAGATATCCTGAAATACTATGCTGTCAAATATTTGATTCAAATCATAGGAAAGAAACAATAAGATGTGCAATTTCCACTAGAGATATCACTAAAGGTATGACAAGATGCAGATCATCTAACATGTGGGGATATACTTTGAATGTAAGAAACAAAGGTGATAGAGAGGGAGATCTATTCATACAATTCAAAGGCAGAAATGGTGGACCTGATGATATCTATATATACTATGATGTCCCAATACGGCTGTATAGAAAATTAGTAACTGTACCATCTAAAGGACATTTTTTCTGGCAATACATTAGAAATAATTATAAGTACTCGAAGTTGACTGGAAACAAACGTGGTGTTTTACCTAATGCAATAAATTGAGGAAAATGAAATGAAAATGAAAAGATATAAATCAACAAAGCTACAATCAGTAACAGCTGCTTCTAATGTAGGAACAACATATTACAGAGCTACATTAGGCACTGTTGTTCAAACACTTGCAAGAAATGATGCAAACCTTTTTCTCCTTTATCTGATTGAAGAATATGGATTTGACGCTCTAGACTTCAAGAAGCACATGTTTGGAAGTGCTGTTGTTGAAGAAAACAACGAAGATGTAATCTATATTTGTGTTACAGACGGATATGAAATTGAAGTAGATGGAGAAATGGTTGATCCGGAAGAAGCACTCGAGAATTATGCTCCTATCTATCTTGAAAATCATATTCAAGATGCAAATGATGATGTTATAATGAAAAACATAACTCCTTACGAACTATCAGATTTTGACGAGTCTTCCGTTGCAAGGGGCATACTTATAACCTATGATGTTAGCTTCAAGAAAGTAGTTTCTGATTTTGAAGAAATTGAAAATATGAATAGATAAGAATCGTTATTATATTTGAACATATCAAGACTATTCAAATTGAGGATATTCAAATATGAACAATGAAATGTTTTCTATCAAGTTCAAAGGCATTGTTTATGATGACGCCTGGAGAGATAAAGCAGGGCACATTTGGTTTGGCAGTAACAAATATGAATATGTTCCTGTCAATAGTATTTTCAATAGACCTGAACATTTAATTATTCACAATTTCGTTCAGACTGAATTCGGTTTTTCTTTGAAGCCAAAAACATCATACGCAAAGATCAAAATTTTAGATTAAAATAAGAATCGTTAAATACATTGCAAGCAGAATAGTTTGCAATGTATTTTTATTTTGAGGTGATGCTACTAGAAATTTGAAAAGATATGATAGCCAATATAGGATTACACATCAACACATTAACTAATGATCTGCGCCAATCTCGCAATGATCGCAACCTATCAAGAAAGGAATATTTATCAATGGATGTAGTAAAGAATATGCGAGGAAGTATCTGGTGGTTGAAAGATGAATTTGATAAATACAAAGGAGAAAGAGGAATCCTTAGAGGTTCTCGTCCTGTTATCATTATCAACAATCCTGCCAATGAAAATGATAATTGCACCATCACATATCTTCCTATTTCTAAATGCGAATCTCATGCAGGTGATGATAGCCGTATTCAGATGTTCTATCAGGTACCTATTCAGATTCCCGGTAACAAGTCAAGTTATGTTTGCTGTAACAGCATCATGACTACAACTACTGTTCATCTTGGAGAGTATATTGGTCAAATTTCTGAAAGTAAACTGAACGAAGTAGAAGCTGAATTGATGAGATATCTTTCTCTTTCTGAAAAAGTTATCACAAAGGAAGTAATTAAGGAAGTAAAAAAATCAGAAGATGCTGCCAAAACAACTTCTTTTTCAATTACAGACGCAGTTGCTTGCCCGGAACTCAAGAAAGTATTTTCTAACTGCGCTGAAATGGCTAAGGAGCTTGATTGCTCTCCTGCTTCTATTAGCAAAGCAAGCAGATGGGGAAGCAAACTGATGCACAAATACACTGTGTTTAAGGTAGCAAACGCTACTGGAAACTATATTGATAAAACTAAGGAGGAAAACAAATGAGTGAACTACTCTATATTCCTGGTATTCTTTGGCAAGACCTAGGAACAAGAACTGATCCAGAATGCACAACTATTGACAGCTTGATTAAGAAATCCGGTGCTAACTACACTGTATCTGCATACAAGATGTATACAGAAGTTACAAAAAGCGTAGAAGGTTATCATTCTGTATACAGAGATGATGACAAGCGTCTTATGTGTGTAGTAAATAATTACTACCCTCAAATCATCCAAAATGGTTTTACATTTTCTATTATGAAACCGTTGCTTGCAGCAAATCTAGTTTCTCTTGAATTTGTATCTGTTGCAGCTGGAGGGCTTTATCATTACGGTGTATTCAAATCTAAAAAGACATACAAAATTCTTGACGAAGACATTGAGCATTATTTCCTTGTCGTAAACGACCATAGCAAACCGGACGGAAAGGTTTCTGTTTTCAATCTTCCTGTAAGAAAGAAAAATAAGACAATCCTTCTTTGCTCTATGACTAATAGTGCATATAAACTCCGTATGCCAGTATCAGAAGATGAAAAGGCTAATGAAGCTATTTCAAGTCAAATCATGTCTTCAGTTGATGATGCATTTCTTTGGTGCGAAATCAAACTGAAGAAGCTACATGAAAAAGCTATTGAGCTTGAAGAAGCTACTAAAGTAATGGACGAGCTGTTTCCATATGTTTCTACTTCTGATGGAGAAATTCTTGATACGAAAGCAAACGAAAAAGTAGACGAACTTAGAAGTACTTTCCAAGAATGTATTGATTCGGATGATAATGATCAGTACAGACAGACTGCACTGTATCTTTACTTTGGTATGTTGGATTACACACAGCACTATTGGAACGATGCAGGAAAGGGATATGACATCAACAAGAAGATGACTATTGTACCCGGATTCTTCGCTTCTATTGATACAGAGGGTGCAAAGGTAGGAAAACTAATGAAAATGATATATCCTAATAAGTAAAAATTTCAAAAATATAAGAGATGGGCTAAAAGTCCATCTCTTTTTATTTATGTAAATCAGAAAGCTTCTCTAAGATCTTGGCTCGATCTTAATCTAGAATAAAGTATTGTTTCTGCTGTTTTTAGTTTACCACGAATAGTCCTATCATCTATTCCATAGATATCACAAATTTCAAAAATATCATTGTTTGTAAGTTTTCTTTCTCTGTCTATCATCTCTCTTATCAATAATTCTTCTAATGTATCATATTTATCAGTAAGTTCTTCATCAAATTTGCTGAAAGATCCTTCTTCTGAAGATAAAAATGGTTCATGAGTGTCTAAATCTGCTATATAAAGTGTTCCAAATATGGCCTTCAAAGAATTCATCTTTTCGGTAGGTAAATTTAATCTTGGATCCATAAGATCATCGTACTTTACTTGCCCCCAGTGTTTGCCTAGCTGTTTTCCTACTTCCATACATAGAGAACGACGTATGGAATATTTAACTTCATTCAACTCTCTTTCTATCATCTCGCCTACACGGAGTTTGAAAAACACTGTAAAAGAAAGATCGCATCGGTATCCTTTATGAGTTTCATCTCCCTGCCATAGATACCACCACCAGCATTCGCAAAAGTGCAGCAAGGCTGATTGAAGCTTATCTTCATATGTAACAGAAGTATTGTTTATGAATGTATGCGATGCTATGTACCCAAAAAAAGAATAGTTAAGCTCAATTACTCTGTCACGGACATCTGTACGTTTCATGCGAAGTTCTTTTTCTTGAGGAAGAGATTGATACAGTCGTATAGTTTCTTCTTTGATTTCTTTCATATTCATAAACAACAACTCACTTTATTTTTCAATTTTGTATTCGCACCTAAAACACAACCTTTGATAATCTTGAATGCATAATTATTTTCTTCAATATTATTATATTTAATAGAAATAAGAAAGTCAATAGAATTTTGAATATTTATTTGATTTTATTTATTTCACCTATTTGAAACTGTAGAATAAAATTAAAGTATTAACGAATCGTAAATTTTTTATAAATTTTTAGTTCTTTATGATTTGATTAGAATCATATAATAAGTAAAATGTAATGATGAATATTTTCAGCACAATCAAATCAACAACATATTGATAGTCTTCATTCCTTTAACCGAATGTAGATAAGTGTCAAAACAATGTAAATTTACCATAATAGTCAAAATTGAAGATAAATGAATATTCATAGATAAAATCAATTTAACATACAATTTGAAATAAAATGTAAATTTAACTGGATTTGAATTTTCAATATTATTTCAAATTGATAGTTCAATATTTAATATTCTTTCAAATTCAGTAAAATTGGTACATTTTGAATATCACATAATCTTTCAATTTCAATCTAAATATCTCATATTATTTCAAATTGAAGGAAACAGGTCAATTTCCTAATATCTCTAAATCTTTCAATTTCATTCAAATTTTCAAAATATTTCATTTTGTAAATATCACATAATCTTTCATATTCATTCAATTTGAAATAAACTGTAAAATTCAGTGCTTCATTCAAATTTTCATATTTTAGAATATTTAATGAAATTGAAAGAAAATGAAAATTTCAAATTCACATATAATTTCAATTTGATTTCAATTTGAAAGATTTTTCCAGTTTCATCTCGCATATATAATATCTTTTGAGATAATAGAGTGAATGAAATGAACGATATAAAGAGAAAAAGAAATAATTGAGATAAGGATATAATAGCGCCTCGCCACTCCAGAAATAAAAAATAAGCTCGCAAAGCTCGCATAGAACGCTTTACGATGTGAATATAAATTTGCTATTTATAGCCGGAACCGAACCGCATTGACCTCTATGTTAGCGAGCAAAAAAAATTCAAAAATTTACAAGAAAGGTATTGACTTTTCGACAAATAGGCATTATACTATGCGTGTAGGTTAAGCTAACTGATGAACACTTCGTTTTCAGTTAGCAAAAGTAGCTGCAGCGAAGAGCTCACCTAGTTGATATAGATAGACCATTGAAGAAGAATCGTTATTCTACTTGCACCTGGTCATAAATTTTCAAACAAAGTACATAGTCAAAGTTGGTTCACATGGAGTGCCAATTTTGTACTCCCTATCAGTTAATTCAGATTGCTACTGAGCGAAGTGACTGCTTTATATCCGTCAGGGTATCAAGCAGGTTAGTAGGAATAAGGATTAACAGGAAAACAGCAGTTTAGTAAGATAGGGCGGAGACGCATAAGCGTACCTTCGTCGTCAGGTGTTCGCTGCACATGACAGCTATTCTGAAATCTGCTGGTAGTGAGTGCAAAATTGACACTCTATTTGCTTTATACGGAGGAAATTTGAATGGATATTTACACAGCATTGAAATCAGCTTCAAAGCTTGAGAACTTCATACTAAGCGAGTTTGATTTCAACAAAGGGATGTATAGTACAACATTCGCAAAGCTGAACTCTATTTCAGAAAAGTGCGAAATGGTCCATTCAAAGATCCAGGATTGCGTCAAAGTCGATAAGAAGATTCTCGAAGAAGATCCTATGAAGAAAGCTATTGATTTAGCAAATCAGCTTAGTGATGTTCTTGACAGTATATCTTCAAATGGTTCGGCCATATCGTCTTCATATGATGATATGGTCAATTTGCATTATACTGTCAAATGTTGCGCAGATAAACTCGGAATAGATACAAGTGAACATGACCCACCTAAATCCGGGTTAGATGAAAAATTAGACATGATACTTTCTATGCTGAAAAGTGGTCAAGAACAAAAAGTTTTCATGGATAGCAGTAGTACTTCAGAAGTGATAGAAGCAAAATTTCAAATTGACGGAGATGAACCTTCGGAGATTGTTGAACCATCGAAATCTGAGCGGGAAGAAATGCCTAAGAAAGAGATATTGAAGTTATATTCAATTACAGTGAAGTCCGCAAAACTTGTTTCTACTGGGTATAAAGAATCTGATATTTTGAAAGATATTATTTGCAGATGGTTTGAAACAAGATTCTCAATGGCGAAGAAAAATAGGTTTACATACAACTTGGCAGATATGTCTAAGTGGATTCAGAGCATTACAATTGCATTTTCTGAAGCATATTTGTCAGGCAATATGGATGAATTCAACAGGAATTTTGATTCCTGGATTGACGATGTAAATTCTGGTGAAAATAAATACCCTGTTCCCTATTTTGTAAAGGATGCTTATGAGAATCCATCTGAGGAAGTATTCGGTCAGTTTACATTTTCCGTCTGGGAGCTCATCTTAACTAGAGCTTTTGATAAACTGATAATGTTTAAAGCAATTCCTATAAAGTATATTTGTCAATCATCTTGTTTCTTAGGAATAAATGATGTAGCGATGTATCTTGAGAGACTTCGTATGGACGGAAACACAAAATACAAAATTACAGATTATTCGGATCCTTATCATGATGATGAATTTTTTAGAAGTAGATCATACCTAACTTGTTTAGAGGAGGTGAAGGCAGATGTCTAAAGTAAAATTTGAGAACATTACAGATAGTTTATCATATCCTGTTATGAAGGAATCTGCTATTTCTGTTGCACATAATGCTATAGTTTCGTCTGCTATCTCACTATTCAAGAATACTTATGACTTCAAGAAAAATGTCATAAGAGCAATGAATATAATTTCGTACTGTATCATAAACAACATGGTAATAAATAGCAAATGGGAATCTAGTAATTTCTGTGAAGGTCTTGAAGACATTCCTGAAGAAAAATTGAAATCTGAATTAGGCAAGACTTATATCAATATGAAAGATATTGATTGGAGTAGCTGTTATTCAGAAGTTGAATTTAACGAAGAGATTTCTGAACATACTGATGATAAGGTAGAAGAAAAGAAAACTTATAAGATTGATGAAATTTTAGCTAACACGAACCCAGAAGATATATATGATGAGCACCCAAAGTCTTCGCCGGAGGACTTGTACTTGAATGGTCCTCGTATTCCTAGAATTGATACTTCTAAGGTATGGAAGAGCGGAACAGTAGACGGAACAAAACTCTGTATTTATTATTCAATTCCTCGTGTGCCTACCGTTCAATCAGAAATTTCAGTTACAACTAATCCTGACGAACTAACCGATTCTGAGCTTCTTCATCTGTATCCAGATTGCATGTTCTATACAAGACCAATGGAAGTATATTCTGTTGCTTGCGGAATGGATATTCATCCTACTTATGGAGGAATCCCAAAAATAAAAGGATTTACAAAGAAGCAGATAATTGACAACATTATAAAGTATCCTTGCATTGACGGTCTTACTCGTGTTGGTAAGAAGAAAGGACAGCTGGTTTTTGTAGAGTTTGAGAAGTTCATTGAAGTTGACGGTGAGCTCTATAAAACAACTGATATGATGGAAAAGATTCCTGAAATGAAGAATCTTAAGAAAACATGGCCTGTGATAAGAGAATATGTTGTCCGTCGTTATTTGTTAGAGAGAGACATAAAAGGAATCGAGCATAAATATCCAATTTTTGGAATTTTAGATCCATTTGTAACTCTTTTCATGCCGTCTAAAATGTATAGAGAAGAAGGATACAAAGATTCTGTAGAAATTGCAAGACAATGCGTCAAGTCAAGAGTATCTTATCTTCAAAGCAGAAATCCTGTAATAAGGAGGCTTGAGGAAAATGAATAATTGCATATATACTCCGTATTGTACATATAAGCAATGTGACCTTGCTTGCCCTGCAAATACAGAGATCAGTTATTGGATGAAGCGATGCGGAATTTCAATGAAAAATCCCTGTCTATCTGCAAGTAAGAATAAGATTGATAAAGCAAGAGAATTACTAGACGAGCATTCCGGAGAAACTTGCTATTACAAGTCTTCAAATCCTATGGAAGCTGCAGATATCTTCTGTTATACAGCTATTTGTCTTCACGGTCGAGGAACCGCATTAGGTAACGGAATTTACCACCTTGACTATGCTTCCTATATCGATAAGATAAAAGACAGCTGGAATGATCACATTGAATCTTACGACCTTCAAATGATTAAGGTTTGGATAAATGCAGCAAAGTATCTCTTCATTTCCAATCTTGATTATGTTAAGTTCGGAGATTTTGAAAGCCAAACTATGCTGAAGCTTTTCAACGATAGAAGAGATTCAGACAAAACAACATTCCTTATTTCAGGTAAAGAAGACTTGATTGGAGTAGGAAATTTCTTTCCTCGTCTTCAGTCAGTTTTGAAAGGGGTGCTTGTTGAATGACAAACTCGGTAGAACTTCAGGTCATCTGTAGACTTCTAACTACACAAGATGCTAGCGAAGTTGACCGACTTTGCTCATTTGATGATTCTTACTATTCTGTATTCAAGGATCAAATAAATTTCATACTTGAGCATAGGGAGAAGTATGGTGATGTACCAGATCTTTTTACTTTTCAAGCTCAATTTGAAGATGTTGTAATTGTAGAAGTAAATGAACCTGTAACATATCTTGAAGATCAGCTAAGAAAAAATAAGCAACATATTCTTTTTCTTCAAACATTTAATAAGTTAACAGACCTTGGGTCAGCAGATGTTTCTGAAGCATGGGCATATCTTCAATCTCAATGTGAAAAAGCTGCATCACTTGATTCATCAAATCCGGTTAATATTGTAACAGAAGCATTCAAACGAAGCGATGAAATCATTGCATTCAACAAGCAAAAAAGAATTCCTACAGGATTCAAAGAGCTAGATAAAGTTATGTACGGAGGATTATCTACTGTTGAAGAATTATGCTTGATAGTAGCAAGAACCAACTCTGGTAAGAGCTGGGTTTGCACAAAGATGATGGAGTGCGCTCAGCTAAATGGATTCCCAGTTCTTTACTACAGCCCAGAGATGCAATCTTCTTTCATTGGTACTCGATTTGATACTTGGAGAGGTCATTTTAAGAACAGTGATCTTCAAAGAGGTATGTACAATGAAGAGTATTTCAATTACTTGAAGAAGCTTGTTACAGAAGAAACCGGAGCTCTAGTTGTGGAAGATAAAGATATGTCAGAAGGTAAAACAACTGTTAGAGCAATGGAGAATCTGGTCAAGAAGCATCATATTAAGCTGTTGATAATTGATGGTCTATCTTATATGTCGGACACAGAAAGAGCTGACAGCGATGTTCTACGATACAAAAACATTTGTAATGGCTTATTCAGACTCAGCAAAACATATGGCTGCGCAGTTGTTGTTGCAGTTCAAGCCAATCGTGAAACTAAAGGAAACACTGATGAAAAAGGTATTCCGTTTCCGGATCTAACAAACATTGAAGGATCTGATCATCCAGGTAGAATTGCTACACAAGTATTTGCTCTCAGACAACTTTTTGAGGAACACACTCTTGAAATAAAGTTGCTTAAATCTAGAAATGCAAAGAATACAAATCAAACTTTCGCATATGTTTGGGACCCGAATACAGGATCCACTGAATACATATCAGATAGTTCTGATTCTGATTCGCCTCCACCTCCTCCTTCAGCACCCGGTCAGCTTCCTAAGTTATCAACACCTACAGTTTCAGCAAAGATTTTTCATAATGAACCGGATGAAAGCTTAATTTCTGATGACGACTATGACCTGGACGATGTCGAATTCTAATGATTAAGACCCGCTGATCGTTATATGATCAGCGGGTTCGCTTTGTTGTATCGTTAAAGAAAGTACAAAGAAGGTGAATATATGGATATAAATATTGTAATTGATAAATTGGCTGATCAAGGTATGCTCAGGCCTAATAGAAAAATAGGTGATTACTATAGTTGTTACTGTCCGTTTCACAATGATGGAAATGAAAGAAAACCTTCGTCAGGTATTCTTCTTCACGACCAATATAGAAACGGGCAGATGTATCCTGCTGGTTGGTTCAATTGTTTCACCTGTCATCATTCTTATCAGCTTCCTGATTTTATTTCAGAGCTTCTTAAAATTCATTCAATTCATCAAACAGGTAAGGCCTGGCTTGAGGAAAATATTGAAGGATACAATAATGCAGTAGAATTTGAGCCGCTTATTCCTGAAGATATGATGAAGGGAGTAAACAACGCATTTGCAATACAGTCTATTAAGGAAAGGATTAAGACTCAGAAACCTTCATATATTTCTGAGCAAGAGCTTGCGAAATATAGATTTACAGTCGATTACATGTATTCACGAAAATTGACTGACGAAGTTATTGAAAAATTTGATGTAGGGTTTGATGCAAATTTCCTTCCTACAGGTAGAAAGAAAAAGATTCCTTGCGTAACGTTTCCAGTTAGAGATGTTGATGGAAATACGCTATTCATATGTAGAAGGTCTGTTGAAGGGAAAGCTTTCTATCTTCCTTCAAAAGTTGAAAAATCTGTATATGGGTTATACGAGCTTCCAAAAGGATGCGAGTCAGTAATAATAGCAGAAAGTTGTTTCAATGTTCTAACATGCTATGTTTATGGCTATCCTGCTTTAGGACTTCTAGGTACAGGTACGCCAAAGCAAATTTCACAACTAAGAAGACTTGGTGTTAAGGAGTTTGTTCTTGGAATGGATCCAGATGAAGCGGGAGATTTGGCTTGCAGAAGATTGAAGAACGCTTTGAAAGATGTAGCGCTTGTAAGACGGATGGTAGATATTCCTATTGGAAAGGACATAAATGACCTTTCTAAAGAAGAATTCGTTAATATATACAACAACAGAATTTAAGGAGGACACACCTTGTATATTTCAGGTCATAACGACAATTTTATGAACAAGAAAATTGATAAGCCTTATGAAGATAGATTTGATTATACAGTATATGAGATGATCATTTCTGAAATGAATGCTGAAATTTCTAGACAAAACAAAAGGATTGAAGCGTTTAAGCTTGTAGAAGAGATGAATAATCAGATGATTGATGCTTTGATTGAAGCTAATCGTCGTCTTCAAGCTGAACTTGAGAAGGAGATTGATCCGAATGATAGATATTACAGATCTAAGCCTGGACGGGTACCAGTTAGAAAGAATTCTAGACATAAGGAGTAAGTGTGAACGAATTATTGATTGGATGCTGAATGAAAAGTGTTCAATTCGTGATTGTGCAAAAGATGTAGGAATGCCTAAATCTACTATTCATCAATATATCCATACTTATATTAGAGATGGATGGGATGAAGAGTACCAAGAGATCAAAGTTATACTTCGATGGAATAAACGAGAGCGGTTCAAGCCTAAGAAATACTGGCATGGTAGGCCGTGGTAAGGAGAAGTCATGAATTACGCTTGGATGATTAGACAAGATGGAAAAGAATTTGAATGTAATCATCATTTCTATTGTATGAATGATGATGATCTTTCTTCAGAAGCTGAATGTTCTGCATTCATCATAAAAACTAAATCTAAGGATATTGATTTAGCTAACCAAGTTATTGATGCTTGGCTCGCTCTTGGTATTGAACAAGAAGTCGATTATGATGCAGATGCTCATGACATCAATGAAGCTATTTTGAATTTCGTGAATAGTCTTCCTTACAGATTTCAATATCCTATCTCAGCCAGAGAAATCCTTGACATTCATATCAAAGACAATAACTATTCAGATGTTGATAGCTTGTATGAATACTGCGATGAAGTAAGAGAAAATCTTTCTTCTATTCAAGAAGAAATCAAGCATTCAATAAATCAGCAATTCTGTAGAGTAAGATACGGTGGACAATATAATTCAACTTATAGAAATAACACAATGTGGTTCCGAATTTCTAGTGTAGGTTTCAATTGGGCAGATATTGTTTATATCTTTACTTCAAAGAATAGGAATAAGCTTCAAATTGACAAGGTAACTATCTGCAGAGATAATGAATCTGATAACGGATATGATTCAAATGAACCTGAATATTTCTATAAGGCTAAGGATGGCTCAGTATACTATGATATGCCGGTTGATGAATTTCTAAATGAGGAGCATGAACATTCGCTTGTTTTCTCTGCTTCTATGCTTCCTTCAACTGTATTGATCTATGCAGTAAGTTTTGCTGGTGGTGCAACTGAAAGGCAAATAGTTTATTCAGCTAAACATAGAAGAAATCAATATAATTATGATACATGGGATAAGCTGAAGACGATTGAGAAGAAAATCAATTGTATTTCTGCATCTGAATTTCTTGACAAAGCGCCTACTCGTACTAGAAATAGAGTTCAAAAAATTCAAGACGACATTTTGAACACATATCCCGAAATTAAATCTGTTGATGTAGATTTTAAGCATAGGGAAAACACAAGAGGAAAAAATGTTGGCGTAGAATATATTTTCATTATATCTTCTGACGATCCTAGAATTGATGGAATTAAAGTAGGAGTAGCTTTCAACAAACCAGAAACTTCTCCAGATTTGATTTTCAGAAGATTCAGAATGGAATATGAGGAATTCAAAGGGTTCAAAAATATTGAATAAAATTCAAGTAAATTATTAACGAATGATTAAGTCGTCAAAAAGGTATTGACTTTTTCATTAAAACATATTATAATATGTTTGTAGTTAATCAGTCAACATCAAAGCCAGACACATCAAAATTTATCAATATTGGAGGAACCAAAGATGGCAAGAAGACCTTTGTACAAGCAAGTTTCCGATTTTGAGAGCACTAATAGACATAGAGTTGCTCGTGGTGTTGAGCCTATTCTGACAGTCAATCCGTTTAAGGCTACTTTCAACATGTTCCGCGAGTATCTCGGCTACGTCAGACCGCTGACCTATTCCGAGTGGATGGAAGTTGATCCCGAAGATAAGGCAGCGGTTCTTTATGTGCAGTTCTACGATCAGATTACACTTGCATGGTACAAGTCTCGTAGTTTCTATGCACAGGAGGAAGACGGAGTATCTACCATGATGCAGTATCTTATCAAGAATGTTCCCGTCCTTGAGAAAGATCCTAAGCGGTTCTCTGAGCGGTACATCTATCGTGTTGCTTACAATTGTCTGTATTGTATCTGTCACGATATCAAGGTCGACAAAGACCGTTACGAGCTTGAAACTAGCAACATTCAGGCTACTGATGGTGGTGATGAGGTTGATCTTTTCAATCTTGTTCAGTCTAATTTCTCTATTCAGACAACTATCAATAAGGAGAAGTTCTGGGCAGTTGTTATGTCTATGGACGACGATGTATTGACCTTCGTAGATTGTCTTATCAATAAGACTCGTTTTCCTGCAGGAATGAAAGCTAAGAGTGCCTCTTACATTGAGAAGCTTCGTGTAGCTCTTAAGGATTTCCAGGATATGGATTATTGATTGATAGGGAGGTTAATCAACATGAAATTCAAATACACTATTCAAATTCAGTCCGGTTCAGATGGTAGCTGGCAAGAGATATCTGGATTCTTTCTTTCTGAAGATTCTGCTAAGGCTTACATTGAAAAGAATTTTGGAAGACTTATCAATGCAGGTATTCCGGTATCTGTATGCAAGGAACCTCTATCTTGATGAATCGTTATTACATATGTAGAGGAGGTGATAGATGTTGAGCACAACAATTTCTACTACAGTTGATTTTGAGTTCGCTTATCTCATGAAGCTTAAAGGTAAACCTATTCTTAATTCGCACAGGTATACAATGGTAGCTACAGTAGGTTCTTCTGATATCCAAGATGGAATCATTATTGATTATGATGAACTTAAGGATATTCTCCTTTCTTCAGTTCCAGACAAAACATTTGTAGCTTCTATGGTGAATTCTGATAAAGAATTGAACGTAGCTAAGGCTCTTCAAGAGTATGGAGTTCCTATCAAAATTGTTTCATTTGAGCTATGCACAGAAAGACTTGCAGAGCTATTCGCAAATACAATTCAGTCAAAGCTTGATGAATATCACCTCGGATATGTTCTACTTTCATTGATTCTACAGGAGAATAGCTCTTCTTCTGTTAATTGGCAGAATCAGAAATCAAATCTGTAATCATATCAAAACAAACTGGAGGAATTTAATATGGCATTCAAGACAGTCGAAAGCTACAATGAGGCTCGCTTTGGTGGGTTCTTCCTTCTTCGAAATGATGGCGACTTCGCAGATGTCGTTTTCATGTATCGAAATAAGGATGATGTCCTTGTAGCTGACACACATTATGTGAAGGGTTCGGATTATTCCGGTTATGTTCACTGCTGCGGAAGAGGGTGTCCTGCTTGTTCTAAGGGTATCCGTGTGCAGACAAAGCTCTTCATTCCTGTTTACAACATCAATGAGAAGAAGATTCAGTTCTGGGATAGGACAATGCGTTTTGAGCCTCAGCTCATGAACGATGTATTCAAGAATTTCCCTGATCCTTCTAATTATGTATTCCGGATCACTCGTCACGGTCAGGCAGGTAGTGTCGATACTACCTATGAAATTCAGGCCATCGGTAGAAACAACATTATGAGCTACAGTGATATTCTTGCAGCAAATAACGCTTCTTCTCCTGATTATTATAGTGAAGTTTGCCGCGAGTATACTGCTGCAGATCTAAGTGAACTGCTTAACCAACATGCAGACAGTAACAGCAATGTTTCTCCTAGCAGCCTGCCTAGCTATCAGGTGAAGCCTCGTTCGACATCTAATGCTCCTGAGTATGTTCCACCTGCAGTAGAACTTCCCGATGAAAATGAACCCGTTGGTACACCTGAAGAGATTGATGATGACGTAGTATTCTGATAGCAAATTCAAGACCCTACGTGACATCAAAATCACGTAGGGTTATTTTATAGGAGGTACAAATTTGAGCTTATTCAATTCGTCTCAGATGGCTAAAATCAATGAAGTAGCCGAACGAACAAAGCAGCTCAATAAAGAGAAGCCGAAAGCTGTAAGAGTTTCTACAGTTAATGCTGAACTAAATGAGATGTCAAAGGCTGTTCAGGAATACTTCAAAGATTCTAAAGCTATTCTGATTAGGACAAAGGATCAACTTCACGATTATGTAACAAGATGTATTGAAGCTGGATATGCTGGAATAGATACAGAAACAACAGGACTTGATAGACAAAATGACTGGATTGTCGGTGTCTCTCTTTACTATCCAGGCGGAGTAGAGTGTTATATTCCTATGAAGCATCTTGTTCCTATATTTGAAAGTCCTTACAAAGGGCAGTTAAGTTACGAAGAAGTTTCTGAAGAGTTCAAGCGGATGGAAAATAGCAACATTCGCCTCATCTTTGCAAATGCAGACTACGACTTGGCTATGATTTACAAGGATCTAAAAGTTGATTTCTGCGACAGATTCTACTATGATGTAATTCTTGCATGGAGATGCTTGAAAGAAAACGAACTTCACAACGACTTGAAATTCCTCTATAACAAGTATGTACTTAAAGGTAAAGGAGATCCAAAGCGATTTAGCGATTTCTTTTCTGTAAAGTTGTTTCCATTCTCTGATCCAGAGATTGCAAAGTTGTATGCTGCAAATGACGCAAAGATTACATATGACTTGTTCAAGTGGCAGCTTCCTTATGTTACTGAATCTCATCCTAAGTGCCAGAAATCAAACCTTCAGGCCATTTCTCGACTCATTTGGGACCTTGAGATGCCTATGGTTAAAGTTTGCCAGAACATGCATCGGACAGGCATGTATATTGACAAGAATGTTGCAAATGCTCTAAAGAAAAGATATAGAGAAGCGTACAACAAGGAGATGAAGAAACTTCAAGACATGGTACAGGAAATAATCGATAATTCTACTGTATCTTATTCTGGAAAGCGTCCGTTTACTAGAGGAGTAGATTTCAATCCTAGTTCTCCTCCTCAGGTAAAGTACCTTGTATACGACCTTCTTCAAGTTCCTAAAGGTAATTCTTCTGGTACAGGAAAAGAAGTCTTAAACGAAATCAACCTTCCTGTTACAAATCAAATCTTAAAGGTTAGAAGCCTTTCAGTACTTATCAATACATTTGTAGACAAGCTTCCGAATTCTGTTGCAAGAGATGGAAGAATTCATGGGCAGTTCAAGCAGATCGGCGCTGACACTGGTCGAATGTCTTCTGCAGAGCCTAATCTTCAAAATATTCCTTCTCATGCTGTTGATATTAGGCACATGTTTAGGGCTACTCCTGGTTATGTTATGTTAGGAAGCGACTTTAGTCAGCAGGAGCCGAAACTAACTGCCTTTGTCGGAGATATCAAAGAGATGTGTGAGGGTTTTGCACATGGAAAGGACGCTTATGCTCTTATTGCAAGCGTATCTTTCAATATGCCTTATGAAAAATGTCTTGAATTTCATCCAGATACACATGAGTACCAGCCAGACGGCAAAGCGAGACGAAGCGAAGCTAAGAGTATACTATTAGGAGTGCTTTATGGACGGTCAATTCCGTCTATTGCTGATCAATTGTACGGTAAACGAGATGACATGACAGATGAGCAGAAGCAAAAAGCTGCTCAAAAAGTTTTTGACGCTGTTATGAATGCTTTCCCGGGTCTACGAAATCTTATGATTAACACTCAGAATCATGCTTCTCAATACGGATATACAGAGACAATTCTTGGAAGAAGAAGACACTTACCAGATATGCAGCTTCCTGAATTTGAGTTCAAAGCAATGAAAGGGTATGTAAATCCTGATGTTGATCCATTAGATATAAATACTCTTGAAAATAGAGACGAGATTCCAAAGCATGTTGTTGATGATTTGAAAAAAGAATTTGGCAAATACAAGTACTACGGTCAGATTGCTAAACGGACTAAACAGCTATACGAGGAAGAACACATACGAGTAATCAATAATAGGCCAAAAATTAACGACTCAACACGCCAATGCGTTAACTGCGTAGACGATGAAACTGAAATCCTTACTGTTAATGGGTGGAAGCATGAAAGGGATGTATCTGTAGGCGATTCTGTTATTGGATACGATGTAAATTCTAAGAAAGTTGTAGTAACAGATGTAACACATAAACATGTGTATTCTGACGAAAACGGAATTCATGTTTACGAGTTCAATTCTCCTACTTTCAATTCAGTATCGACAGAAGATCACAGATGGGTTGTTTGCCAGTCAGATGAGGATCCCAGATTCAAAACATCTCAGAATATTTGGAAGAACAAATGGCCTGACTATCCTATTCTTAGAGTAGATGATAATGATCTTCCTGGAAACAGTTTGTCAGATGATTATCTGAAGCTTCTTGGATGGATAATGACAGATGGATATTTCTCTAAGCAATACTATGGAATTGAAATCTATCAGTCAACTAGACGAGAGAAGAATGCACTCATCTATCACAATATGATAGAAACATTAAATAATCTTGGATTTAGTTTCAATGATAAGTCAGATGATGGAATTTATCATACAATATACATAAATAAGAATGATATTTTGTATGATCTATGGAAATATAATCCTGACAGAACTCTATCTTTTGATTTTGTTTCTACTTTATCTCAGCATCAGGCAGAAGTTCTTATGTGGGCTATGATAGAAGGTGATGGTACCCTTGGAGATAATGGAAAATTTTCTAACATAACATTTACATGCAACAGTGTAGAAAGAAAAGATGTTTTTCAATATCTTGCTTTCATTGCAGGATATGCTACAAACGCATATAGGATTTCTGCTGAAGATGCAAACAGATGGACAAATGGAAAACTATATCCATCACTAAGTAACAAAACGCCTGTAGTAGTCAAGAATGACTACTGGACAATTTCTGTTCTAAGGGTAAAAAGAGCTCATATCTACCCTCATCATAAATCAGAAAGATTTGTCAATAAGGTTTGGTGTGTAACTACAGGAACAGGAACTTGGGTCATGCGTAGAAATGGAAAAGTTTCCATTACAGGTAACAGCGTGGTGCAAGGCAGCGCTGCTGACCTCACTAAGATGGCGATTTTGAACCTCTGTAATAACAAAAGATGGCAAGAAATCGGTGGAAGATTGCTTGTACCGGTTCACGACGAGTTAATCACAGAGGTTCCAGAACAATATGCGGAAGAAGGAGCTAAAATTCTTTCGGATTGCATGTGCGGTGCAGCGTCTTTCATGCCTTTTCCGATTACATGCGATGTAGAAACTTCTTATAGGTGGTATGGTATGGAATATCCTTGTCCGTATCATAAACCTGAATCATTAACAGATCATAACTCAGACGAGATAAAGTGGATCCAGTATCATCTTGTTGAAATGGAGTATAAACTTCCTGTTTATAAAGACAAAAATGGTGAAAAACCTCGTGGTGATGCTGCAAAGGGAGTGAATGGTGTTGAAAGCCCTGAAATGAAAGATGCTATTGAGGATTACATCAAGAGCCGTCATATTTCGTCCGAGGAGTTCATCGATTACATTGAGAAAGAAGTTTCAGGTAGACTTTGAATCGTTAATGTAATCAACACGAAATGTGTAACAAAACTCAACATAAGGAGATATCAAAATGCGATTTACAGTAAGCACAAAACCGTTTTCTGATGGCTTGAATCTTGCAATTGTTAATTCAAATGTATCAAAGTTCAGTCAGAAGAGTAATATCGCCCAGGTTAGCGTAAGCAACAAACAGCTTGTTGTCAACCTGGAATGCGATAATGTTAAGACTGAGATTCGATTCCAAGGCGGAATGGATGGTGACATTTCTGATAAGATTGCAACTGTCAGCTGCTTGGTACTGAAGCAGCTTGTTTCCACTTTTGATTCTGCGGTCACTACTGTTGAATTTGATGAGAACGGGCTGATTCTCTACTCTGGCAAGTCTAAGTTTGTTGTCCCTGACATCATCAAGAATACGGACATGGAGTTAAACAAGCCTCGTTACAATGTTGGAGGTTCAGATATTCGTCAAATTGATAAAGCTTCTTGGAAGTTCATTGACGACCATCAGATGTTTGCTATCAGCATGTCTTTTGTCAATCCTATCTACACACGTTGCTGGATTGGAGACACAACTGACGTCCTTGTAGGTGATATGGATAACAGCATCTTTGTACACTCTAACAAAGGTACACTTGGCGAAACTTGCCTCCTTCGTAGTGACATTATCAACATGTTTGTTTCTCTGCCTGAAGATGCAACTCTGTCTAATATCGGAGATGCTTATCTTGTGCATACAAAGAACGACTGCTACGAAATGTATTCAGAAGTTAATCCTGAGCACGAAGATGATCCTAATCTTGGAAGTTATAACGCTGATATCATCATGGATATGATGAAGACAGATATGAGCAAAGCTGTAAAAATCAACACTTCTTCTATTCTGAAGACATTGAATCAGTCAGATTTGCTGTCTACCGAAGATAAGTCTGCTAAGGCTGTATTTATCAATGTTGATAGTAATGTACTTACCATATCTGATGACAACGTATATTGTAAAGTCGATGTCGAAGGTAGTTCGGGGATTTCTTACAACATTAAAATGAAGGCGAGTAACTTCAAGTCTGCAATTTCTAACATTGACAGTGAAGCTGTTTTCATTGCTCCCGTAACTAATGGAGAGACAGACGAAATTGTAGGTTTGATCCTTTGGACAGATAATATGTCTATTCTTGTTGCTGGAGCTGACCAGTAATGACATTCATATCAGTTTCGTCTATCAATCTATCTCGATTCAATTCAAGCGTAAGCTGTAATTTCCTCGAAGATTATGAATCATATCTAGATAAGAAGTCAATAGAAAAAGCATCTAAACTGTCAAGCAAAACCTTTGCTCCATCTTCGTTTAGATGCATGAGAAAGAGCTGGTTTCGTCTTAGAGGAGTAAAGCCTGACAAAGACAAGAAACCTGATAGAGGGCTTGACTTTACAGCTGACATCGGGACTGCTTGTCACAAGATTATTCAAACTGATCTGAAGGACATGCTTAAAGAGAATTGGGTCTCAGTCGAGGATTTCTTGGCTGAGCACCCTATTCCTCATGAATACACTTTATCTAAGTCCGAAGATGGGCTTGAAACAAGAGTAGAATTTCATGATATTCCTATCAGATTTGCAGTAGATGGTATTGTTAGAATTGACGGTGAATATTATTTACTTGAAATTAAAACAAGCGAATTTGCTGCATTCAATAATCTTACGCAATGGAAAGATGAACATGAAGATCAAGTTAAATGCTACATGACATTGCTTGGGCTTAAAAAGTGCTTGTTCCTCTATCAAGATAGACAGTACGGCGCATTGAAGTGTTACCAGTTGAATATCAATGAAGTAGATGTTAACAAGGTAGCAAATGTTTTCAAAATCGTTATTGATTGTGAAAAGAATATGATTGCTCCAGATAGATTACCAAGAGGTGACAAATGGTGTTCTATGTGTGAGTACAAAAAGTCCTGTGAAACTTGGGGGTGAAATAATGCCTTCTCTTGCTGTAAAATACAGACCAAAGACATTTGAAGATCTTGTTGAACAGTCAGTTGTTCGAGATATACTGGTCAAGATCTGCGATACAGATCCAATCGTTGTAAGAAACTTTCTTCTTATTGGGCCAGCTGGCTGTGGTAAGACGACTCTAAGCCGAATTATTGCAAATAAGCTGAATGGAAATTCTTCAAATATCATTGAAATTGACGCTGCCTCTAATAATGGCGTAGATAGTGTTAGAGCTATTGTAGATCAAGCTAGAACATTTCCTGTTGGTAGTAAGTACAAGGTGTTCATTTGTGATGAGTGCTTTTCTGGTGATACCTTGATTTCTACTCCTGGCGGAGATATTTGTATTCGTGATATTAAACAAGGAGACACTGTTTTTGGAATAAACGGGCCTGTTAAGGTAACACGCCTATTCAAAAATAAGGTGAAAAAATCTAACCTTTTATCTTTACGAGTCGGTAACACTACTTTGCTGACGACGAAGAACCATCTATTCTTCACAGACAATGGATGGGTGGAAGCTAAAGATTTGAAGGCTGGTGACAATCTTTATGATTACAAGACAATGCAAAGTTTGTGGAAGTTCGTTCCAAGTGATGTATCCGAGCGATCAGAAGCAAATTTGCAGCAGCGAATGCCGGAAGCAGTATATGAAACAGATACTGTCTGGCCCAACTACTCGGTCATATCAAAAAATATGTCCAATATGTGGAGAAACATTTTGGACTCCGAGGAGTGTAGATGCAAAGACTTGTTCAATGAAATGTGGGTCAGTTTACAAGAAATTGAATCCGAATTTGGACAAGAAATTGGAGCAACGTTCAAAACACTGGCGTACATTTACTTGTCCAGTCTGTGGAGAAGTTATGACAATCCGAAACAGCGACAATCGGAAAACTTGCTCGCTAAAATGTGCTTCGAAGATTCGATCGACTCCTCCTCAAAAGCCTCCTGTAACAAAACAATGCGAATGGTGTGGAAATTTATTTACAGTCAGCTATTCGAACAGGACGAAAAAGACATGCAGCGAGTATTGCAGAAGATCTCTTGTTACTTCCAAGCAAATAGGACGACCAGATCCAAAGTCTTCTATGCGAATGAAGATGAACAATCCAATGAAAAATCCGGATTGCATAAAGAAAATGATGAAGACAAAGGAAATGAATGGGACCTTGCACGAAGGGCCTGTAATTCGTGGTGGGAACGGGCATTACACTACACCTCAAATTCTTTTGAAGACGAAGCTGGGAGACAATTGGAGGTTAGAGTATCCAGTTCGGACAGGAATATCAACAAAGAACAATCCAATGAGGTATGCTACGAATTACAAACTAGACCTAGCTTATCCCGAATTCAAATTAGGGATAGAGGTGGATGGTGCAGAGCACAGTGTGAAATCTCATATGTTGCTAGACGAGAAGAAAACAGCATGCTTGAGAAATCTAGGGTGGAAAGTATTGAGAGTTACCAACCAGGAAATAATGACGAATTGTTCAGAAGTTGTTTTGAAAATAAAGAAGGAGATTCAAGCTATGCAACAATGTATGATCTAGAAATTTCTGGCCATCCTTCGTATTTTGCTGACGGCATTCTTGTTCATAATTGTCATGCATTCACATCAAACTCGTGGCAGATATTTTTGAAGACTCTTGAAGAAAGTCCTGCAAAGACAATTTTCTGTTTCTGTACAACAAACCCAGAAAAAATACCAGCTACAATTCTATCTAGAGTTCAGACATTCCAGCTTTCTAAGATCAGTCTTCAAGGAATTACTTCTAGATTGAAGTATGTTCTTGACAGCGAAATTTCAGAGGGTCGAAATATCAAGTATGACATGAAAGCAATAAGCTACATAGCTAAACTTGCTAGAGGTGGAATGAGAGATGCTCTAACACTTCTAGATAAAGCATTGTCATATAGTGAAGATGTTTCATTAGAAAACATTTCTAAATCTCTAAATCTTCCTAACTATGATGATTATTTCAATCTTCTAAATGCTTGTGCAAAGAAAGATAATTCAGCTATTGCTAAGATTGTCAATGATGTATACAACTCAGGTGTAAACTTTGTAACATGGTTCACAGGGTTTCATTCATTTGTAATGAACATTGTGAAGTATATCTTTCTTCAAGATATCAATGAAACAATGATTCCTTCTTACTATGAAGACAAGATTTCGTCTTATAGCTCAAAGCATTCAATGATTTGTTTGAAACTTGCAAATAAGCTTCTGAAAATGAACAATGAATTGAAGACAACATCTTATCTTCAAGAGCTTGCTCTAACATACCTTTGTAGCTGAGGTGATATAATGAGCAATCTAAAAGAAACAGAAACTCTATATAATTCAGACCTGAAAGATATGATAGACTGGTGCGATGAGATGTACCAGTCTATCTTCTCTAAATATTTCAATGGGCAGCGTGATATGTTCGTTAGAATGAAGTCTGAAGAAAGACCTATAACAGATGATGAGCTTGAGTGGATTCTCACACAAGTTCCAATGAATCTTTTTGATGCTGCGGAACATCTTGCTACAGTTACTACTAAGCAGGAAATAATTAAATTAGGATGCAAGAAAAAGGAAAATGAGTTCTATAAGAATTCCAATGAATCTACTGACACTAAAAAGAAAGAAGAAGCGTCTATAAAAGTCACAGAGGATAAGATCCTTATTCTTGCATACAATAACTTGATAACTAGAGTTGAAAAAGAGATGTCCTATTCTAGAGAACTTATCATGTCAGCTAAGAAAATATATGATGCTAGAAGAAACACGGAGCAGTCAAATCCGGTTTCTGAAGTAAGCAGTAAACAAAATGATCTTCCAGATTACTACTCTAGTACATCTGGAAAAAAATACATTGGTTGAGAGGTGATAATATGTCTTTATACGATGATATAATCAACAAGAAGAAAAAAGAGTGGTCTGCTGAAAATCTTATGGATGGAGCTAAGCAGTCCAGAGGAAAGAAGATTCCGTTTTCGTCACCTCTGATGAATTGGTCTACTTATGGAGGTATTCCTCGTGATAAGATTACAGAGTTCTTTGGAGAGCCTGGCGGGGGCAAGTCGACAAGCGCAGTAGATATTTGCAAGAACGCATATCCTATTTTCAAGCAGGAACATGAAGATAGAATCAACTATCTAAGAAGCGTTGCTAAAACTGGTAATAAAGGCGCAGCTGCTGAGATGGAAGAGCTGATCGAAAATGGGCCTAAGAAAATTCTGTACCTTGACCTTGAACATTCTTTTGACAGTCAGTGGGCTTCTACCATTGGAATCAAACCTGAAGAAATTGAAATAATGCAGCCGCCTGATGTAGTTGCAGAAGATATTCTTCAGACTGTCCAAGAGCTTATTTGCACCGGACAGGTAGGTCTAGTTATCTTAGATTCTATTCCTTCACTTGTTCCTAGAGCGGAACTTGAGAAGAAATACGGTGAAAGAACAGTTGCTTCTCTTGCAGGCTTGCTTACAATCTTTTTTAGAAAGATTGTTCCTATCTTAACAAGATACGGATGCACATTGATTTTCATCAATCAGATTCGTCAGAATATGGACAATCCTTATGTTGTAAAAACACCAGGCGGTGAAGCTCCTAAGTTCTATGCTTCTATGCGAATCCTTTTCCAGATTGGCAATCCTGTTGATTTCTTAGGTAATGAACTTCCTAAGAGTTCTGAAAACCCTGCCGGCTACATTGTAAACGCTAAGCTTGTTAAACAAAAGAGCGCTCCAAACGACCGGAAGAATGCATCTTATTTCTTGATGTGCCAGTCTGGTATCCGCGAAGATATGGATTTCGCAAATCTTGCAATGAAGAAGTACGGAATCATTCATAAGGCTGCTGCTTGGTTCAGTTTTGCGGATCCATATACAGGAGAAGTCATTGAAGAAGATGGTAAGCTTGTCAAAGTAAACGGAATGGCTAAAGTATATGAATACTTGAAGTCAAACAAAGAATACTACGCTAAGCTTAAAAAGTATATCATGGATGACATATATGGCGAATCTGAAGATGAAATAAACGAAACTTCACAAGAATCATCTGAAGAGCTATAACCTGATTCAGACGGTCAATCATTTGGCCGTCTGTTTCTTTGAATCGTTATAGTAATCATAGGAGAGTGTATAAATATGTCTACAAAAGATTTTTCAAGTGTTCAAGAGAATAGAGTTGCAAACTATTTAGGATTTAGTGTAGTATCTGGTAGCGGAGCAATAGATTGCCATCCAGGCGATATAATTGGAAAAGATTGGCTTGGTGAATGCAAAACTCATACTTCATCAATATCTAGAATATATTTCAAATTAGATGTATGGAAGAAAATATGCGATGAAGCTACTGCAAAACACAGGTATCCTGTATTGATTGTTGATGATGGATCGCAGGAAATAAAGAATACTTGGGTCATGATAAAGATATCATCTATTTCTACAGGCATCAAAAAGGTAGAGTTAGACTCAAGTATAGCTCAAATTTCCAAAAACACAATATCTTTCATAAACAGAGATACAAAGAAATTATATGACAGATGCTGCATGTATTTTAACTTTGGCATAGTTGTTATGTCAATGATTGCATATGATGAAGAAGTAGGGTTCATGCCATTGTCAGTTTTCAAGGAGGTTGTTAGTTGATATGAAATCTATTCAGGATGCTGGAAAAGAAATACTAACTAATAATCCTTGTAAGCTATATGTGTTTACAGGAGAAGAATATGGAGTAAAGAAACGATATGTATCTATCCTTAATTCATACTATGGGCAATTAAAAGAGTATGAACGAGTGGATGATGTATTATCTATATTCCGTTCAAAGCGGTTGATAAAGCTCCAGCCGAGTCTCTATATTGTAAGATATGATGAGGAATTCATTAAGTCACTGAATGATAGGTCTGAAAATGATATTCGTAAATTGAATGTTTGCGGAACAATTGTTTTAATCTACGAGAACTCTAAGCATGCTGCAAAATTAGAAAAATATCTTCCGTCATATACAACATCTGTTGATTCAGTAAATATCAATTTCATGATCAAATATATCCTTTCCGAATTCAAAAATATGCCAGAAAAGACTGCAAGAGATATATGCGAAATATCTTCTAATTATGGGCAAGCAAAAAATATTTCATCTTGTTTATCTCTACTTTCTTCTCAAGAGGTTGGAAACATTTCAAAGTTGTCTATGATGTCATTGTTTGGAAAAGAATCAACTTCAAATGATTCTATGATAAAGACAGGTATAGCTTCTAAAAATTTCAAGTATCTGATTTCTGTTCTTGAAAGATACAATGATGATAAAGATAAGATATTTTATTCTATCTTGTCTACTATGCTTGACCTTGATAAGCTGAAATCGAATCCTTATTTTGATTGCGAAGCTAAGGCGTACGCAAAGTACTGGTCGGGACCAGACATTTATTACATGTTCGTCAATACTTACAGCATGCTTAAGCTATCACGGTCATATAGTAGTTTCGACTTTGACAACGCATTGATCTATCTTTTCAGCCTTCTTCAATTTGATCATGTACCAAGTGAGGTGGAATTAGCATGAATTTTGTTTCTCAAAATACACCTACATTACAGCTAATGGACTTAGCTAATTCTAGACATCATAGTATTCTCATTGAAGGGCCTCAAGGATGCGGCAAAACATATCTTGCAAAACAATATGCAGCTATGCTGAATGTATCCGATTTTGAAGTAGTGAAGTGCTCAGTCGATACAATCCGAGATGCAATTGATGAAACCTATAAGATAAAAAACGACGTAGTGATCTGTTTAGAGAATTTAGATGACGGTGTATTGTCTGCTTCTTACACAATACTTAAGTTTTTAGAGGAACCATTACCTAATGTTTACATTGTAGTAACTTGTAGAAACTTAAAGAAAGTACCTGATACAATCATAAGCAGAAGTGCAGTTGTAAGTTGTGGACCTCCCATTGATAAAGACATTGAAGAATTCGCGTCAAGCAGAAATAAACAGAAATTTCAAAGTTTGTCTGATAGCAGTATTTGGAAGTCAGTTAGATCATTCAAGGATGCAGAATATGTTTTATCTATGAATGACGAACAGATAAAATACTTCAGTCAACTAGATAAAATGATGTCATTCTCTGATATAGTTTCAAATATCATTTGGAAACTAGGACACTACGAAGATAACACTGAAATTCCTGTAGGACTAGTAATGCAATACATCATATCAAAAACAAATTCTAAAACAGTAAAACGAGCAGCTATAAGATGTATGTCAGATATCTCTCTTGGAAGACTTGCACAACATGCTTGTTTAGCTAGATTTGTTTTTGAAGCAAAGTATGTTGAGTAAAACTTGACCTTGAATAAAATCGTTATAGAACAAAATGAAACTTTATATTTTGGAAGGTGTTTACATATGGAACGTTACGTATTCTCAGGCTCATTGACGGACGAGATGCATGACATATTGGCAGGTATGCCTAACTTCAAACCTTTTGATATTCTAGTATCTCAGCTTGATAGAAGCGCAATTACAAAAACAATCAAATGGAAGCATGAAGGATTCTGCAGATGGCTATTTATTGATAGCGGAGCATTCTCTGTACATACAGGAAAAGCAAATGTAACTGCGGATGAATACATTGATTATATCAACTCTATTGATGAGGATGTAGATGTATGCGCACAGCTTGATACAATCCCGGGTCATTTTGGACAACCTAAATCTCAAGAAGACTATGAAGAATCGGCAAGAAAAAGCTGGGAAAACTACTTATACATGCGTAGTAAGCTAAAGTCTCCTGAAAAGGTGATGCCTGTATTTCACTTCGGGGAGAGTTTTGAAGCATTAGGTAATATGCTTTCATGGGAAGACGAAAACGAAAAAAAACTTGATTATGTTGGAATCAGCCCTGCAAATGATGCTTCTCAAGCTCAGAAAAATATCTATTTGAGAGAGGTTGCAGATTATATAGCGAAGTCTGAGAATCCTATGGTTAAGACCCACTTATATGGAATGACAAGCATTGACGCACTCAGTAAATACCCTTGTTACTCTGCAGACAGCATCAGCCATAGGCTTATCAGTGGATACGCGAAAGTTTTGATACCCGAATTTGGTGTTATTTCAGTGTCTAAGAAATCCCGAAGTGTAAAAACTAAATCAAACATGAGTTTCATTGATACTGCAGATGATTACAATTTGAAGAAACTAAATGATTACATCAATAACCTTGGATTCACTCTTGAGCAAGTTCAGGAATCTTCTTCAATTCGTGTTTGCATTACAATGCATGCAATTAGAGAGATGGTTGAAGGAGATTTTAAGTACAGCGGTAACAATGTTTTGAAGTCCAAGAAGCTGTTTAGTTTTCAATGAGGAATTCTATGGAAGAGATTTGGAAGGATATTCCTGGATACGAAGGACTTTATCAAGCATCTAATCTGGGACAAATAAGAAGCTTAGATAGAGTTGTTGAATACGTTAAACATTATTCAGATAGAGATGTAAAAGCTGTTCACAAATTCAATGGTAAGGTTCTTAAGCAAACATTTACGTCTGGTTACCTAGGAGTACTTCTTAGTATAGACGGAAAAACAAAAGATGCTCTTGTTCACAGACTGGTTGCATGTACTTTTGTTGATAATCCTGACAATAAGCCTCAGGTAGATCATAAAGATGGTGACAGGACTAATAACAATGCTGATAATCTTGTTTGGGTAACTAGCAGAGAGAATCACGCCAGCACAATTTCTAGAGGTTCACACACTTGTCAACAGTTATTCAAGCAGAAGAGGATAGTTGATGTTGATACTGGTGAAATTTTTGATTCTATGCTTTCTGCAGAAACAATGTATGGTATTCCTAGAGGAAGAATTTCGTCTGCTATAAAATCTAATCAAAGAGTGTACGGACACAAGTTTGAATTGTATAAAGGAGGTTGACTTATATGTCTGATATTAAAGATAGTGGAGAAAGAACAGATTTCGCAAATGGTGCTGTGAGAGAAATAAGAGAAGAAAACGGAAGATGTGATCTGCTACCTCTAAAGCAAGTTGCAATGCTTTTTGACAATGATTATATCGTCAAAAAAGCTCTTGAAGGCATTGACGATTACATTTATAATGGTAAGAAAGACGGCATCATTTTTGCTATGAAATCTTTTTGCAAGGTTGAATATGGAGATTCTATTCCTGAAATGATTCTTACCGTTTCTCATCATTACAAAGATGCGCTTTCAAAATATCCTGAAAGAAATTGGGAGAAGGGCCTTCCTACTCATTCGTTTGTTGATTCTGGAGTAAGACATCTGCTTAAGATTGCAAGAGGTGACAAAGACGAGCCACATAACAATGCTTTTGTTTGGAATATGCTTGGAATCCTATGGAATGATGAGCATCATCCAGAATTAGTCGATATGCCATTTGTAGATAAGCTTTGTTGCCCTAACAAATATAGACCTGAATGTGATTTTTCCAATGCTTCCGATAAAATTTCTGATGTACCGACTATTGCTTTTGATACAGATACGAATAAGGATAGACGGTGGTCATATATGAACAGATCATCAAATACACATTTTTGATTTCACAAAGGTTGTGAGTGAAGATGCAACTCACAACCTTGTATACTTTCAGAATCGACATGAAATTGGAGGAATTCACAATGTCTCTAATTCCTAGAGAAGAGTTAACAACTCTTAAACCGGCTAGTGATGTACGAAATGTTGCTGATAGCGCATATGAAATTCATGAAGAAATGTCAGTAGCACATGATATAAATACAGCAGCTAACTCGGGTGAAAAGTCTGTTGCAATTGTTAGAAAGCTGTCAGAGAATCTAGCAAAAAAGCTGAAAGCAAATGGATATACAATTACGGATGCATCTGAAAACTATCCTGAACCTTACTGTTACGTAATTTCTTGGATGTGATACAATGAGATACGAAAATGTATTCTGCTTGAAGGCATCATCATATCCTGAGTTGATATCTAATCGTCGTGTATTCAATTTAGGGGAAGTGAATGACATTCTTGAAGTTTGTTTTCCATATGGAATAAAGTCAATATATGAAATAACGCATATATCAAATCCCGAATACGAAGTAGATATATCTATTTATCTGAAGCCTACATGCAGCTGTTGGAAACAGATAATGAAAGAAGGTCTATGCCTAACTCCAGGTCAGCATGATTATAGAGTCAAGTACTATGACTCAGTTATTCGCACAACTCGTTACATTTACTTCGGATACATTATTCAAGATAACAATCCAAATAAACCATATGTTTATATGAGCAGGTGAATACATGAAGATATTGGCTAAACTATACAAGTATAATGCAAACACTAGTAATAAAAATACAGGTGACTGCGTAGCTAGGTCAATATCATTAGCTCTAGGTATGGACTATGACGAAGTAAAACGTGGCCTCAAAAAAGTAGGTCACGAAATGAATCTTCCTGGATGGAATTATTTTAGAGGATTCACAAGGTATATTCGTGAACAAGTTGGATATGATATATCATGGAGAAAACCTGTTGAAGTTTTCAACCGGACATTGACTGTAGAAGAATTTTCTCAAGAGCTTGATATCGGAACATATCTTTTACCCTGTGGTAAAGTAGAAGGTTCTACAAGTCATATGGTTGCTTGCATAGACGGTAACTATTATGATTCGTGGGACAGCTCAAACAGAATTGTTTCGTATTTCATGGTGATAGATGATGAAGGTCAATCTATTTCAGACGGTGTGGATGTAAATGACATCTCAATGAGAACATTGGATGAGGTAGATAAGTACATTGAAAAGTTAAATAGCAAGTGTGCATATTTTCATCTTGATTGCGGAGGGTTGAAATCATCCACAGATGATTACACAAGGTCTTTTACTGTAGTAAACTACATTCACAAAGAAAGTTTACCTGAAGAAGTTAAACCTTATTCAAACAGATACAGGGATAGAGTAAGTAAGACATTCTATATCAAGATGAATCCTCATATGTCATATGATGTGAATTTTCAAAAGAATGTTGAAAGACTCCGGTACCAGATAAGAGAATGGAATTATGCAAACCGGAAAACAGTAGAAGATAAAGTAAAGGAAGTTCAAACTTCTAGGACAATGAACAAGGAGTTTAGAGGAGATCTTCAGCTACTTTCAAAATTGCCTAAAGAATATCAGCCTTACATACTAATAGCTGAAGATAACGGTAGTTCTGACTATTCGTACAGATACAGCGTTTCATTGAACGCTCTACCAGAGGACCCTTATTCAAAATCAAGAGGTTCATGGGTAACCTGTTATGGAGATAATCTAAGAGAGCTAGTATACGGATTGAAAAGCTACTTCAACGATTATAAGAGATATGGATACGATTTTTAAGGAGGAGATCCTTTTGAAGTACATATATGGATGCAAGATGTTCAGGTCAAGCTCAAGAAAGGATCACATAAGGGCAAATATTGCCAATCCTATCAATGTTGAGCTTGTTCAGCAAATTCAGGATCTTACTGATGATAATGATGAGGATAGAGCAACTACTCCGCCATTCGAAGTAAATCCTGATAAAAGTAAAGAACGAAAGATATTGAAAGGTCCTTCATCTTCTCCCTCTGGTGGATCTTATTCTCCTTCATTTAATGATAAATCAGAACCTTCTGGAGAAGATATCTTCATTCCAGATGATGAAAGCAGTGACGATTCAGTTGATTCAATTGATTCAGAGCAGCTAGATGAGTCGTCAAAATCTGACGATATTACTGACGATGAATCTTCTGATGATGAAGTCGAATCTTCTGAAGCAATTACTGCAGTAGTAGAAAATGAATTAGACATCAATCAGCTGAAGAGCATATTGAACGATAGCTCTTCTTTAACTTACGGAGTTTCAAGAATATCTGAAAGAAAAAATGAAGTTTGGGTTTACTACAATGATGATATAAACTTGAACCCAATGCTATCTGACATAATATATGCAGTTGAATCTTCAAAATTCAAGAATCTTGAATTCAACAGAATAGCGAGATCAGATAATGCTGTAGTTTTCGAGAAGGTAGATAACGATGGTTAAGCGAAAGCTTCCATTAACTGAAGAATTAGATTTTCATTATCTTCTTACTTTACTTCCTCCACTAAAAGATGAGCCTGAATTTTCTTGGCTTCCTGAATTGTTTAGCATCATAGGGCATGAAAAGTTATTGCTATTATGTAAGTATGCAGGTGGAGAGAAAATAAGAATTCCTACTCTTGACGAATTAAATTTCAGCATAAATTCATTACAATGGTTTTATGATGTTGAAATAAAGCATTCAAAGCAATACTCGGATATACCTTCTATATATTTAGAAGAAGTTAAAAAGATTGGTGACAAATACTTTGCTTGAAACTGTTAAACAAAGAATATCGTCGCTTCCTGCTAAGAGCTTCAAATCTTTCTACAATGACTACTTGTATGAAATGCAGGACAGAGCAATAGATCAAGAAATGAATTATCTTGTTAACTATAATCAACTTGATATATTGAGTCTTGATAGATTGATACAGGATTATATAAGTAAGATGGTGATTGAGATATGATTACAACAAATGATCTTCAAAGATTATATGTTGATATGTATAAACAGATAAGAGAATACCTTTGGCCGTTTAGAATTGTTGAAGCGCTTGCAGATCTTGAAATAGCTTGCTACAAAGCATTTCCAGATATTGATGAAGTTAAGAAATGCTTCAGACGACTTTCATCTGAAATAAAATTTCAAGCTGATAAAGAAGATGATGAAGAACTTCTTAAATCGATTGAAAAGTTTCAAAAATTCTTAGATGACGAAGAAAACATGGACGGAGTTTATTCAAAGCTTGGCAGCGTCAGAGAGGTGAAGGACAATGAGGATAAATAAGAATATCAAGCAATATGAAGATATTAAGGATAAGGAACCTGTTCTTTGTGAAAATTCTGATTGCAAAGAAGATGCCATTCTTAAGATACGAGAAGCTATCTCTTGTTTATCACCTATCGCTAAAGAAGATGAAATTGCAAGAGAGTCAATAGCTAATTTAAGCGTAATTCTTTTTGACCTTCAGTAATAGGAGGTAGCATATGAAAGACCTCAAAACCGTTGAGGATCTGAATGATATTAAAATTCAAGATCCGCTATCAAATTTTCAAAGGGAGGGCGTTTCTCGTATGCGCACCTCCCTACTGTCATGTACGATGGATTCTACAGGCAGCACTGCTAAGCAAGCGCTTCAACAGATAACTGTGATGAGAATCTATCATCAAATAAGTAGAGTGATAAAATATCTAGATTTAATGGATAAACTAGAAGACAAATTGTATTCATCAATTGAACAATCAATAGATAACATGGCTGAAGCAAATCCATCTACATGGGCTATGTTACTTAGAATTCAATCACAGCTGCAAGACAATATGCTTCAATCTCAGAAATTGCTTGCTCCGTACATGAATATAGATTCATTTTCAATACCTGAAATAGTTGAAAACAGTAAGCAAGCTGATTCTACAGCCTATCTAATTCCACAAGAATCAAGAGAGAAGCTTAGAACAAGTGCTCAAGCTATATTAGTAGAATTAGAAGCAGGTGATGAAATTGACGAAGATGAAGAGTCTTGACAACCTCCCTGAAAGAATAAAATCAATTTATTCATCTGTTTCAAGAGAAGAAAAGAAGTATCTGAAACAAATCTTAATTGAACTATCAACAACTGGTTCATCTCCAACTTATGAAAATATATGGCTTGCGGATTTCAAAGAAGTTCCAGTAAGTATTGATACTTTCATATGCGATCCATATTATTTAGGTTCAGCCAATAGACAAGGAAAAGCAGTTTATCCATTCTGGCGTAAAACATTACGTGAAATATTCAATTCAGGCAACAGATATAACGAAATAATCTTAAGCGGAGCAACTCGTATAGGTAAAACATCCACAGCTATAATAATCGGATGTTATATGCTATATAGATTGATGTGTTATAGAAACCCACATGAGTATTTTCAGAAGAAAGAGATATCAAAATTTTCATTTGTATTTGCTAATCTTACAAAAGAACTAGCCTTAGGTGTAGCTTACAGAGAATTTAATGATACATTAAGGTCAAGCCCTTACTTTCAAGAACATGGCAAATTTTCTAAAAGTGATAGAAATTTCTATTATGTCCCAGAGGGAGATAAAATAGAGATAATTGGTGTATCTGACTCAGCGCAAGCGCTTGGGCGACAGGTATTTTTCGCATTCATCGACGAGTGTAACTTCGCTAAGTCCGGTGTAAAAGATATAAACAAAGCTAAATCTTCGATGAAAGCACTTTACGATACAATCAATGCTCGTATTTCTGGTACATTTAGAATTGGTGGAGAAGTATATGGAAAACTTGTAACCGGTTCATCAAAGAACACTGATTCAGACTTTTTATCTGGTCATATAGAAAATCAGCTTAATTCAGGAAACACACATCTTTATTTAGTAGATGAACCTCAATGGAAGATTCTTCCAAAGTCAATGTTTTCAGATGAAAGATTTTATTTCACAGTTGGCGACAGATACAAAAGAGGATTCGTAGTCCCAAAGGAGAACGAAGACGAAGCTCATTTTCAAGAATATCGTGAACAAGGATATCAAGTAATCGAAGCTCCTGCAGAATTAAGAAATAATTTTCTTGCAGATTATGACATATCTTTAAGAGACATATCAGGCATATCTGTTGTAGGATCAATGGGCTTCATAACTCAGGAAGCAATAACTCCTGTAGTGTCTCAAGATAGGAAAAATCCATTCTTTACAGACACTATTCAGATTGGCTCTAAGGATAATGCTACAATAGAGCAATATTTTCATATTGAAGTTGTTCCGAATAACTTAAAGAGCTGTTACATAGCTATACATCTTGACTTAGCCGAAGTAAGCGATAGGCAAGGAATTGTAGGGAGCTGTGTAGACGGATCAAAGATAGTAGAAGATATCAACGGAAGAAAGATTTCTCTTCCATTTTTCAGAGAATTATTTGCTGTAGGAATAGAAGCTCCTAGAGGAGACAGAATGTCTTTTCAAAAGGTGATAAATTTCTTAGTTTGGTTAAGACGATCTGGCTTCAATATAGGCGTAGTTTCAACTGACCAATTTCAGTCAAGCTACGTCAGGGAGACACTTTCTCAACAAGGATTCAAAACTAAGAAGATATCTGTTGATAGATCAGAGGAACCATATATCGGTTTGAAGAACATAATATATGATCAAAGAATTGAGTTAGTTAAGAATCAGCTTCAAGAAGATGAATTAGTTAATCTTCAAAGAATAAATAACCGCATCGATCATCCGTCTGATGGATCAAAAGATATTTCAGATGGATTGTGCGGATCTATTTGGGATCTTGTTGAAGATCAAATTTTACCAAAGCCTAAACCTAAATCAGTTGCTTCTGTAATTGCTTCTGTAAATTCAGGACAGCGGCCGTACAATAGAAATAATATGCCAGGATTTAATTTTCCTACAAGACGATAATCAACTGCATTGCAGATGATATATTAAAAATTAAGGAGTCGATAAAATATGTTCGTAAGAAACTGTCTACGTGCAGGGGACTACCTTGTTCCTGTTCCTGTTGGAGTTCCTGTTACTCTTGAATACAACGATGGATGGCTTTCAAAGGTTTATCTTAATTATGATAATCATAAAACTATCTTAGAGAGCCCTTTTTTTGAGATTGTAAAATCAGAAACAGACGTTCCCTCTAAGGTTCCTATCAAGATTGGTATGACATGGGTAAAAGGTGTTCTTTATTCCGGAACTCATATTTCATGCGATGGATTTGTTTTCACTGAAGTTGTAGATAAGATGATAACTGACTTTTTGAATAATCCTAGAACATACAGATTCTTTGCAGTTGATGTAGAAAGTAATGCAACAATGTTCCATGGGGCAGGTCCTGTAAGACAGTGGCTCAAGATGAATGGATTCAAAATTATTATGGGACAACTTGTTCCTGCTACAATAAATGAGAAAACATTCAATACAATGTGGAGCGGTAAATATCAATTTGAATATCCTCTAATGATGTACTATTTCATTTGGAGAGGTTCAGAAAAGATAGTAAGAAATACACTTATGATTCAGCATACTTGCAAACGAGTATCTAAAAATCTTCTTGATAACGGATCTGTTCAAGCTATAATTTTAACAGAGTCAGATGAGAAAGTAGAAGTTGATTACTACGATGTAACAGCTAATGAATTAAGAGCTGGCAGTCTATTTTACATAGATGATAATAACCATATTATCTATTCTTGGAATGATAATGCAAAATCAAAATTCAACGCAGAAATAACTTGTCCTGTATGCGGTAAAACATATGTTCCTAAGAAGTACACACATTGTGATGATGACAACTGTCTTTCGTTGAAATATTTTACTGCTAACAACATTCTAAGAGCATTTGGAATGCATGAAATAACTTTCAAAAATTACATCAACAAGGTGAAGAACAATGAAATTCTCTCAGTTGGGGATATTCTTAATTGTGACGAATATCTAGATTACACTTTGAATGCATCATTGTACTCAGTTCTTAGGGCGCTTATCCCTCTTTCGGCTGCTAGAAGCGATGACACGATTTCATCATTTGTTAACAGATGCAATAACAATGTAGACAGCTTGAAGTACTATATCTCAAATCCTTCTAGAGCAAAAGTAGATTTTGAAATTACAGATCCGAAGTTCGATGATATGCTTGACTGGTTAAGTAAGAACGAAAATGTAGCAGATATTATCAACATTCTTGATAATCCTAGGTACAATCCATCTTACAAAGATAAGCTGTTTGACGGACCTCCTATTTTCCGTGATAAAAAGATTTATCTAACTGGAAGATTCAAGCACGGTGATATGAATTCTATCATAAGTATCCTTCAAAGTTACTGTGCAGAGGTTACCGATAAATTTGGATCTGACATTGATTGCGTTGTAATTGGTGATATATTAGAGAACATAAACGCAAGAAACGTAAAAGCTGCTCAAAATATGCGTATTCCTGTTATGGACGAATCAACATTTTTTGATACTTATGATATTGATTCTGACATACAGCAGAACCTTCAATAAGTTTGATGGAGGTGAAATATATGCCTAACAGATGGATAGATAAACTGTTACCTAAGCCTAAGAAACAACTTTCGTATCTCCGGAACATGGTTGCAGGTTCGTTATACAGGATTTCTGACATTCGAGGAAATTCTTCTTTTTCAGACATAAAAACTCAGATTGATGCTATGAGAGCCCTTGCAAGAGATTCTCAAGTAGCTACTGCTCTTTCCTACTATGCTACAGATGCTACTGTAACAAACAGTGACGGACAGATAATTTGGGCTGTTCCTGTTGATAAGAACAAGAAAGAAGTAGCAGAGGTAATAAATGCTCTTTTCAAGCGATGGGAAATAAATAGCTATGCTAGAGATCATATTTTAGAGCTTGCTACTATTGGTAATCTATATATTCCTACGACAGATCTATACAAAGAACCTATAGGAAATTACAATAGGGCAAACATAGCTCTTGATAACAATACAATCCCAAATGCGGAGTTTGATATTGTCCCTTCATATAAGATTCCTCCTGAGGACATTGTCCATTTATTCAAGGAAGGTAGAGATGAAGGATATATTCTTCAGCCAGATGAACAAACAACTACTTATGTAAGATATCCTTCATCATCTGTTATACATTTTTCTCTTGGTGGATTGCTTGGAGATTATACAATTGATGCTCAAGGCAAGAACAACGATGTAGACACTTATGACATCAAGTTTGCAAAGCCGCTTATGGAACAAGCTGTTCAACCAACACAGACATTAGGTCTTCTAGAAGATGCATTACTTCTTTCTTCTTTGTCAAGAGTTGTAAGATTCATAAATGTCGAGTGTGGAAATGCTGAAGAGGATGAACAAAGGGATACTCTTCAGATGATAAAAGATGCTATTGAGCAGCAGCTCTCTATAAATACTCTAAACGGAGACGCTCAAAGCTTTGTTAACCCACAGTCTCCTAACAATTTAATTTATCTTCCTAGGATAAATGGTCAAGACCCAATTTCAATAACAGATTTGAATATGTCAGATGCAACAGAGTCTGATTCAAAACTTCTTGATCATTATCAGGATAAGAAGCTTTCAGTTCTAGGTGTCCCTAAGGAAGCAATGAACTTCTCATCAAATGAAGGTCTAGGCGGTGCTGGTTCTGTTCTTTCTCAAAGATCAGCATTGTATGCTAACTCTTTGCAAAGACTAGAAACAGCTTATATTTCAGGCTGGACAGATGCAATAAACAAGTATTTTGAAGCAAGAAACATGAATGGATTTGTAGATCAATTCAAGCTTCAGATGCAGCCGATTGTTACAAATATGTCAACAGTTGTTTCTGAAAAGCGTGATGCTTCTGTAAGTCAAGCGCAAAGCTTGATAGACCTGCTCAAAAATCTTGGAGTAACAGACAAAAAGCCTTACATGAAAGCTGTACAAGAAGCACTAAAGGAGACATTCCCTCAGTTAGGATCAGAAACAATGACATGGAACATTGATGTAACAGAAAGCGAGGGTGGAGACAGTGGCTTCTAATTCAGAACTAATTTCTCTATTCTTTAGCGATCTAAAGAATTATAATTCTAATAATTTCAGAATAATCGAAAAGGCTGATCTTAGCAAAGAAGATGCAAGAGTTTTCAAGTCTTGCAGTAGTGTAGTTACAAGGTATTTCATATTTAGGGAGAGGCATCCTGAAGTTTCTGATCAAGATATGAAGATACTTTACTACAGACTTGGAATTGATCAAATTGCTAGATATTTTTCAGAGTATCCATCAGCTTGTGTTGAAGACCTAAAACCTTTTCAGCAGCAACTAATATGCCATGTTGAAAGAGAAAAACGAAATAAGCTTGAAGCTATTGGTTAAGAGGTGATAGTATGTCTGCACCATTAAGATACAGAATATCAGATTGGCACCAAGCTAATAAATGTTTATCAAATAAAAGCAGAGATTTATGGATATCCGTTACTGATATTATAAACAATGATATGCTAACTGGGGTAAGAATTGCTGTATGCCATAAGCAGTTCGGAACGCTATTTTCTACTGTTCTAAAGAGCAAAGGAAACTTGGTTTCTAAATTTGATGAACAAATAGATCCAGATATGGATAAAGAAGCAGTTCTTAAAGAGATGGCCAAATACGGATTCTTGATTGACTACAAGCCTGAATCAAATCTTCCCGGTTCTCAGATATCTTATCTAATGTCTGTCTCAGGATTGAATTTTGATAAGATAAGAATAATGAGTGTGTATGAATATGACGCAAACGGAAGAAAACATTCTGATAATTACGTAGTTGCATTTATGTCTGCATATAATCCATACTGGTTGAACGCAAACTATTCTTGCTCTATGAAAGAATTCAAAGAAAGACTTGCAAGCGGTTCTGTAACTAATCTTTCTAAAGTTAGCGAACAAAGAAGTTTCGATTGGTCATGGCTATACAACAACATATCAAATATTGACGATATATTGAAAAGTTGTTCGAGGTGTTGCCAATGAGCACTAACCTTATAGGCAGAGATATAATCATAATGCGAAAGCGTTATGACGAAGCATTGCAGATGCAAGGTGTACCTTGTAGGTATCAGTTTCCTAATCTAGCTTCAACAAACACTCACGGTGAACCTGTTATCGACAGTTATTCTGATATGATAGATACTCATGTATTTTTTGAAGGCTCACCTAAAGTGAAGACATTCAAACGAATGGGCTGGGTTGTTGAAAATGATAAAGAGCTACCATTTTTGATTCACTGCAGTTTCAATCTACCTAATCTTCAGAAAGATAGCGTATTTAGAATATCAGGTCAATATGCTGATGTAGATGAAAGAGTATTCAGAGTAACTGAGATATCATATGATTTGCAAGCTGCTGATCATCTGGTTTGTCAAGTAGTACCTGTTTACGAAAAACAGATAGTAGGTAGAACAGACAAAGAAATTGAGCGAACCTTCAATAAGTCAAATCATTTCATGAAGTCGCCTACCGATTACAGAGGACAGTACATTTCAGAACAATCAGGAGAGAGGTGAAAAATTTGATTTATCTTTATGACAAGTCAATAGCCGATGATCTAAGAAAATCTTTCAATCCTGAAAACATGCCTGATCCTTATGTTAAAGTAGTTGATGTTGACAGCTTTATGAGCATTGGTGCTCAAGTAAAAGACGATCAGCTTACATTTCCTATAGTAGGATTGAACAGGCCTGACAACTATTCTATCGACACTGATAGAACAAACTTCACGCTTATTCACAAAGGTGTTCCTGTAGCTGTAAATGATAAAGATAATGAATTTTACAACGAAAAAGTAATTCCTATAAAGCAGTCATACGATATTCATGTTCTTACTACAAATCAAGCTGACATGGATGAAATGATAAGAGAAATCATATTTAAGTATACTAGTATGTATTTCCTTACTATAACTTTACCTTATGAAGTAAAAAGAAAAATCAGGTTTGGAATATGCATAGATGGTGAAATAGAAAGAACATCTGGTTATTCGCAATATGCAGAATCTGGAACACTATATGAATCAATAATTCCTGTTAGAACAGAGGGAATGGTAATAGTAAGTTACACTCCTGTAAGGATAAGACGAACAGAATTCGTCACAGAGATAGAAAATCCTAAATGCTGAACCTTGTATACTTTTAGAAAGAGGTGAGGAAATAGTGATATATTATAAAAATACATCATCTAGGAAGCTCACATTTCATGGTGTAGAATTTGGTCCGGGGGACATAAAACCTGTTCCAGATTTTATAAATACATTGTGCATGGTTCGTTGCGATAAGCCATCTGAGCCTGTCAGACGAATTGATCATGTTAAGCAGGAAAAGAAAGCACAATCTACACCTGCTATTAAAGTAAATAATGAGCAAGGAGGAATTACTGATGGCTCAGATTAACATCAATGAGATAAGCCAAAGCTACAGCTATAATATCGGTACTAACGCTTATTGCACAGTTGCAATGCCTATTACTTCCTGCTGGGGTCCTGGATACTTTGACAAAGAAAAACAAGGTCTTACAGAGGATGATATTCTAGAGAATCTTCGTTGGGAGCATTTCGCTGCTACTCAAGAAGGCCTAGAGAGTTTCGTATCTACTTATAGAGGTCCTGCTTCTAATTATCGTTCAGCAAAAGATTTTTCATATCAGATGGCAATGACTCTTCTTACTGCAGGCTACGATGTTCTTGCATGCAGAGTTTGCCCCGGTACTCCTTCTGAAGGTACACTTAAGATTGACGATAGCAACAATCTTATCATCAAAGCAAAGTACCCTGGGACTTTTGGAAACAATCTTCGTTGTGCGTTTAAGAAAGCTCGTTCAGTTTTCTTGGTTGACGGAAAGACCAAGCAAGTTGATTACTGGAACATGATTGTTTATGTCCTGGATGCGTCTGGAGTAAAGACAGCTGTAGAGAATTTGAACTTTGTTTTCGAAGTAGCAAATTCAAATGATTCACTTTACCATATTTCCGAGATTGAGTCTAATTTCGTACAATTTTCTGGCTATGATGCCCTTACAGATGCGCTTTCATTATCCGGTACAGTGAACGTAGATCTTGCTGGAGGACACGACGCATCTGCAAACGGTGAAAGCGCTGCTATGCTGAAAGAAGCAGCAGATCTCGCTACTCTTCGTTATAAGACAGCTCTTGGGTCTTCCGACGGAGTAGCTTATGTAGCCCGACTATCTGAGTTAACTACATCTGATGAAAACAAAGCAGCTATCATTCGTTATAAAGAATGGGTTTACAACGCTGCATACTCTGCAATGGATAAGCTTAAAGATAAGCTGTCTTATAACTACAACAGAATTGTTATGCCAGGCTGGGACGATCAAGATTTCTCGTCTGTAGTTGAAAATTATTCATATGATGATACCAACACAAAATTTGTCATTTCTCCTCTGCACATTAGAATGATGGATGTAGCATATAACAGTCGTTGTGGTACTGCTTACATTGACATTCCTAAGAGCCTTCCTCGTTCTAAGGTATGGAACGAGAAGGATGGTCAGGAAGGATACTCTCAGATGCTTGCAAGATTCCAGCCGGACAACACAAGCTTTGATCTAAATGCAAGCCTTTATACATCTCATTCTGCTCTATTTGCTCCTTGGGGCAATTACATCTATGTTGGAACTTCTAAGCAGAATGAAGCTTCTCCTTCTTTCATGGCATTGATGATAGAAAGAGCGATGATCCTGAATCAGTCAAGTCAGTATGAATGGGCTCTGCCTACTACTCGTAGACATAACCTGAAGATAGGAAAGCTTGCTTACAGTGTAAACAAGCATCTTCTAGATGATTGGCAGGGTACAGAAGGCGTAGGAGTCAATGTTATTACAGACATTCCTGACATGGGCATGAGCTTATGGGGCAATAGTACTCTATTTGAGGTGCCTGTAGCAACATATCAAGCTCTTGCTAATCTTTCTACTAGAAAGCTTGTCAATGCTGTCGAGGATCAAGCATATAGATGTGGTATCAACATCACATTCCAATACAACAACGAGGATGCGTATAGCAGCTTCTACGCTGGTATGACTCCGTTACTCGATACAATGAAATATCAAGGAGCTATCGAGGACTACTATATCAAGATGGCGGCCGATGTAAACGGTCTTGATAGGGTGAATATCAACTCTGTCATCGGAAAAATCTATTTAACTGTCAACGGAGTTATAAACGACATAAACATCGATCTTATTGCTCTTCCCTCTACTGTCGATCTTGACGAATATAGAGCCGACTAATCTAAATTATAATACTCAAAATAAAGAGGATGTTACCATCCTCTTTATTTTTTGTTTTTACATATTGACTTCTCATATATTACATACTATAATATAAACACAATAAGTTCTACATACATTTTATTGAGGTGAAATGAATGAAAGAAAAGAAATGTTTATTTTGTGGTAAGATGTTTAAGCCTAACAGTCCCAAACAGAATATTTGTAAGGATGAACATTATTGGCCCTGTCCAGATTGTGGAACTCCTGTAAAAATCAAAGAGTCATATCAAAATTTTATGAAGTATAGCCCTAATGGGCGTCGTTGCGAACAGTGTCGAAAAAAGGCCATATCCTCGTCTAGCAAGAATCGTAGCAATGAAGAAAAGCAGAAAATACTTGAAAAAGTTAAATCTACTAATAGGGCTAGATATGGATGCGATTGGTTTGCTAATACAGAAGATTCCAAGAAAAGACACATAGAAATATATTTGAATAAATATGGAGTCACTAATTTATCTCAATCTCCAGATATACAAAAGAAAATACATGATAACAGTTTAGCTAAGTATGGAGTTAATCATTATAGCCAGGACCCGAATATTCGAGCTAACATGATTTCAGGAATGATAGATAAATATGGTGTACCTAGCGCTCAGCAATGTAAAGAGATACGGGATAAAACTCGTGAAACAAACTTAATTAGATATGGAGTTGAAAATGTTGCTCAATCTGAAGATGTAAAATTGAAGATGAAAGAAACATGTTTGACTAAATACGGAGTAGAATATGCTCTGCAAGCTTCTGAAATACGAGATCAAATAAAAAAGACATGTTATGAAAAATACGGATGTTTTGGATATCCAAATCAAAAATTTATGCAGAAACTTGAAGAGCCTGAATTCAAAGAAAATTATAGTAGATTCATAAAAGATCCAAGAAAATTTATTTTAGATATGGATTCTCAATCTGTTTCTGTTGCAGATGTATGTAGATGTACAGGCTTAGATATTTCGGCTATATGCGCATACTGCGAAAAATATGAACTGTGGGATATTGTTTCTAAACACATATCTTTCATGGAAGGTGACTTGATACGATTTATCAAGTCAATCAATCCAGATATAGTTATTCAAACGCATAATCGTCAATTGATATATCCATATGAAATAGATATTTATCTCCCAGAATACAAAATAGGAATTGAATGCAATCCTACATATACTCATAATTCATCTTTAGGTTGTTGGGACGATCCTCCTAAATCTTCCACCTATAATAAAATAAAATCATTAGGAGCATCAAATAATAGTGTTTTTCTATTTCATATATTTGGATATGAATGGAAAAATAAACGAAATATAATTGAATCAATGTTATTGTCATTATTAGGAAAAACTAATCGTGTATATGCAAGGCAATGCACAATAAGGGAGGTTCCTTTTTCAGATGCAATGATTTTTCTGAACCATAATCATAGACAAGGGCAATGCAATAGTAAAATTAGAATAGGGTTGTATTATCATGACGAATTAGTTTCATTGATGACATTCAATAAACCTAGGGCTACAATTGGAAAGTCAAACAAGTTGTCTGAATATGATTGGGAGCTTGTAAGATTTTGTAGCAAACTAAACACTACTGTAGTAGGAGGGGCTTCAAAACTTTTCAAGTATTTTACAACTAATTATAAATTCGAGATGATTTATAGTTTCTCAGATATATCGCATACTAAAGGAAATTTGTATGCTACATTAGGATTCAAGGAGGTAAGTAGATCTGAACCGAATTATGTTTGGGTTGATTATACATCTGATTCCTATTTAAGTAGAGTAAAATGCCAGAAACAAAATTTACGAAAACTATTTGATGATGATAGTATAGATATAGAAAATAAAACAGAAAAGAAAATAATGGAAGAACATGGATACGTCCAGGTTTTTGATTCTGGAAACATACGATGGGAGTACAAAGCAGAATAAATAAACAAAAATCGTTATAATCAGTGTAGATATCAATTACGGTATCTACACTGATTTTTAATTTTGTTAGAAGGTGTTACATAAATGAAAGACAATTTTACTGTGTACGATTTGCTTATCCACAGCAAGAATGTTTATGATGTAGACTTTAGAGACAATAAAGGAGTCATTCTAGATAGAATGGGCATTGCAAAAGCGATTGCAAGCAATTACTCAAGTATGCCAGTAATTGAATTTATGCCAATTCTACTTTGTAATGGATCAATTAAACTAATCATATGTTTGTAAGGAGGAGATATGAAGATTCCTAAGTATGTCTTAGGCCTAATACTAAAAAGACAGCGGTACGCTGAAAAAACTATGGATGTAGCTATTTCTCTTCAAGAATGGCTTGACAAGAACGGAATATGTGTTGAAGACTATGATGAGAGTGGAGGAGCAGAAATGTTTGTAAACCCACATGAATCCGCAAACAGAGTTTTGAAAGCAATTATAGAAAGGAGTAATTATGGGCGAATTTCATAAATGGCCATCTGGATATCTTGCACCTAACGGATATTTCTACGAGGCACCATACTATTCTCATATGGTAACAGCTACTAAAATAGTTAATATGTATGAATTACCTAGACCTAGAAATGCAAATTTAGATGAAGATACACTTCTCTTATATGGATTCATATGTATTCGTACTTCAGATGTATACAAAAGAGCAAGAGATTTTGAAGGTAAGATTCTTCTTATTTCAGATAAACAGCAAAAGTACTTATCTACACACTGGAATGAATTCAATGACAATCAAAAGAAATATATTCTTGATTTAATTTCAGATTTCGGGTTGCTAAATAGCTTCTACATGGAGATAGGTGAATGTACAAAGTAACAATGACCGTAAATGTAATCCATCTGAAGAATGGATCTGAACATCATTATAAGAGAACATACTATCGAAAGACGAAACCAACCGTGAGAGAAATGGATTCAAGATTAAATAAGTATGCTTATTCTATTTTGTATCAGCTTCAGAAAAAAGGATTGACATGTGTATTTGCAGGTAGACGATGGAGTAAGGAGGAGATAGTTGATGATTGAAGTTGGGATGCTCATAGTAAATACATTCAAATGTTTTGGAGTAGAATTTAAGCAAACAAATTATAATTCATTTGAAGACGTAATTGAAATCAAAGTTACTGTTCCTAAAGATAGCGAAATTAAAAATTCAAACGGAAACATCATGGCCGGAAAATTTCTAGCTGAATTACTACGAGATAAAATTAGAGAACGTGGAGTTAATTGCATAGTAGCATATAAAGAAAGAGACGAAGCTTGGAATGAATTCAAATACGAGAAGATGAGTAAGGAGATTTACGGTGTTTGAATATAGATATTGTTTCTTTGAATCAGAAAGTTTTAAGATTGAGGAATTAGTTGATTCTGAAACAAATGAACCTGAATTTGCATTTTACGCTAATAACAAGCTACTTTTTACAACGGACAAATACGGGATCAAGGAGATTTGGAATCAGTTAGATAAATTTCTAAAGGAGATTGAATAATGGGATTATTTGACAAAAAAAGGAACAGTAGTATTTGATTTTGATGGAGTAATCCATTCGTATACATCAGGTTGGCAAGGTGAAGGTGTAGCAAATGATCCTATTGTTCCAGGAATGGCGGAGGAGCTAAAACGAATATATATAATGATGGATATAAAGTAGTTGTCGTATCAACTAGATGCAATTCAAGAAAAGGAATGGATTGCGTAAACGATTACCTACTAAATAATGGTGTGCTCAAGTATGTAGACCTAATTACTGCAAAGAAGCCTCCTGCAATATGTTACATTGATGATAGAGCAATTTGTTTTGACGGTCATCCTGAAGGGTTGCTTGAGAAGATTCAAAATTTCAAACCTTGGAATAAATAAAGCGTCAGAATATTTATTATTTGAATTCATATACAGCCGTACCTAGGTCATGATATGAAGAATATCCTAAATTTATCATGTCTGATTCTGTCCAATTACTTTGTCTTCTGGAATTATCTGATATGAAATCTACTCCGTTCCACCACCATTTCTTTCTTTGAATATCTCTGTTTGATCTCATCCCGATTTCTTCATAGTCTTCAAAATTATCAAAACAGAAATTAACATAAGCAACAATGTTGTACAATCCATAATCAGATGCAAACTTAGATAATATAGAGAATCCATTTTTAACATAGTATCCAGGAAGCATATACATTCTTGATAACTCAGCATTGTATTTTTTATCACGAGATCTTCTGAATGTCATAATACAGTATATTACACTATCTTTAACTAACCCTATAGCTAGAAGTGTCCCTTTTGCAGCCTTTAGAGGATAGTACTCATTCATCCAATTATCTGAAATAGCTTTATTTAATCTGTATATCTTCAAATCTTCTCCATCTACTACGGTATGAATTTCAGGTTTCTTATAGTAATATCCCAAGAAGTTTATTTTATTTTCATATGAAGATAATCTTTTTGCTTGAACCCATTTCAATTTTGATACATTATCTACACCATATCTAGTTAAATTAGTTTCTCTTCGTTTTGAAGTTGATGAATTCATAAATACATAACCTCCTTGTAGAAAAATATAAGGTAATATTCAAATAAGCTTATGAAATTTAATCTTGTATTAAATTGCGAAAGCAAATAAAATTTGATATAAGGAGGATGTGTAAATGTTTACACCACTCAAGCTGGGTACAAATCACATGTTAGGTGTGGATAACTTTATTCCTTTGACAGTGAATAATTTCGAAATCCGCATATATAACATGGATGGGAGTGCACCTACAGAGTTCTCAGACCTGCTAACACTTTCAACAGATGAAGTAGGCGAAGTGGTTGAAGAGCAGGATTCAATCGTTGTACATTACGGTAACGGTCTAATCAAATTCCCGAGTAAGGTTGATTATTCTGATGTTGAATGGACTCTAAATTGCTATTGCAGCCCGAATGTACTTGAAGCTCTTCGTGAATGGCGTCGGAAAGTTTATGATCCTGATACCGAAAAAATGGGATTACCGTCTGAGTACATGCGTCAGGTCTATTTCATCAAGTACGATGGCCAGGGAAATGTTAGAGATGTGATCCGTTGCCCCGGTACTTGGATCAAAGGTCTAAGCAATGGCGCCCAGAATCAAACAGGTGGAGAAGTAGTAAAGGTAAAAACCACGCTCGTTATTTCAAAAGCAATTTATCTGAAACCTTCGGATCTGCAGTGATTATTCATCAAATTTAACGGCTGGTTCGCCA